ATGAGCTTCGCAAACCTAAAGAAACAGTCCTCCCTTGGTTCTCTCACTGAGAAACTTGTGAAGGAAGTCGAGAAGATGAATAATACACAGTCCGGTGGTGAAGACGACCGTTACTGGAAACTCACATGTGACAAGTCACAGAACGGATATGCAGTTATCCGTTTCCTCCCTGCACCAGACAGTGAGGATATGCCTTTCGTAAAACTATACTCCCACGCCTTCCAGTCAAAGGGTGGATGGTTTATCGAAAACAGTCTAACTACACTCAATCAGAAAGATCCTGTATCTGAGTATAACTCTGAACTCTGGAACAACGGAACTGAAGCAGGTAAAGAACAGGCACGTAAGCAGAAACGTAAGCTCACCTATATCGCTAACATCTACGTAGTGAAGGATCCAGCTAACCCCGACAATGAGGGTCGTGTATTCCTCTACAAGTTCGGTAAGAAGATCTTTGACAAACTCATGAGTGCAATGCAACCTGAGTTTGAAGATGAAGAAGCCATCAACCCCTTTGATTTCTGGGAAGGTGCAAACTTCAACCTCAAGGCTAAGAGCGTTGCAGGTTATCGTAACTACGACTCCTCTGGATTCGGTAAGGTTACTGCCCTCAACGATGATGATGAGGTTCTAGAAGGTGTCTGGAAGAAAGAATACTCTCTTGCTGAACTCGTAGCCCCTGATCAGTTCAAGGACTATGAGACACTCAAGAAGCGTATGACTCAAGTTCTGGGACTGAGTGGTACTTCACGTCCAGCACCACAAGAAGATAGTGGTGATGAGGATATCGAATCACAACTTCGTTCTTCTCGTCCTGCATTTGCTAAGGAAGAGAGTTCATACTCTGAACCTGAACTACCTTCTATGAGTTCTAGTGGAGACGATATGGATGAAAGTTTATCGTATTTTCAATCGTTAGCTTCTGACTGATATATAACCCAGGAGAATATTTTACTATGAAAATTGTACTAGCTATCGTAGCTGCCTTCTTTCTTGCACTTCCTGCTTATGCTGCTGATGTTCAAATGGGTTTCAACGGAAACCTGGTATTTGAACCTAATGAACTCACAATCTCCGCAGGAGATACAGTCCACTTTCTGAATGATATGCTTCCTCCACATAATATTATTGTGGAGGCTAGACCTGACCTTTCACGGGAGTCACTTATGTTTAACCCAGGTGAGTCACAAGATATTGTGTTCGCTGATGTAGGTGACTATGAGTTCTTCTGTGGTCCTCATCAGGGAGCCGGAATGACCGGAGTGATTCACGTTGAGTGATCAGTTCTGAACAAGATACTTTAGAGGTAGAGTCAATGCTGTCTTTACCTCTATAGTTTTTAACTCATAATAAGAAGTTGCACTCTGGTTCCAGTCATACTGACGAACCTTATTCAAGTGCATATTATATCCAACAAACCCCCAGTTATACACTGCGTTCACCGATGTAATCGGATACTGATCGTAGAGTAGATTGGGGGTTTTTGCGTAGTAATTGTAAATATATACCTTTCCTGGTAGGGGGGCGTTGACTTCAGAGTCCTTGAGTCTAGCCATCACCAGATCCATAATATCATCAGACTTTTCTGTTCCAATTAGATTATCTAGAATAGGTTTCAGTCTATTAGAACTCTTCTGTTGGGATATCTTCTTTCTAGCCATTCTTAAATAGATCCTTTTCTGTTAGTATCCTGAACTCTAACCCATTATCAAGACAGAACTCTTCTGCCGCCTTCCACTTAGCTGTATTCTGTGCGTAGAGTGACTCAGCAATCATCACATTCTTAGTCCGCTTTGTATATTTGGGTGGACTACACTCACGGTGGGGTTTGATTTCAATGAGACACTTCTTAATTCCACCACCCTTCTTTACATACTCAACATAGAAGTCTGGGAAATACCTGGCTACTTTTTTCTTCATAGGGTTCCAATACTTGATGGCGATTTCCTCAGAGCCCCAACGTTGGACAGTTTCTCTACTATCCAAATAAAGCATGAATTTTCTTTCCCAGCCTGATCTATACACAATCTGATTGGGATTTCCAATATACTTTTTGGGATTAGAGGGTTTGTAAACACCCTTCATGCTTGCCATATAAATAATAATAGTCCCTAGTAGTATTTAGTAGAGTGAGAAGAGATCTAACCCTACAGGATGTTCGTCCTCTAATAGGGAACCTATCACGGACAAATATCTACCAAGTGCAATTTGGTGGATTGAGTCCTGGTCTTATTGGATATCTAGCTTCTAGGAGTGTTGGTTCCCAGTTTATCGCAGATGGTGCTGGTTTGATGTGCTATGAAGCTTCCCTACCAGGATCATCACTATCACAAGTTCAGAGTTCTAACTTCCACGGAGTGGTAGAGAACTTTGCACACACAAGAGTATTCACACCCATTACCTTATCATTCTATTGTGACAGTGGTTATCAAACACTGAGAATGTTGGAACACTGGATGGAGTATGTTGTCAGTGGAAATGGAACATCAGGAATGGCATATGGTGGAAATAACTATAACTATCGTCTAAAGTATCCCAATGACCCATCAGATGGGTATAAGTGTGACTCTACTAGTGTATATAAGTTTGAAGGTGACAGGGAAAATGGAAGTGTGATGGAGTATTCCTTCATTGGACTATATCCTTCCAACCTATCCTCAGTCCCTGTTAGATACGGACCCAATAATGAGATTACTAGAGTAACTTGTAGTTTCTCCTATGATAGATATGTTGCTGGATCTAAACGAAGTTTTGATTGGATTCTTGGTAACTCCAATAACAGAGATCAATCTAACGGTAACTTTATTAATCAAACAGTTAGGGATCTTTTGGATGTTGGTGTTGACTTTGTTGGTAACATCCTAAACAGGAGATAAATAGTAATATGGCAAAATCTAAGAAACAACTAAGATACCCACTTACTAGGATTGAGACCAACTCCGACTATCTATCTATTAATGTGTGTAAATATAATCCACCAGGTTTTGCTGGGGGTAACACTTCTGATACTATGTTCGATATCCCATCCAGCACTAGTATAGGTGGTGGTGGTAACTGCTCAAAGAAATCTATTGAGGGTAATATTTTATTGCCCATGCCTGATTCAATCGTAGACTCAAATATAACTAACTGGGAGAGTAATGAGATTAATAGTGTAGCTGCTTCTGCTATTGGCAGTATCAAACAGGGATTGGAGGAATTTACACTAGATAGTATGATAAACAGCCCAGGCAAAAAACTCACAGATGGGTTAGCGCGCGCACAAACTACAGCAAGTAACGCTTTAGACGCCGCAAAGGATCCAGCTGTTTCTGCTGCTTTGGAAAACTACTTTATTGGTAATGCTGTTAATCTATTTGGTGCAAACGTAGACGCAACATCACTCCTATCCAGAGAAAAGGGTTTAGTTCTTAACCCAAACATGGAGTTTCTATTCAAAGGTGTTCAACTTCGATCTTTCGACTTCACCTTTGTCATGAACCCCAGAAGTAGACAGGAGTCTATCGAGGTTAAATCTATCATCAATACTTTCAAGAAGAGAATGGCAGCTAAGAGTAGTGCTGAGGGATCAGGACCTAGAGGGTTATTTGTCAAAGCGCCTGATGTATTTGAACTCCAATTTAAGAGGGGTTCTTCCAAACATCCTTTCTTATATACTATGAAGACTTGCGCACTCACAAAGATGACTGTAGATTATATGAGAACTGGTAACTATATCACATATGAGGATAGTACTCCAGTTCAATTAGCAATGGCTTTGAGTTTCACTGAACTCAACCCAATATACGCAGAGGATTATGATATGAATAACCTACCTGGTGCAGATGAAGGAGTTGGATTCTAATGACTTATTTTAGAGAGCTACCAAACTTAGAGTACGAAAACTTCCTATCAGATTCCAATGGATCTGGTGATTATATCCTAATGAAGAATATCTTCGTTAGGGGAAAACTTCGTGATGACTTACAAAATGTATTAACTCTATTCAATAAGTATATTATTGAAGAGGATGAGAGGCCAGATCAGATTGCTCTGAAACTATATGGTGATCCAGGTTTAGATTGGGTTATTCGTATGGTGGGTGAAATTACTAACATGCCCAACGATTGGCCAATATCTTCACAACAACTCTATGAGTTCTGTGTGGAAAAGTATGATGGTGAGAAGGGTATGAATGGTGTTAAGTATTATCAAACTACTGAAGTTAAAGACTCACAGGGTAGAATATTACTAGCAGCTGGTCTCACAGTTGATAAGAACTTCACAATCCCTGATCCCGATCCAGATCACCAGGGTAATATTATTAATCCAACTGAACCAGTTACTAACTACGCATACGAAACCAATCTTAACGATAGTAAGAGGGAACTATATGTATTGAAGAAGTCGTTCATTGGTCAGTTTGTGAGTGATATGAGAGATATTAATACATATGGATTCAACTCTGAGTTTGTGAATTCTAAAACTCTTCGTGTGGCAAACACTAGGGTAACCAATCCCTGATAAATACAGCATACCTTTCTATATTATTCTTACATCATGGCGTTACCTAAGATTGCCAAGATAACCTATGAACTGGTTATTCCTTCCACTGGCAAGAAGATTAAGTATAGACCTTTTCTAGTTAAAGAAGAGAAAGTTCTTATTCTTGCACAAGAATCTGGTTCCCAAACGGAAATGACCAGAGCTATTAAAGATGTTATCTCTGCTTGTGTTCAAACTCGTGGATTTAAGGTCGATCAGATGGCAACCTTTGATATTGAGTATGTCTTCTTAAACATTAGGGGAAGATCTGTTGGTGAATCTGTGGATGTTATCGTCACCTGTCCAGATGACGAAAAGACTACAGTTCCCGTTACTATTTATCTAGATGAAATTGAGGTTATCTTTGATGAAAACCACGAGGCAAACATCAAGTTAGATGATACTTACTCTGTACAGATGAAGTATCCCACTATGGAACAGGTCATGGAAGCAGATGCTGACAACATCTCCATCCAAGAAAGTCTAGAACTGATTGCCAAGTGTATTGATCAGATTTATAGTGAAGAGGAATCTTTCGCCGCTTCTGATTCCTCACTGAAGGAACTTGTATCATGGGTAGAGGATCTGGAACCTAAACAGTTTACTAAACTAGAGAACTTCTTCACCACGATGCCTAAGTTATCACATACTATTAATGTGATGAACCCAGAAACAGATGTTGAGAGTTCTGTCGTATTGGAGGGACTGGGTAGTTTTTTCGCGTAAGTATGGCTCACATGGATCTAGAGTCATACTATAAGACCAACTTTGCACTGATGCAACACCACAAGTACAACCTCTCCGATATTGAAGATATGATCCCATGGGAGAGGGACATCTATGTTACTCTACTCAAGAACTGGATTGAGGAAGAGGAACAACGAATCGCACAACAGCAGAAAGGATGAGTTTATTCACCTCCGCTACTTCAGGTGTAGATCCCCAAACAGGATCTTACCTCTCTAAGGAACAAAGAGTTGCGATGTTCCAATCCTCCCGTGGTCGTGGAGGTGGTGGAAGCGCTACGCCTGAAGGTAAAAGAGGTAAAGTTGCACCACAGAATGCCATTGTTGTAGCAAACAAGATGGCACAGGTGGTTCAGACACTCCAGACAAATACACAGGAGACTGTTCAGGCTGTTAATGTAAAGGTACAAGAGAACGCACAGAATATTGAAAACCTCTACAAATCTGTTCAGAATAACAGATCAGCAGAGGCTAAGGAAGAAAAAGCAGAGACAAAAGATTTAAGAGCAGACAGAGAGAATGCACTAAGGGCAGGTAAAGAGAAACTTATTGAGGGCATGTCATCAGCTGTTGCTGGTCTTGTCGGTGTAGGTAAGAGGGCAGCTGATGCTGCACTTAAACCCGTTATGGGTTTCTGGGAAAAGATTAAAGGATTCTTGCTTAATATAGCAGCAGCTTGGGCTATTAAGAATCTCCCAGTTATTATGGGTTATGTTGAAGATTTTGTTAGTTGGTTAGGTGACTTTAAGAGTTGGTTGCCTAAGTCTCTTACGGGTCTTCGTGGTGTATGGTCTATTGCGGATAATATTATCCGAGCAATGTGGCGCGGTTTCAGTCGTATTGGCGGCACAATATACCGTATCGCTACATGGTTAACTAGAAAGTTATTTTCACTACTCAAGAGAATATTTGCACCTATTGGTAGATTTGTTTTAAGAATAGTAGGTGGTATTGTTGACTTCCTGAGACCAATAGTATCTAGAGCACTGAGAGGTTTGGGTGATGCACTTGGTGGAATGGGGAACTCCATCAATCGAGCTTTTGGTGGTGGTGGTAGTTCCAGTGGTCTAGGTGGAGTTAAAGGTGGCGCTGGTGTTGAACCTGGTCAGAAGGCAATAGCTGGAGCTGCCGAAGAAGGTGGAGGTCTTTTGAGTGGCATCAGGAAATTCTTCAAAGGGCTTGGGGATAAAGGCAAGGCTGCTTTTACTAAAGGTCAAGAGTTATTCGCGAGTGGTGGTAAAAAGATTCAGCAGGGTATAGGTGCAATACAGGAAACCACCACTGGAGTTAAACCACAACCCGAAAAGCATGCGGGGTGGCTTAAAAAAGCATTAACTCCTATTGGTGACCTTCTTCCCGGTATGAAGGGAGCACTTAGTGGTGTAGGTAAACTAATCAATGGTGTTCTTAAAGTTGTTCCTGGTATTGGTTTTGCTATTGATTTGGCTCTAAACAAGGGAATCAATGGTGATGACTGGACTACTGCTATTGTAGCCGCTCTTGGTTCCTCTGTCGCTGGTGGTATTGGTATTGCTGGTGGTGCTAAGATTGGTGGTGGAGTTGGTTTTGCTCTTGGTACTGCTATTCCTGGTATAGGTAACATTGTTGGTGCCGCTATTGGTGCCGGTCTTGGTGGTATTATCGGTGGTATTGCTGGTGGTGCTCTTGGTGATACTGCAGCTAGAATGGGTCTGGATGCATTAAATATAGGAGAAAGTGCTCAGTCGGAAAACAAACCAGCTGATATAGGTTCTCCTGGCGGTGCGATGGATCTTGAGGGTGGTGCTCACGAAACAGTACCTGCTAGTTCTGTGGGAGCTACAACTAACAATAACTCAACATCAGGTATGGTTAGTAGTGCAACCAGTGGTAGTAGCACACCAGAAGGTATGTCAGAACCAAACGGTGGTAATACTACTTCTGTTGAAACCATTAATCTAGCTCCTAATGTTGTAGATAGTGGTAAGGAGGATAGTTCTGGAAAACTTGAAGTGCCGTCTATGATTGATGATAACCCCTTCTGGCAGACAGCAGATCCAGCTTCTGATATGTACAGGAGTTTCGCTTCAACTGAATACGAGTTGGTACACTAATGGCACAACCACAAATTGCTGCAAACAAAACTAAAGCTCTGAGGATTGGTCAGAGGTTGATGGTTGGTGCCAAGAGTTTTGGTAAAGGTGTCAGGAATAGTGTTGACACTTCACAACAGGTTATCACTCAGAGTGCTCGTAAGATCAAATCAGATCAGAAAAGAATCAACGCAGAGAATAAGAAACAAGAAAGGTTTGAAGATGCAGTACGGGAAGAAACAGAGAGAAGACAGAAATCCCTAACAAAGGGTGCATATGGTGTTGGTAGTGCTGCCAAGAAGCTAACCGAGAAGGTTATGGTGGATCCAATGAAAGCTATTTGGAACATTATTGCTGCTTGGGCTATTAAGAATCTCCCAATTATTGTTGATGAAGTTAGAAAATTTGTAAAGAAAGTAAGGATTGTAATAGCTGCTATTAATAACGCGTTTAGAGCAACTGGTAACCTATTTAAGGGGTGGTTATCATATGGACAGGCTTGGCTGACAAATATGGTTACCTTTGACTGGGGTGACTCCACAGGTAGGTTGGAAGAAGCACAGGCTGAAATAGATAATAGTTATGATGAATTAGATGCAAGTTGGAATACTATCTACAATGTATGGGGTAAGGAGGAAGAAGAGTTAGACAAAATGCTAACTTGGTTGGATAGTGGTAAGACTATTAAACAGGCTACTGATGCTATTACACAAGGTATTCCATTGCCACAGACACCTGCTTTTGGTGATGGTAGTAGGGAAGGTGGCGGAGGTTATGGTGGATCAGGCATCCAAATGAGTGCTGATGAGCAACAACTTACAGAGTCATTGATTGCCGGTGAGGAGGGGGTAAGAACCAAAGCATATCAGGATACTGAAGGTATTTGGACGATTGGTTACGGACAAACTAGAATTAATGGTCGTGCAGTAAGACCAGGTGATACAATAACAAAAGCACAAGCATTGGGTGGTTTTAGGGGTGCTCTTGCAGAACACCAACAAAGGGCAATCAATCAACTTGGTGAGGAGAGATGGTCACAACTGGACGCAAGATCTAGAGCAGTTCTCACCTCTATAACATACAACTATGGTAGTATTCCTGGTAGAGTTCTACCTGCTGCTAAAACTGGCAATGCTGAAGACATTGCTGTAGCGATGAATAGTTTGTATGGAGATAATAGAGGAGTTCTAAAGGGTAGAAGACAGAGGGAGCAATCTATTCTTAGGGGCGGTACTTCTTCCTACTTAGATAAAGACTTTATGGCTGGTGGTCAATTTGCAGGCTCTGGTACTGGTCCTCTAGTCATGGGTGGTGGAAATGAATCTAGTTCAGGTTCAATATCTTCATCTGGAGGCACAACCAACACGACTGCAATGAAGAAAGGTGATATGGTTGGTGGTTTTAGTGTTAGTTCTGCATTTGGACGTAGAGCTGCACCTACTGCTGGTGCTAGTTCTAATCATGGGGGTCTTGATATTGCTACTCCACAAGGAACATACTTAGCTTTTGATGTTGATGTTGAGATTATGTTCGCTGGTTCAGCTGGTGGATATGGATATGTCATTGATGCTTGGTCGGCATCATTAGGAATTCAGTTCCGTTGTGCTCACATGTCAGTATTAATGTGTAACCCAGGACAGAAAGTTCGTGCTGGAACTGCTGTTGGTAGAACTGGTGGTGCAGTGGGAAGTCGTGGAGCTGGTACATCCACTGGACCTCATCTTCACTTTGAAGTGAGTAATCAGAAGGGTTCTGCTAACTATGGTGGTTCAAATAGTGCTAGTATGTTAGCCAGATACGCAAAACACTTAATCCTTAGCTCATCTAAACCACAACCACAGTCACTCAGACCAGCTACAGTAAGTTCTTCCTCACAGCAAACCGCTAATCAACTTAACTCTTCTGCTTCCTCCAGAAGAACTAATGGTAGGAGAACTGATCAAAAAATAATACTAATCAAGGAAAATACTATTATTAAATAACCTATAAATACCTAATATAGGTGTGTAAGGTGTAATGTCTAAGAGACCAGCAATATATAGAAAAGTCTCAGTAGTTACTAAAGATGGTTTTAGGGCAGATATTCGTCTTGCTTGTGTGTCAATTGACTTCTTTCAGGATATAATGTCACCTGCACTAACGGCAAAGATTATTATTGCCAATACTATGACTAATATTGAGGATGATCAGGGTGCCACCGTATCTCTCTATGAAGGATTGAAGTTGCGCGGTGGTGAGGCAGTTGAGATTGAAATAGAAGCAAATAGTGAAGATAACTTACCTATTAAATTTAATAATCCTGCGTTGTATGTCAGTGGTGTATCTGAAATGAGTAGGAAGTCACTCAAACAGTTCTTCACTATCAACTTATACACCAAGGAGGCATATGATAATGAGACTAAGTTCCTAGAGAAAGCATATCCAAAAGAATCTAGAGTGAGTGATCATGTTAGTACTATAGTTTCTGAGTCTTTTCCTACAACTACTCTCAATAAGGTAGATACTACCTCAAATACTTATGGTTTTTTGGGTAATCAACTCAAGCCATTCTATGCTCTTATCAGGTTAGCAAGTAAAGCAGTTCCTGAAGGTGCTGGTAGTGGTGGAAATAGTGCGACAGCTGGTTTCTTCTTCTACCAATCTATGAGTGGATTTAACTTTAGATCCATTGATAAAATGATGGGGGAAGAACCAAAGGCACAATATACTTACACTGAAGTTAGTTCATCTGAAGAGACTGGAGATTTTGAAGCTACCCCAGAACTACCTTCTAATAGGTTTAAGATTGAGAAGTTTCACGTCACTAAAAACCAGAACCTCTTGAAGAACCTTAGTCAAGGTGTATACGCCTCTGCTAAGAAGTTCTTTAACCCTGTAGATTTTACAGTCACCCCACCACAAGAGTTCTTCAGTGGTGATAAGTACATCAGGGGTGTTAGTAACTTGGGTCAGGCTTTTGATCCACAAGACATCAGCTTAGCGGGTGATTCTTTGAGTTTCACTAATGTACCATCTAGGATTCTTAATGAGGTATATGATATTGGAACTGTTGAGAAAGAAGTGAATCAGGAACCTACACAAAACCCTGATGAGTTTCTAGCACAGAGAAAGATGAGGTATAATACATTATTCACTCAAGATGTTTATATTCAAGTTAGTGTTAATACTAATCTTGAGGCTGGTGATCTTGTTAAATGTCTATTCCCTAAAACTCAAGAGTGTCCTACTGATGATATAGATCAGGATCAGTTAAGTGGTCTATATATGATTAAGGAAATTAGACATCACTTTGATACTAGGGGTTCTTATTCATCTATGAGACTACTTCGTGACACCTTTGGTTTATATGGAGTGAATAACAAATGACAATTAAACTTGGTAGAATCGCTGACATTGAACCACAAAAGGAACAGGTCGATGGTGGTGGATGGGCGTGGAGATACAAAGTACGCATCCTAGACAAACACTCACAGGATAAGAATGTTCTTCCTGATGAGGATCTACCGTGGGCACAGGTTATTATGCCTGTCACGGCAGGTTCTGGTGCTGCTAACTATGCAGTATCGCCTATGATTAACCAGGGTGACACTGTAAGAATTGAGTATTATGATCTAGACGAACAACAACCAGTTATTACAGGTATCCTCCCTAGAACTAAAAAGGTTTCTACAGGTCCAGTGGGTGAGAATAACGGATATCTACCACACACTGGTTATACAGAGAGGAGAGAGCCAAACTCCAAACAGGTAAAGGATGAGTCACATGAATCTAATAAGGAGAGTCAAGTATCCACAAGGTCAGATAGGTTCTCCAGTGTTTTTGGTGATACTACAGTTCTAGCGGATAGTTGTGATCCTAATGCTTATAAGATTAACGCAGTAACTTCTGCTATCACTAATCTATTCAACCAGATTAATAACTTTGCTAATCAAGCGTCATACATTGAGACTATCACACAAGCAACTATTGATAGAATTCATGCCATTGTAAATCCATATGTGGGACAAATCTTCAATGGATTGTTTGAGGGATTGGTTCCTATTCTCAACCAGGGTTTGGCTGCATTATACAAGAAAATATTCGCTCAAGTATTGGCTGCCACTAATGGTAATGTAATTGCTGCCACTGCTGCCGCAGAAGCAGCACTTATCGCACTTATGCCAGCTATTATGGCACTACAGGAAGCCATTCAGATGTTGGCATCTCTAACAGTTGAGCAAATGTTAGACGAGATTGATTCCCTAGTTAGGGATGCAGTTGATAATAATGATGACTTCTCCCGTTGTGCGGCAGAAGACTTCGCTTCTGCTATGATCAACGATATTGTTGATAAGACTGATAATGGTATGCAACCACTACTAAACGCAGTCACTATTATTCTAGCACTCGCAAGTGTTGGTAGTGGATTCACCGCTGGTACTGCTATTCGTAGTACTTTGGATGTTCTAAAAGATCTCACATCTGCTCTACTTGCACCAGGTCAAAGTGGTGGTGGTAATTGTGGTGGAATCACAAAGGAATATGCATTTGGTATAGGTCCTGTGAAGGATGTGGGTGATGTTATGGATGCTCTTCTAGAGTCAGCAAACATAGCAAAGTCACTAGTAGATGAGGCAAAGAAAACACAACAGGAAGTTGATGGTCTCCTAGACACATTTGGTGACTTCCCATTTATGAGTTCCACTACAAATATTATATCTAATCTAGACAAGTGTTCCACACTAGAACCTACTACTTGTTTTGGTCCTGAAGTTGTATTATTTGGTGGTAGAGGTGATGGTGCTAAATCTCGTGCTATTATTGGCAACACAAAATCAAAATCAGATGATAGAATTGCTGGTAATGCGCAGGGTGGCATTGTTGCTATTGAAGTTCTGGATGGTGGTTCAGGTTATGAGTACCCACCATATGTGGATATCAGAGACAATTGTGGTCTAGGTATTGGTGGTGTTGGTAGAGCAGTCCTAAAGGGTGATAAGGTAGATAAAATCTATATGGTGAATATTGGTGAAGACTATCCTGGAGATGCACCTGGGGACTTTATTGTTGATACTATTATCATCGTTGATGGTGGCATAGGATATGAACCAGGTATTACTCCTGGAGGTGAATATGAAGTTATTACTGATCCAGGTGGAACAGTTATTGGTATTATTCCCACACAACCAGTACCACTCCCTGGTATCCCAAATATAAATATTCCAGATGTATCTCCACCTATTCCACCAGGGGGTAATATCGTTGATGGTAATGTTGTAGATGAGAATGGTAGAGTAATAGCACCCGCTAAGATTGGTACTGGTTTAGTGTTCTATCCAGTTATCAAACAGATACCCCCACTTAAGGACCTCCTTGAGGGTAATGTTCCTGGATTTACACCGGAAGAAGTTGTATTCATTATTGATTGTATTCAGAGTTAGACATGGCAGAACAAAATTGGGAAAGGAGAATACTCCAGAGTTTCGGTGCTAACTTCCGACTAGATGTTAGCAACCCACAGAAGACTGTTGGTGGTGAAGATGTATATAACTTCTACTCTGTTACAGATGAGGAGAAAGTATGTCTAATGGGACAACAACAGGATGGTCTCTGGCGCCTCTACAATGATGATAAGGTAGAGATTGTAGGTGGTGCCAAAGTTGTTGAGGATGGTGTATGTGTAACTATTGTTGGTAAGAACGGTGATGTAGTTATTAACGCTGACAACAATGGGAGGGTTAGAATCCGTGGGCAGAATATCAACCTCCAGGCAGATGAGGATGTTAATATCACTGCGGGTAGGAATGTTAATATCAAATCTGGTTCTGGTAGAACTCTCCTTGCGGGCAATACCCTGGAGAAAGACGCACTCAAAGGTAATCTATTAGACCCAGAGAAACAATGGGCATGGAGAGTATTTGAAGGAACTGGACTACCTGCTGGTATGTTCCCACAACTCATGTCACCCTTCAGTGGTATTACAGACCTAGCGGGATCTATTGTTGGTGGAGTTGGGTTCGGTGATGCAATCAGTGGGGCTGTGAGTAGTGCAGTCAGTGGGGCAGTCAGTGGTGCTGTTGGTGGTGCTGTTGGTGGTGTCGCCGGTGATATTGCTGGTGACGCAATTGGTGGTATTATACCCTGATAAATATAAGAAGCACCTATAACTAGCACCTATTAGTAATGGCAAGCATTCAATTCCCAGCAAATCCGAAAGTTGGTGATACTTACTACGACGTAGATACAAATATAACTTACACCTGGGAGGGTGAATACTGGTTTGCAACAGGACCAGGCACAGGTATTGGTGCCACTGGAGCAACTGGAGCACAAGGAAATCAAGGTTCTAGTGGTGAAAAGGGTGAGCCAGGAACTCGCGGAATTAAAGGAGATACTGGATCTACTGGTTCTACCGGTCCCACAGGTCCTGGTGGTTTTATTGGATTAACAGGTGCAACTGGTCCTCAAGGTTCTCCCGGTGGTGCTACCGGTGCTACAGGTAATATTGGTCCTTTAGGAACTACTGGTGCAACTGGTCCTGATGGTGCTAGTGGTGCTACAGGTATTCAGGGTCCTATTGGTACTCCAGGTGGTGCAACTGGCGCTACTGGTTTAGCTGGTCCTCCAGGAAATGTTGGTGCTACTGGTCCTCTTGGTCCTAATGGTACTCCAGGTGGTGCTACTGGTCCTCTTGGTCCTGTTGGTTCTACTGGAGCCACTGGTGCTGGTGCTACTGGCTCTGATGGTGCTACGGGTTCTACAGGTATTCAGGGACTACAAGGTTCCCCAGGTGGTGCAACTGGTGCTACTGGTATTGATGGTTTACTAGGTCCTATTGGTGCCACAGGTACTACAGGAGCTACCGGTGTTGATGGTCCTATTGGTGCCACAGGTACTACAGGTGCCACAGGTGAGACAGGTGATACAGGTTCAACCGGTGCTGCTGGTCCTACCGGTATTCCTGGAGCCACTGGATTTACTGGTCCCGAAGGTGCTACGGGTTCCAAAGGTGATGAAGGTTCTACAGGTAGTACAGGTCCTCAAGGTTCTCCAGGTGGTGCCACTGGTGCTACTGGTGTTGATGGTCCTGTAGGTTCTACAGGTGCCACAGCTGCTACTGGTGCCACTGGTCCTGACGGTCCTACCGGTCCCGCAGGTCCTACAGGTTTATTAGGTGCCACTGGTGCTACTGGTGATGATGGTTCTACCGGAGCCACTGGTGCTACTGGTTTTGGTGCTACAGGTGCTGATGGTGCTACTGGTTCTACAGGTTCTACAGGTCCTGATGGTCCTCTTGGTTCTACTGGTGCCACTGGTATTGCAGGTGGTGTGAGTCATGTATGGTCACCAGATGTTTCTATCCTAACTGCCAACAACTCTTTCCTATTCACCCACGATGTAGACGAAGATATTAAGATCCTAAAGATCTCCAAGTTTAGTTCAACATTCACCAATGAGGAGGCACTACTTAATAGTTTTGCAATCGGTGATTCACTTAGACTAACATCAGGTCCAGCAACATTCCAATATACTGTTAGAGCCAATGGTGGACTCACAGTATCATCTGGTGTTGACGTGTTTATGTTACTCGTCAGTGATGGTTTCTTAGCATCTGGTAGTGGAACACTCAATGGTTCAACAGTTGTTCTTCAACGTCCCACATCATCCACCTTCGCTACATTTAACTTCGGTGTATCCACTATCAACTGGCCTACTACTGATGGTGATGTAACTATTGACTATCCATTCCTAGTAAACAATGGTCCTAGGTATGTTGCATTCAATCAGAAGGATCTACTAGGTAGGGATGATGAGCAGTTCTTCTTTGAACCTTTAGTATCTACAGACCTAAACTCATTCCAGTTCCAGGTTAAGACTACTAACTTCTTCAAATCAGAAATTGAAGGTGGTTACTACTATAGTGATATTGATGCCTATGTGTATCTAACTGATATCACCGAACTATATTCAGATCCAAGTAATCCAGTAACCAGTGTGGGTTCACCTTGGAATGTTCAGGTTGTAGGTATTGCCTCCGCCATTCCTGGTGTTGCTGGTTCTCCAGGTGGTGCAACCGGTGCTACTGGTCCTGCAGGTCCTCCAAGTGGTGCAACTGGTGCTACAGGTGATCTTGGTCCTATTGGTCCCGGTGGTCCTACTGGTCCCGTTGGTGTTAACGGATCCCCAGGTTCACCCGGTGGTGCAACTGGTGCCACTGGTGCTGATGGTCCTGAAGGTGCTACTGGTTCTACAGGTGCAACAGGTGCATTCGTCACTGGTAGTAATCTTGTAGCTGGTATTATCACAGCCACCACATTCGATGGTGATGCTACATCATCTGATAAGATTAAGACTAATCGGTCCAGCAGTGCGGCTGTTAACTATCTAACTTTCGTTTCTGATGATAACACTGGTGGTGCCGTCAGTGAAACCCTCAAGACAAACTTGAATGTAAGTTTCATTCCTTCTTCTGGTGATTTTATCGCTAGTAGGATTACAGCAAGTAACAACTTCTACCTGGGTGGTACTGAGGTCAATTCTTCAGCATCTGAACTAAATGTGTTGGTTGGTGTTACTGACTTCTTAGATGAAGATAATATGGCATCCGATAGTCCTACGGCTATCCCATCACAACAATCAGTTAAGAGGTATGTTGACGCTAACGCTTTCTCTGGTATTACTACAGTTAGTATCCTAGTGGGCGCTGGTTCTAGTGATGTATACTTCGCAAGTTCTATTGTTCCAACTACTAATGAGTCCATTGACTTGGGTAGTATTGACTATAAGTTCAGAGACCTCTACCTATCAGACACAACCATATATACTAACACTGGTGAACTTAGTGTAGGTTTGAATACCACAGCACCAACCGCAAAGGTTGTTCTTGGTCCAGCACTACAAACAATTGTTCAACAGTCCACTGATTTTGATGACTTTAAGATCAGAATCGCAGCACAAAGTTGGGGTGGTTAATTAATGGGTTATCGTAATGAGAAAGCTCCCCACACTGGGAGCTTATTGGTAGGAACTGGAGGTAGAGTTACTTTTACTGGTAGACCCTCTGGTGATATGAATAAGATTGCCACTTGGGGTGAAGAAGGGGGACAGATAGAATCTACCAACTTTTCTGATCTTCTGGCACTATACGAGGAGTCTTTCGCGGTATCTATTGTCAGTGAAGATGAACCTTCGCTAAGACCTTTGGGTGAAGACCTAAAACTAGGAGATCTGTGGTATAGTACGTCAGAACGGAGACAGTATGTTTTTACAAATGGAATTGATGACCTTCCAGTCACCTTTAGAGGCTGGACACCTGTTATTTCAGGACTTAGTACGATTGCTAACGGATTTATTGTATCCAATGGTATCATTGTTGGTGTGGCAGCAACAACTCCATAGTATGGTATAATGGTGGGTAAGTATCTTATACCCACATGAGCCACGAGCACGAAGATTACGAATTTGAAAAAGATTATTGGGGTGATTGTTGTAATACCTTCGATGAGGATCAGAAACACTATGTGTATGCCCGTCTAATGGGATTAGAACAGGCACACTATAGTTTTCGTTTGCCTGGTATTTCTGTAATTGATATTGGTGGCGGTCCTTCTTCGATGTTATTGAAGACTGAAGGACTTACTAGAGGTTTGGTTGTAGATCCTATTTCATATCCTCAATGGACTAAAGATAGGTATTCAGTAAAGAATATTGAAGTCCATGTAGATGTTGGTGAGAATGTAACAGAGACAGGATATGATGAGGTGTGGATATACAATTGTATGCAACACGCTATTGATCCAGAGAAGATTATTGCTAACGCAAGGGCATCAGCACCAGTCCTAAGATTGTTTGAGTGGATTGATATTCCAGCACACGATGGTCACCCCCACGAACTAACAGAGCAATCACTAAATAAGTGGATTGGTCAAACCGGTAGTGTTACATCTCTAGCAGAGAGTGGTTGCTATGGTAAAGCATATTATGGAGTATTTGAGTGAGATTTCATCTATTAGGTTTGCCCCATACAGTAACCCACCCAGACTATACTGCTTGTGCATACACCATGAAGGTGTTGAAGTTCGGTAAGATGATGAAGGCACGTGGTCATACAATTATTCACTATGGTCACGAAGATAGTAAGTTGGTATGTGATGAGCATGTTTCAGTAACTACCAATGCAGACCTAGAGAAAGCATACGGCAGTTATGATTGGAGAAAGAACTTCTTCAAGTTCAATACATCGGATCACGCATATCAGACATTCTATAAGAATGCTATTCGTGAAGTAGGTAAGCGTAAACAGAAGAATGATTTCATCCTACCTTTCTGGGGTAGTGGTACTCGTCCTGTATGTGATGCTCACCCAGAAATGATTTGTGTGGAACCCGGTATTGGTTATGCTGGTGGTCACTGGTCTCAGTGGAAAGTGTTTGAGAGTTACGCTATTCTCCATGCATACTGTAATCTAACATCAGTAGGAACCTGCAAACAGAGTTGGTATGATGTTGTTATCCCTAATTACTTTGACTTAGATGATTTCACCTACGCCCCAGAAACTAAGGAAGACTATTTTCTATTCTTGGGGCGTGTATATAGCGGTAAGGGCATTGATATTGCTGTACAGGTTACTGAACACATAGGTGCTAAACTAAAAGTAGCAGGACAGAACCCAGAGAACAGAACTTTCCCACCACATGTGGAGTTTGTTGGATATGCTGATATTGAGATGAGACGGGAGCTGATGTCTAAAGCAAAGGCATCTTTTGTTGCATCACAATACCTAGAACCTTTCGGTGGTGTTCAGGTGGAGAACTTATTATCAGGAACTCCTACTATCACTACAGACTGGGGTGCTTTCGTTGAGAATAACCCAGACGGACTAACTGGTTTCCGTTGTCGAACATTCGGTGACTTTGTTGATGCCGCTAATAACATTGACCAGATATCTCCTGCAGTATGTCGCACTTTCGGTGAGCAGTTTGCACTGGAGAATATTGCTCCCAAGTACGAGAAGTATTTCCAGGATGTTCTCAATGTATATACTGGAAAGGGATGGTATGAACTAAATGAATGAACTAATACAAACGATTGATTGTATTACTCAAACTGAAATCAATACAATCAAAGAATATGTCCAAGATGATTGGTGGCAACCTACTACTATCTTTGGAATGTCTGGTTGTGAAATTAATACAGATGTTAGATCCAATGATAGAATATCTCTCCATGATGATAGTATTGCCGCTCAGATTATTCATACGGGTATGAATAAGGCACTCCTTGAGTATAGAACACAACTCTATAATGTTGATCCATACTTCAACAATTACCCAGTTCCAGGATCATATAGGACTAATTGTCATAGGGAAGGTATTCAACTCCTTAGATATAAAGAAGGACAACACTACAACTGGCATCACGATACTGCAGCAGAACGTGCAGTAAATGAGTATCACAGAACGATCTCTATTGTGTTATACTTATCAGATGACTTTGAGGGTGGTAGAACAGTCTTCCCCCACAGAGCATACAAACCAAAAGCAGGACAGGCACTAATTTTTCCCTCTAACTGGTGTTTCCCACATAAGTGTGAACCAATCACAAAGGGTGTGAAGTTAGCATCTGTTTCCTGGTACTATTCACATTATAACTATGACTGAGAACAAAACTACACCACAAACAGTAGAAGAGGCAACCTATGCCGCTTTCACTGGAAAGATGAACATGATCAAGTGTGCAGAACACTGTGGGATGACGATAAAACAGTTTAAATTAACCTTCCGTGAGTATCTAAAATACCACCCAATAGACGAAAATTATCCTATCTAAATATATGTAAGCAAGTATATGATGGTACGGAACATTGCCCCTTAATAAGTTAGAGAATTTCATTAAGAATACGGATGGACGTACTCTGTATGTTAATCCAAACGATCTTAATGCTACTGATAGTATTACAAACCAAGGCACTTCCCTTACAGAACCCTTCAGAACTATTCAGAGGGCGTTAATTGAGAGTGCGCGTTTCTCATATGTGCGTGGTGATGATAATGATCTCATCGAGAGAACCACCATCATGGTGTATCCCGGTGAGCATCCTATCGATAACCGTCCTGGTTTCGGTATTAAGACAGTAGGTAATAGTCCGGTAGCGGTAACTCCTTCAGGTGAATTGATTGATCCGTTCCAAGCATTTAACCTGACTGATGCTAGTAACTTTGATATTGAGTCTAGTAATAACGTTCTCTATAGATTTAACAGTATCTACGGTGGTGTTGTTGTTCCCCGTGGTACTTCTATCGTGGGTATGGACCTACGTAAGACAAAGATTCGTCCGATATATGTTCCCAACCCCACTGATGATTCAGTAGATTACTCAGCGATCTTCCGTATCACAGGTACTTGCTACTTCTGGCAGTTCACCATCTTCGATGGTAATGAGAATGGTGTAGTATTCACTGATCCAAGAGATTTCTCTGAGAATAACCAGTCCAGACCCACTTTCTCACACCACAAACTAACAGCATTTGAATACGCTGATGGTGTTAACCCAGCGGTAGAATCAGGGTTTGAACTTACTGACCTTGCTATGTATTATAGTAAGTTGTCTAACGCATATAATGAAGCATCTGGTCGTCCTATTGATGAGAAGTATCCATCAGATCCTGGTGGTTTTTCACCACAACGTCCTGAGTTTGAGATTGTTGGTGCATTCGCAACTGACCCAATCAATATCACTCGTTTAATCTCTGGTGATGGTTTTGTCCCTGATGCTGTCATCACAGTAGATACACAGGTCCCACATGAACTAAACACTGGAACACCAATTAAGATTCGTGGTGTTGCCATCAGTGACTATAATATCTCTACAAAAGTATCTGCAGTTCTTAGTCCTACTAGGTTTACGTATAACCTATCATTCGTAAGACCTAACCTACCAGCAGAACCTTCAGTATCCTCTGCAACTGTAACCGTTGAGACTGATACTGTAACAGGTGCTTCACCATACATCTTTAACTGTTCGATGAGATCAGTTTGGGGTATCAATGGAATGCATGCCGATGGTGCCAAAGCAACTGGATTCCGTTCCATGGTTGTTGCTCAGTTCACCGCGATCTCCCTTCAAAAAGATGATAGATCCTTCGTTACTTATAATAAACAGGCACGTAGATACGATGGTATCAATGTCAATAAGACTGTAAGGGGTGCTGAACTATCTGCACAGTCATCTTCTACCAACTCGGCAACTGTATACCACCTAGATCCTGACGCTATCTATCGTCCTGACTGGGGTACAACTCACATCAAGATGAGTAATGATGCAGTCATTCAGATTGTGTCTGTATTCGCTATTGGTTTCAATCAACACTTTGCTTCTATTGGTGGAGCTGATGCATCAATCACAAACTCTAACTCCAACTTTGGTCAGTTTGCACTGAAAGCTGATGGATTCAAGAATGATGCTTTCCTCAAAGATGATAAAGGTTTCCTAACATCATTTGTTTCTCCTAAGAGTGCGTATAACCCAGAAACTGATGATATTGAGATCATTGACTGGATCAACATTGACTTTGATCTAACTCGTAGTATTGCCTTTGCTAATCAACTCTATCTAACTGGTTATACTAACGCGGAAGATAAACCACCAGTAGTTAATCAGGGTTTCCGAATTGGTGCCAACTACAAAGAGAGTCTCATTCAGAGAACAACAGTTGGTGCTGGTGCAGATGTAACCTCATCAGTAAGAATGTGTGATAATATTCTCGGTCCTGGTAACAATCAAGCAACTGGTAGTAGTGTCGCTAGAAAGGTATATCAAGTTCTAGCTGGACCTATCAACAATACCCTTTCATTGGGTGTTCATGGACTACTTAATGGTGAGAGTGTAAGAGTATTCTCATCAACAGGTGACCTACCTGAGAACCTAGAAAGAGGTGCCCTATACTACGCAAATGTGGTTGATGGTGAGAATATTCGTATTGCTACTTCCGAGTCTAATGCACTCAACAACATCTTCCTCAACATCTATGGTGGTGTTGAACTTCGTGTTGAGTCTAGAGTTAATGATAAGGAAGCAGGTGAAAGAGGTCATCCCGTTCAGTATGACTACACTAACCAGAACTGGTTTGTTCATACTGATGCCAATAGTGATATCTATCAGTATATTGTAGCCAACCCAACCTCTACAGATGGTATTGACTTTGTATCCATATTCAAGAGATTTGGTGATAACAGGGCACTAGAAGACAAACTATATCGCCTCAGGTATGTTATTCCTAAGGAGTCAAGGAACGCAAAACCACCTACCCCTGGTTATGTTCTACAAGCATCAGCAACAACAGGTGCTAGGAATAACGATGACTTTATCCTACAGGATATTGGTATCAATGACTATGAATATAACAGAAACCCACGTTATATTGTAAGTTGTACTGTTATTGCTAATGAAGTTGAGGTTCGTAGTGAGATTCCACACAACTTGAATGTTGGTGATAAGATTAAAATAGTGAATGTTGCCAGTACAAATAACACTGGCGCATCACAAATCAAAGGTTTCAATGGTGAGTTCCTAGTTACTAGAGTTATCAACTCTCGTGAGTTTAGGTATGATATTACTGATGTAAATGGTTTTAGTAGAAATCCTGGTACCTTCACCAACAACATCAATGAAAGAAACATTCTTCTACCTCGTTATGAGAGAAAGGATCTACAGAGTAATGTATTCGTATATCGTATTGAAACTATCACTGATTTCCTAGAAGGTGAGAGGGATGGTATCTACCACTTATTCCTTCTTAATGGTTCTAACCCAGTAACAGAGACATTCACTGATATCCAATACAATCAACCTGTGGAAGATTTATATCCACAGATGGATCCTGATAACCTTATTCAGAACCCCCCTGCAACCACAACGTTTGCTAAGAGGGCACCCCTAGGTGATGTTACTATTGATGAACAACAGAACTCCATTACTAAAGAGTCTGTTGATAAAATATACAAGACACTTAATGTTGGTATCATTGAGACTGCTACTGATGGCACTGTTGGTGCTGGTGGAACACGTACAACCACACTAACATTCCAAAGAGAGCACGAGTTCAACTCTGTGTATAGTTACACCACACTAGTTGGTGGTGGTGGATATACTGATGGTACTTTCTATGATGTTAAACTACTCAGTGAGTTTGGCACAGTATGGGGAGGTGCTTCTGCTGTTGTTACTGTTACTGCTGGTACAGTTACCGCAGTTACTATCATGGATCCTGGTTCAGGTTATTCTGCAGGTCAGACACTATTCATCGATGGAACTACAATTGGTGGTGGTACTAACGCTACTATTAGTATTACTCAGGCAGACTTAGAGGATAACAAGCATAGTATCCTACAGATTTCTGGTGGTGCTTTGTATAACCCAGATTCATATGTAGTGATGACCAGTGTTGAGGATCAGTCTTCAGTTGGTGTTGCTAGAACTTCTGGAAGTCCTGCTATTATTCCTGGTATGTACGCATATCCAGCAGATAGTGGAACAGGTATTTCTTCAACTACATATAACTCCGATACAGGTTTAACAACACTAGTATCTACAGGTAGTGCTGGTTTTGGTCTTCAGAGGGGTAACACTTTCGTTGTATTCAGTAGTAACTATAGCTATCTCGGTAAGTTCTTTGTATCTAATGTTCCAACTCCAGATACATTGGAGTTCTACTCATACCGAGATCTAGGAACTGTATCTATTGTAGGTAAGACAGGTTTAGATGTAAATGATGCTAACACTGGTTCCTTAGGTGAGAACGTGGGTGTTAGAGCTACACCACTATATGATAACGGTGTATTCTATCTTGAACAGTCTTCAGGTACTGGAACACAACTAACAGTTAGGGCTGAAGATGGTGGTGTGGCTGGTAATGTAGACTCTAAGATGTACCTAGGAAGATACTTCCAAATGGGTTCTGAGATTATCAGAGTTGCTAGTAAGAACTTTGATGGAGCCAATAACAATATCGTAACTGTTATCCGTGGTGCTCTTGGTACCGTTGTTAGCAACCTTCCCATTAATACTAAGGTGAAGGCAATCAGACCTTCCGCACTAGAACTTAGAAGACCTTCTATTCTACGTGCCTCAGGTCACACCTTTGAATATCTTGGTTATGGTCCTGGTAACTATTCCACTTCATTACCACAACTACAGGTTAAGCAACTCCCAGATGATGAAATTTACCTAGTACAGGCTCAGGAACTATCCTGTGGTCAGGTTGTTTATACTGGTATGAGTGATAATGGTGACTTCTATATCGGTAATACCAAGTATTCCGCAACCTCAGGAACACAATCAACCTTTGATGTTCCCATCCCAACTGTTGCTGGTCAACCAGGTAGTTCTAATAATGTTGTGTTTGATGAAGTTATCATCAACCGTCGTCTATTCGTATCTGGTGGTGAAACTAATGAGGTTCAGTCACAGTTTGATGGTCCTGTTAAGTTTACCCAGTCTGTTACTATTCAGAACAATCTTTTCGTAACTGGTACAACTCAACTCAATAGAATTGAGATCACCAGTACAGAGAACGCAACCAGTTCTGCTAATGGTGGAGCACTAACTATCAGAGGTGGTGCTGCTATTGGTAAAGACTTCTATGTTGGTGGTGAAATGTACACCAACGCATATCAAATAGAAGATACAAGTGCAGTTCTTGAAATTGGTACTAACCAGTCATCTAAGGATATCTCTGTTGGTGGTTCAACTGATACAGATAGAGTTGTTTTTAATACAACTAAACTAGCAACAGGTGAAGGTGCTGAAGAGGTAGTTAACGCAGACGCTGGTGTTGTTGTTGAGGGTGGATTAGTTGTTCGTGATGTTATTATCGCGAAAGAGTTTAGAGGTGCTGGAACTGGTGGTGGTCCTGGTACTATCCTACTCTGGGGTGGTTCTACTAGTGCTCTCCCTGACAGATATCTACTCTGCAACGGAGCTACTCTCAATAAAAACACATATAACAAACTATTCGAAGCCATTGGTTATATCCATGGTGGTAGTGGTAATAGTTTTAAGTTACCAGATTTGAGAAATAGGTTTATCCCTGGTGCTGGTAGTTCTTATGCGGTAGCTGCAAAAGGTGGGGATGATTCAGTTGTACTAACTGAAACGCAGATGCCACGCCACACGCACTCAACTTCAGCAGTCAACGCACCACATACTCACCCAGTATCGTTTACTAGTGGAGCGGCAAATGCACCACATAAACACCCAGCTGGCACAGGTGGCGGTGGAAATCATAACCACCCATCAGGTGGCACAGGTGGTGGTGGTAATCACAATCACCCATCAGGTGGCWCTAACAATACAGGCAACCATGGACACCCGTATAGTGCTCCGGGGCAATCCAAAACTGATGTTGCTAATTCTAACGAGAAGAATGTAACTAGCAACGTCAATGCCTCAGGTGCAGGAACCGGTGGTGGTGGAGCACACTCCCACTCTGTTTCAGTTAACAGTACATCCTCAGCTCATAATCACCCAGTAAGTGTCAACTCTGGATCTTCAGCTCATAATCACCCTGTTAGTGTTAATTCAGCTAATGCACCACATTCCCACCCAATTAGTGGTAATGCAGGTTCTGCAAACGCACCTCACGTTCACCCAATTGGTAATACTGGTGGTACTGCTTCCTTTGACAATAGACCCAAATACTACGCTCTCTGCTATATTATCCAATCAGAGTGATGGTATAAATATCTATAAGGTACTCTAACCATTTTATAGATAATGGCGAATTTTAATAAGGCGTTTAACTTTAGAGGTGGCTTCCAAGTTGATGAAGACACCTTTTTGGTGCGCGGTTCTAACGTTGGTATTGGATCTTCTGTTCCATCAGAACGACTAGATGTTGACGGTGTTATTAAAGCTCGCGGTTTAATTATTGACTCCACTGATGTTGTTGCCATTACTACCGCATATGTTGGTGTTGTAAGTGCAACTGAGGTTCAATCCGGTATATTCACTGGAACTCCAAAAAATGGTGGTATTGCTACTTACTATGGTGATGGATCACAACTAATCAATCTCCCCACATCTCAGTGGGTTGATATTGATGTAGGATTAGGCTTCACTAGTATCTACGCAGCTGGAAATGTTGGTGTTGATACTGTAGATCCTAGGTATAAGTTTCAGGTTGGTGGAGTTCCTTTCAAAACCAAAACTGGTCCCCTCTTACAAGCACAAGATGGTGTAGGTGTTGAGGATGGTAACATTTATTTCTCTGGTATTGCCTCTGCCAGATTCAAACCCGGTCTAGAAAAGCAGGGTTTTGTGGGTTATGGTTCATATATTAATACATTAAATGCAGCTGAACTCACCACTGGTGATATTCCTTCATATGCATATGGTGATCTTATTATCACCGAAGAAATTATAGCACCTAAACTAACAGGTATTGCATCAACTGCTATCGGTGTTACAACTGATGCTCAGTTATCATTTGATACTGCAGTAGCAAACGAACTTAGAGCAAAGAATAGATTTATCAGTACAGAAGGTTATCTTCAGATTGGTACTGATGAAGATGTTGCTGGTGTAGGTGATATTGAAGTAGTAAAAGATACAGATAACTCCAACATCTATTCAATATCTAATACTCGAGCACAAATTCTGGTGGGTAATCAGAGACCCGGTGGATCTAATCGTGGTATTGGTGGAATAAGGAAGGGCACATTTACTAGTGATCCACTCACATCAGCCACTGATGTAGATTTAGTTAACTATGATGTCGGTAACCTAAACTTCTATCTTCATAACGGATCTGGTGGTCAGGGTGCAACAACTGGTAAGTTCCGTTGGATATATGGCCAGAGAGATATTTCAGTTATGGAGCTGGATAAAGATGGTCAATTAGTTCTACCTGATAATGTAGTGGTTACAGGTCCACTCCTAAGTGTTGGTGGAAGTGCATATCTCAAGAATGGTGCTCAGTTAGATGGTGATCTAAATGTTACATCAGGTATTGGTTCTTTCGCTAATGATGTTAATATCTTTGGAGAACTCAGTGTAGGTAGTATCTCAATATCTGGTGTTGTTACATTTAGTGGTATTGACACAGATATCCTAACTGTAGGATCAGACACAGTTATTCAATCTGGCATTGCAACCATTGCAAGAATTATGGTTGTTAATGATACAACCAATTCAGTAGATATCGATGGTTCTCTTGAGTCATCAACATTAGTAACAACTAACGCTAGTTCTTCCACATTAGTATTCTCACAGAGTTTAACAGGACCGAATGGTTTCACAGTATCATCTGATGGTGGTTTAACAGCCTCTAGTGTGGATGTAGCAGGTAATATAGGTGCTGGTGGGACTTTTGAAGGTGTTGATATTGTTACAAACACCGGAAGCATCAACGACCTCACTGTTAGTGAATTAATCGGATCTAAAGTCGATGTTAGTGAGGTCGAAACTGATAGTCTCAATGTAGCAAACTCATCCACAGTTAATGACCTAAGTGCTACTAGTATTGAGACCACATCCATTCAGGCAGACACCACTGATTTCAATGCCATGGAAGCAACTGCCGCAAGTGTGGATAGTTTAGGTTCTAAGAGTGGATCAAAAGTAGATATATCTGATGATCTAGACTTACAGAACAACGATATCGATGGAGTTAATGAGATAAACGTTGAGAACCTCAACGCAAACGATAGGGTTTCTAGCTCCTTTGGGCGCTATGGTATTACTAACAACAACTACGTTTCTATTGATTATGGGGACAGAGGTTTCGGTAGTCAAGATCTTCCAGCTATTACTTTCGAGGTGTTTGATGATAACAACGTTTCCCTAGGACAGACATACTTCAAACTATATACCCCTGTCCCCTGAAGAATAATGTGACAGTCAACAAACTGGCACAGGGGGGTTGGCGAACCCCCTTTTTTGTGCTATAATAACAGGGTAGTCAAACAGAGAGGTTAGGTTCTAGTGGGTTTCCTGAAAGCTCTGTTTGCTACTGCCTTGGTGGGTATTGTTGGTGTGGTGTCTCCCGCCGAGGCAAGTGTAGGTGGCAATATGTCTCCAGTCGTAGAGGGTATGTGTATAAAGTACACACCCTTTGGTGATTTGCCCTGTAAGATTAGAGTATACGATAGTGAAGAACTAGTGTATATTACAGATGGTCATAATACTATGACATATACCAAGCACCCATTCATACCATATGCGTGGACAATGTATGTGAATGAACAACGGATATCTAATATGTTATGCTCCCTAGATAAGTATAACTTCTCTTGTTTCACCTCAATCCAATTTGTTCCTGATTATGAAAACTAAATCATTGATGCTCACCAGTTTGATGGTGGCAACGATAACCGCAACACCTGCTATGGCATACGGATATCGTCAACCATACTATCAACAACCCCCAGTTGTTATTCAACAACCAGCACCTGTTATCATTCAACAACCAAGACCAAGTACCCTAGAAACTGTTCTAGGTATTGCAGTTATTGGTGCAGGTTTATACTGGAATAGTCCAGCATATCAGAACGATTATCAATACAATGGACATAGAAACCATCATCACAACCAATACCAAGGTGGCAAAACATATGTAATTTGTAATGATTACGGACGGAGGTATTACTGCTGATGGATTTTGTGGCATTTATGATTGATAAGGAAAACGCCTTATCACTGATACAATCACTTCACGAATCTGCCGATAAGTGTAGTAAAGATGGAAGACGAATTATGGAAGCAAACTATACCAAACTAGCAGACATGATGATGGAACAATACCTAGTATCAGAGAGTATCCACAGGAAGAGAAAAAGAAATAACGGAGATTATATCGGCTAATGATTGACTATCTTACCATCCCTAATAGCTTATCAGACAAACTTTGTGACGACATCATTCACAAGTTTGACAGTGATGATAGAGTTGATTATGGTAAAATTAATATGGGAGATGTTGATACTGAGGTCAAAAGATGTAAAGAGTTGTTCATATCAATCCTAGATAACTGGCGAGATCTTGACAATCAGGTATTCAATGCGTCGGTGAAGGGGTTAAGTCAATACCGTGAGTACATTAATGAGTTATACGATGCCGATTATCTTCTAGGATCAGATAATTCTGATCAAGGTTACCGGGTAAAGAGATACGATATTGGTGAAGATTACTTTCATTGGCATCATGATCTACGCATAGATGAAAACCGTAGGATGAGATCAGTTGCCTTCATATGGTATCTAAATGATGTGGAAGAGGGTGGTGAAACAGAATTTAGTAATGGTCTAAAGATACGTCCAGAGAAAGGTAAACTACTTCTATTTCCATCTACATGGAACAACGTACACAGAGGGAATACACCAATAAGTAATACGAAGTATGCTATTACTAGTTTCCTCTATTCCTCCTACGATTAGGTGATATATACTAAGTATGGGATACTTCAGTGACAAAGGGTTATCGAATCAGGGGAGACTTTATTGCAAGTCTCATTAAACAACACGACTGTAAGATTGGTTATGAAATTGGGGTATCCAATGGTGCAACTTTTGGTAAGATCTTAAAGAAATGTGATAATATTGAGTGGCATGGTGTAGATCCATGGGTTGTATGTTCCGAGTATGATAAACGCCCCAATGGTAAGGGTAAGTGGAATCATGATGGTAACTATGAGAAAGTTCAGGAGATTGTTAGTAAGTATCCAAAGCGTGCATATACCCACCGCATGACCTCTGTAGAGGCTGCAAAGGAGGTAGAGGATAGAAGTATTGATATTATCTTTATAGACGGTCTGCACACCTACGAGGGGGTGAAGGAAGATCTAGAGGCTTGGGTGCCAAAGATCAAAATAGGTGGTATAATCTCTGGACATGACTATAAAGGTATGAAGAGACATGAGGGTGTGACTATACGAGTGAATGAAGTATTTGGTGAAGAAAACATTACTACTGGTCCAGATGTGACCTGGTGGTTATACAAAACGGAGGAACACGATGACTGAGGGTTATGTTGTTATTGCACTTGGCGATAAGTATGTTCAACTCGCCAAGAACTTTGAAGATACACTAAGACAAAACGGTGACAATCGTCCTGTTCATGTTGTCACTGAAGACATGATTGATAAGGATAATGATAAGTATAGGGACTGTGATGTTCCCAACGAAAGGTATAACTGCTACCCCAAACTTCACTTCAATGAGTATGCGATATTTGATCATAGTATCCTAATCGATGCCGATGTTCTGTGCGTAGGTGATACCCAACACGTTTGGGATATGTGTAAAGAACAGGAACAGTTTATTCTTCACCGTGGGTGGGGACAAGTTACTAAATGGAATAGAGAACTACAGAAGAAAGTGTGGGACGTTCATGGGTTCGTACCTCCTCGCATTCACGGAGCTTTCTGTTATCTAAGGAAGGCAGATATCAATGAAGACTTCTTTGAATTTATCCAAAATAATGTGTGGTTTCAGTATACTGAATGGTGTACGGAAGATGTCAAAGCAAGACATCACAGGTTAAGTAGATCAGACCAGGTGATATATGCTATTGGTTATGGTAAGTTTGATCTCATGCCCTGTCAGTTAATGGAAGTCCCTATTATGACTCATATATTGACAGCGGCACACGTTAATCCTCCATACGATAGAATCACTTTTAAGGATCAAATTGGACCCGATTTACAACATCCAGTGGCATTTGCCCATATCGAACAACTATTTCAGGAGAGCACCCCAGAAAGTTTTCTAAGGTGACAGTCCACAAACTGGCACACAGGGCTTGGCAACCCTCCCAAAAGGTGCTATACTATCCAAGTAACCAAAGGAAATGATTTATGAAACCAGCAGAAATTCTCTACGAAATGCAATCCATTCGTAAAGTCTGGCATAATAATAATTTCGTCATCAGTCCCGAACTAAACCGTCGCTATTGTGAACTTCTTAAACTCCGCCGTGAACGAGTTTCTCAATTCTATAAAGAGGGAAGGGTCGCTACAGGATCACAGACCCCCGACCTCAAAGCCCGAGAAGCCGCAAGACAAGCCGAGGTTGGTTGAGCCTATGCAGGAACTTCTAGATACTTTCTATACAACTCCCTATGGTGATTTTGCCATTAGAAAGACTCGTTTCGGTGTTCATACCTCATATGATCGAGAGGGAACCGATTTGGTGACAGGTTTAGAGTGGATTGACGTATTCACCACCACACCTTGTCACCTACAATGGGAGAAGGAGGGTTACAAACCCCCCGAAGGTACAGTTCAAGCAACCTATGATAGTGTAGTCTCTGGAAAACTCTAATGGAAGATCGAAAATCACAACTATACAGTATCATGTATGATGCCATCAGTGAGCTAACTGAGCACGAGAGTGCTGAGGATATCTTTGACAATATTGTAGAGTATTTTGCTCTACGTGTTGAAGAAGCTCGTACTGAGGTTGATACTTATACGGATATGTTAAACGTATTCCGTAAAGACAACCCAGTGAGAGACGTTCCTAGTGCAGATCCATACAAGAGAACTGAATGGGAACACGCATTTGGTGATATGGATGACATCAATCAAACATACATGCCATCAAACCAACACATCTGGAACGAGTTTCTTAAGAATATAAAATTCACGGACAATCAAGATACTAAATAAACACTATCAGGAGAAAAGAGATGACTACTGACCCAAACGATAAGTACGCTAAGTTCAAAGTACCATTTGGCACTAATGAACATCACGAAGATGATGAATGGGATCCCACAACTGAGGGTAAAATCTCTGATTGGCACAACCGACATCAAGATAAACTCTTAGATGAGTTTTGTGACACTCACCCAGGCGCACCCCAGTGTAAGGTGTTTGACGATTAACAAAGTGGCACAAGACCACTTGACAGTACCACATTATTAGGTTACAGTACATTTGTTCAAGAGGTTTCTCATGACTACCGTTGTTGATTCAGAGGTTATCTTTGCTGACGCTTTCAGTGAAGATGGTATAGACTACGGAACTGGTTATTATGTAACTAAGTTCTATAGCAATGGTATGACCGACCTATTTGGACCATACAATTTTGAGGAAGACGCCCTCAATCTTGCCACTGTTTATTGATTCCTTCCTTTTTATTATGACTTTTGACACCTACGAAGACGAAAGTATCTTCACTATTCTCGGTATTGCCGAAGAAGGTGAAGAAGAAACAGAAAACCCCTATTCCACTGAGGATACTAAAACACTAAAAGAATATGGCTATTGATTTCTCGTTCATTCTAGGTTTAGTTTTCATTTGGTTGGGACTAAATATCCGTATAGTGAGAGAGGTGGAATAGTGGATTTTAGGGTCACAGTAAGAACCTACACCGGGGCAGTTAGAGTTGTCGAGGTGAGCAACATGCCGGACGAGGAGGCTGCCAGAGCGGAAGCTGTTGGTATGACTTTCGGTAAAGTTCTGCAGGTTGAGTGTTTAGATGAGATCCCAGAACAATCCAAACCTAAAAAGAAAAGAGGACCAGTTCAAGAGATTGAACGAGAACTTAGACCAGGTGAAACAGAAACAATCGTAACAGGTTACAATAGCAACCCGTTGGCAGTGTTTTTCACTTTAGATGTTTTTTAGGGGTTGACACACCCCTTTTTTTGTGCTATACTTATACTAATCGCAGGAGATTAATGGAAGAAAACATGTCGATTTCGACAGAACTTCTAACCAGCATAAACGACGCTATGTATGTTGCTACTAACAACGCAGCTACTTACATGCATGGTGATAGAGGTGCTGACGCTATGTGTCTCCTAAACGAGTGGACTACAGAGGATGGTGAATGTTTACTCACACAATATGCAAAGGGTGAAGTATGTGAGCACATGGGAACTTTCATGTTTATCAACCTAGAAGAAGAAACATGGGGTGAGTTTATTATATCCGATGTTGAGTAAACTATATACTACAGACAATTATTCAGGTACAATGAACCTAACTGAACATCAAAAGATTCAACTCTCACAATTTATTCATGAGTCGTTCTCTACATTCTATGAGGAGGAACTAAAGTTTCAAGTAGAAACTCTAAAAGATGATGATAAGTTGGATTGGACTTATACAATCACACCAAGAGACTCAGGGGAGATTTATGATAAGGTTCAGGAATTATTCACACTGGAAAGGCGTGTGACAGTAGAATAAGTGACACAAGGGGGGTTGGCAAACCCCCTTTTTGCTGCCATAATATACTCATACACACAAAGACCCATGAACGTCCCCAACTGGCAGAAGCACTCCAAGAAAGACCAGAAGGGTCGCGGAGTGAGCAAGGGTCAGATGAGAGCCCGCAAACAGGCTCTACGTGCCCTGAAGGCAAAGCTCCTTGTGACAGTCTAGGAAGTGGCACAAGCCCCCTAGGCAAACCACCCCACACCTGCTATACTAAACACATACAAAGGAAACCACCATGGCTCGTCACTCTGAAGTTCTCATCCAAGGCACTGAAGTTCCCGGTCTTCGTATGATCGTAACCGTTCCAGTCGATCACACCTGGGCATCAGAAACCGCCGAGAGCATCTATGGATTTGGTGGCAACACCCAATATATCTGGCGGAAGTCTTGGGAGACTAACCAACCCGCCCCCCGTGGTGGTGGTTCCTCCTCCTCTGGCATGGGTCCTGGAGCTATCCTGATGGGGATGATTGGTCTTATCCTGGTTGCTGGTATTGGTTCCGCCTTCGAGGGTAACGACACCCCCTCAGCTCCTTCCTATGACGCTCCCGCACCTGTTGAGAGGTCATACGTTCCACAGGCACCCGCATCAACATCCTCCTACGATAACGGTCCTTGCCTCACAGCTAACTTTGAACCTTGTTAATATGAAAGACTTTCGTCCCCCACATCACACCACTACTAAAGAAGAGTGGGAGTTTATTTTCCAAACACAGATACATAACTGCGCCCAACTAAAGAACACAGAACTCCAACGTTTTGTGTGTGTAGATAGTATGGGCAACAAAACTACCAAATACGTTATCGAATACAATGACTGAAAAAGAAGTAGAGCTACACTTTGGGAGTGAGTATGAGGCTGGCATTGACTATGGGGATAGTGATGATTCAGACATTTTAGACTACACCAAAGAAGTAAGTGTCACACTAACCCGTTCAGATTGGAATTGGTTTGTTACACTGATGTCAGACTCCGTTAATAAGATGGAGGCTGCAGTTTCTGCACAAGGTATGGATGCTGAGTCCTTCCTTTCTATTGATGTTCTTCGCACTATTCGTAATGAAATCGCAACTCAGAGTGGACTCACTCAATATATTGATTGAGATGCCAGTGGTGGCACCTAAAGGGTATCACTATGAGGCAGTAGAACACAAACAAAATGTAGTGTCTATTTGGTTATGTGGGGGTCCAACATACCTCTACAAGATGGGAGAAACTGCTAGAACTATTCACTCCTTCTATAATATTAAGAAGAAAACCTGGTATGCACCTATCAACTGCAAGAAGCCAGGTAAGGAGGTATCAGTGGATAAGATACGACCTTACACATCAATGCAACTGAACTACAACCCTCTGGAGATGCTACTATATGGCTAAATATATGTTATAATATCATAACATATATCACGAATATGAAGTCCAAAGACCAATACAAGAAAGAGTTTCAATTCACACTGAATACATCCGATGATAAGATCGCGGAAGAGAATATTCTTCACGATTTCGCCAGAGAGGTTTCAGTTATTGATGCTTTCCTACAAGGTGGGAAGGTATCACTAAAGGAGGCAAAACAGCGTATCAAAGATGTATACAAAGTGTGGAAGAACTCACTGAAAAACAACAACCAAATGTAAATGGAACCTTTCCTGCGAATGGCTGTTGATGTAGCTGAGTCTTCACCTTCTAGAAAGAAGGTTGGAGCTGTTCTAATGAATAAGAACAAAGTTATAGCAACAGCCACAAATCATGATTGTAAATCACACCCTCTACAAGCAAAGTGGGCAGACCGTGTGGGACTATCTGAAAAGATATATCTACACGCTGAGATGTCAGCAATGATCAAAGCCCGTGATGACTCAGACAAAATCGTTGTAGTTAGACTAGGAGGACATTCTGGTCACGAACTACGACAATCACGTCCTTGTCCTATATGTGAATCATACCTGAAATATTCGGGTATTGAACACGTATATTATTCCACTGGGAATAACAAATTTACCTATGAATACTGGGGGAAATGATGGAAACGTTCACAGCAACTTGTCCCAAAGACTACGACAGACATCACTATTCAGTTGTCAACAAAGACGGCACGAATAGGATGTTTAGTAGTTGGGAACTCGCACAGAGTTACTGGTGGCATACTAACAAACTTGGTACACTATCACACATCGATGTGATAGACTATAAAGAACAATCAAGAGGTTTTGGAGCATGAACATGTTGGGTAAACAATCAGAGACTGGGATGAAAGTAACCTTTCTTGGTTATATCCCAGAACAAGTGAAGTTCGCAGGATCGGACACACCAGACAAACTGAATACCACTACAACATATACCATTGAACAGGTAAAACGATTCAACTCGTATACCAAGATCAAACTAGTTGGTGATGATCTGTGGTATAATTCAGTTCACTTTAGAGTTACTTAATGGATAACATCTATGGGCGTGAGTATCACAGACATGCTGTTGATTACGCTCTGATGATAGGTGAGTTAGAAGGAACTTACACTCACCTGAAACGAATGTCTTACTTTGAGGATGCTGCTATCCTTGAAGAAATGAAGAAACGTTACTACAAGATCTACTTCCGTACCTTACGTGAAGAAAGAGAAAAAGCAGAAAACTAACCTAATTGAGGATTTTGAATGGTGTTAACTTGGACCGACGAAGAAAAGACAAACCTAACCCGTGCAGAGGTTAGTATTCATGGAGAGAATATCACTCCAGATAAACTAGACAACAAAACTCTACCAACAGATATTCACGTAGTTGAATATGAGATGGAAGGTGTAACTTACTACGACGCGGTTCGTGCATACAAGATGGTTAGTATCTTTGATGTTTATCACGATAAGCTAAAAGGTGGTGGTAAAGTTGTTAGAATCACCAATGGGTATGGTAGCATTAGACCTAACCTGTGGAACAGCAATAAGAGTGAGAAGGGTGATGAGTGAGAGGAAGGCAGAGGACTGGATTAGTGAGTGGAAAGGAATGAATGATGAGTTCATTGAAGAAGACACTATGTTCAGACTTGACATTCCTTCCACTGAAAAGACACAAGAATGGATGGATAGAGAACCATTAATCTTAAAAGTAGATCACTCGAAGTATTATTTTGATGACTGAAGAAGATCTAATGATCAACTGGAAACAGAAGATGATGAAACATTGCACCCACGATTGGGAAAAGCAACTATTACGTGAAGGTGCCACATCATCTGTGACAGCAATGGGTATAATGTCACTAAAGAAACGATACAAAAAGATTATGGGTATTGATGATGATCCAAAGCCACCTGTAGTTCAGTATGCTTCATATTGACACTTGAATAACTGGCACAAGGGGGGTAGGCACCCCCCTTTTTTGTGCCATAATACAGAGGTAAACAACGGGAACCACCCATGCAACTACCTACCCCCCTGCTAAACAGAGGTTACACTATAAACGGCAATACTGCCAGTAGGGTATATCAGCACGGTTTTAGAGTAGAGTTAGAGGCACTAACTACCCTAAACATGCCCATAGGTTTACTAAACTATATTATAAACGAAAACGATATAGAGTGCCCCTGGGCACCAGCAGATGTAGAGCAGTTTGATACTATCTGGCACTATACTGTTACAGATATTAGAGGTGAGATACTAGATAATACATATGGTTTTACAACCTATTATATGTTTGACTCTATTAGAGAGATACATAACGCACTAACAGATATTACAGTAGATAATGCGTTAGATATTATGAATGGCACATCTGAACTATATGCCACCTGCTAAACTGGCACAGGGGGGCTAGGCACAGCCCCCTACACCTGCTATACTAAACACATACCAAACCAATACTATGTTTGAATTGATGTTATTGGCGGGGGTGGCATTCACACCTCTCCAAGGATCAGAAACTATCAATCAATTTTGTTCTGAAGTTGTTGGTATCCCATACGCCAGTGATAACTTCACTGATGAAGAATGGGAACGTTTTACTTATTGTCGCGAATCTATCAAGGTACCTCAAAAATGAAATCAGTTATGTCTGGCGTTTATGGTGCTCTAATTGGCACCGCTTCTGCTATTGTTGTATTTGCTGGGTTGGAGTTCTTCTTCCCTACTCAAGATACATACACAGTTGATCTCAACAAAAGAGAAACTACTTCCCTAAAGATGTCTGTTATTCGCACACCCTGTGGATATGATTATTGTTTCATTCCTGCTATCAAGGAAGGAGAAGCAATTGAGATTGAAACACATAACCCAAACCCTGAGCCCGGTTTCCTTCGCCCTGTAGAATCTACTGATTACTGATATGGATTATCAACCCCCAACTCTCTGTATTCGGAGTATTGAACCAGCTACAACTCCCGGTAGGTTCTTGTTAGATATGCCTTCACTTTGGAGAGAACCAGGAGCATTAGAGGTGGATCAATATACCATCGATTATGTTACTGGTGGGAAATATGAGGTTCCTAAATGTCCCCCAGGTTATCCAAATCCACCAACCCCCGATACACAATGACACCCGAAGAATTTGAAGAGAACGCAAGAATTATCACGGGTGACCCAACATGGTCCCTAGATGATGATGTGACAGTTGAGGAAGTGGCACACACTTCCCCGCAAACACCCTGAAACCTGTTATCTTATAGGAGTGGGAGAGATACACCCCCCACACCAAACAAACCCCCTACAACCCCTTCTAAGTATGAATCTCAAGGCACTGGCACTCACTTCCGTTCTCGCCGTTGGTGGCATCTTTGGATCAGTTGCACCAGCATCAGCTGGCACCTGTTGGTTTGAAAACTACAGTGGTAGTTTGTCTCCAACATATTGTTCCACATATGTTAGGACTAACGCTAACGGACACAGGGTTGTGGATGTTGTTGACTATGAAGGAACCGCAATGACGTTGGTATTCTGGACTGATAGTTCAGTTGAGATTCTCTACACTAACGGGCAATACAATGGTAACCGAGTTGTGGCAACTTGGTACTTCGATGATGATGGTGACCGTCGCATCTACGTTGGTGACTTTGAAATGAGTCTCCGAGTTTGATAACACTGGAGGGTTTATAACCCTCCTTTTTTATGCCATGTTGCCATTGTAGTTGATATGTGTTATAATACCTTTGTCAGGATCAGTAGGGATTATGAAACGCAAAGCAACCAGGAACTTCGACCTTAGAATAAGGTTAGACGGCAACAAGTGGAAGGTAGTTCAGTTAGAAGAAGGTAAGATTATTACCCCAGCTAAGTTGAAAGAACTGAACGATAGACAGATAAGAGATTATACAGAAGAAGTTAAAGAGGTTGACTTAAGTTTTCTATCACCAGAAGATAAGCGTTACTACCGTAAACATAAGTCTAATCCAGATATGGATTGGGCTCTAGATATTCTCTCCTACCCCCCCAACTAAATGAAAAGCAACTACCTTCTTCTAATGTCTCACTGGAAACGAGCAATGACTATGGGTAAGAAACAAGAAGCTGAAGACCTTATGTTACAAATCAAGGAGATAGTTTCTTCTGGTAATGTAACAGATAAGGAGATAACAGCAGGTAAGTTTATTGGTTGGCGTTAAGTAACATAAACTCAGTTTTCCATAACGGGGATGGCAGGGACTACCTACCGTCCCTTTTTTATGAAAATATGGATTTTTACGAGTTTGGGTCTAGTGCCTGACTGGGTTCTCAGGGAGCAACAAACCCCATATCACCCTGATACCACCCCCCTACACAAAACCACAAACTATTGTGCCAGTTGGACTAGTGGCACAACCCCCCTAGGCAAGACCTCCCCTATCGTGTATTGTATAGAAGTGGAGGGGAAACCCACCACACAAACCACTAACTAACCAAATGAACCGCATCCAACTCAACAAAGAACTCACACAACTTCGCGAAGAACGTGAAAAAGCACAACGTGAAGTTGATAACATCCAAGGATGTATGAATGAGTTAATGAGGAAGCGAAATGAGTTGGATATGGAACAAGAAGAGCGTTCAGGTCAGATGTTATTCGACCAGATGTTCGGAGGTTGAGTTAGTAACACAAACTATTCACTAAAACAATGAACACAACAACAATCAACATTCTCAAATCACTGGACATTCTTTCCACTTTGATTCAAGCATTCTATGAGATTGGATATGAACTTGGCACCTTCTATCGCGACCATCTCCATTCACATGTAAAGTTTGCTATTGAATACTCTGGTCTCGTTATTCGTGAGACCTATAGTAACCGCCAAGAGTATTTCACAAAACTGAATAACCTTCGCAACCAAGCTGGTTCATACTTTGTCTATAGCGTGTGACAGTTGGGGAAGTGGCACAAGCCCCCTAGGCAAACCCCTCAGGGGGTGCTATACTATATTCATACCAAAGGGAACCACCCATGACTCATCTTTCCTTCACTCAGACCACACAAAACGCACTCCGTGAGTTAGATCGTTTAGAGGGAATTAAAGTTAGACTCGCTGGTCTGATTGTTGATCTTAAAGAGACACCATCAGCTAACTCTGAAACTTGGGTCAGGATGTATACTGACCGCCTCGTTTCTAATGTTATCCCAGCCATCAAGGAAGTTAAAGAATATCTCACTAGTCAGGATGCACTAGTTACCAAAGCATCCAACTGAGATACTGGCACAAGGGGGGTTGGCAAGACCCCTCAAAACCCCTATACTAAACACATACCAAACAAAGGGAACAACCCATGGCTCAACAAATCAAAATGAGAACACGAGTTTATTCTGATGTGACAGTAAGAGATCCACAGAGATATTATGATAGCGTGTTTCAGGGTTATAATGAGTATTGGACACTATTAGAATCAGATGATCCAAAGTGTATCTTAGTTGAGACTACAGCACAATATGATCTTAACCTGGAAGGACTGAGTTCCTTATATGATATGATCACACCTGAAATGTATCAGTCAACATACAGAACTTATATTGAAGTCTAAGATGTGACAGTTGGGGAAGTGGCACACGCTTCCCCACAAACCACTCCATACCTGCTATACTAAACACATACCAAAGGAAACCAACATGGTTATCGACACTGAAAACTATTTCACCACTGACAACGATCTTCTTCAGACAGTATCACAATTCATTCTCTCACTGAATAATAAATTGATCAGTCAGAATGTGAACTTTATGGAGTCTATTGGCGTTGATACTTTGACTGACTTCAACCAACAACTCATCCTTGAATGTGAAGAATACAAGTGTTATGATGTATAATGAGATTACTTATTCTCTTCTTGTTTGTTACTGGGTTTCTAGTCCTTAGATTCGGAGTTGTCCCCCATGACAACTACGTATTCGATTGTGATAATATCCCACAAACAACAATCAACACCATCGCCTGTGGTGGTTAACACTCAACCTCAACTATTTCACCATGACTGATACCAACAAGGCTCAAACAATTGAAGAGCTGAAAGCTGAAGTTTCTGAACTGAAGGCAGCTAGGAAGGAAGAACTTCTGGCACAGGCAGAACAACGAAAGCAAGATGAGGAACTTCGTTCACTCGAACTTCAGAAACAAGCTCTAGAAAGTGGTTCCCTCCCCTCCCCCACAGGCACACCTCAGTCACTACAACGTAGGATGACTGATATTGAAAACGCACGAGTTCGCACCTGGGCATATGCACTAGGAGCTTATTTCACTGGTCCTATCATGCCAGCTGTGGTGGCTAATCGTACTAAGAATTGGACACCTTTCTGGGCTGGATTGGGTCTTGGTATTGTATCTCTCCCCCTAGCATTTGCTGACCTTGGTATCATCTCCTCTGTTCCTGCAGCTGCTTTAGGAACTGTACTTCAGGCTCAGAAATCTAACAAGAAGCGTGAGGAGTTGGGTATTGTTTCCCCTGAGGAAGCTGACCTTCTCCGTTTCAAACAGTTCTGATTAAGTTACATCTCTGACCTCCTCAGTTTATACTGACGACTAAACCAACTGAGAGCGCTGGTCCCCTCTCACAACTCACCTTATCTAACTATCTACTATGGCTATTTTCTCCGAAGAGTTCACCAACAGCATCAAGTCTAAAGTTGATTCAGTGAAGGATAAATTCACAGGTATCAACATCGGGAAACAGAGTGTTGTTGCTATTGTGGGAGGTACGTTGGTATTCTCTACCCTCGCAGTTGGTGCAGTTGGTGCTACAGTTCGTCAGGTTGTTGGTTCTAACATGGCAAAACAATGTAATGTGGCTGTTGGTAACTATGTGGAGTTGGCTGAAGTTCAGGAAACCGAACTAGTGAGGGCTAATGGATATATTCAATCGGTTCTAGAAAACCCTTGGAGCGCCCTAGTCCTTGGTGCTAGGATGTCTGAGATGGCAGACGAGATGAGTGCTCGTTGGGATGAGATTGGTGAAGCTGATGATAACTATTTGGAGGCATGTGTTCCTGATAGTGACTTCAAACAATGGGTGTTTGGTGGATATGTTGAAGCCGATCGGGAAGCTAAGTGGGAAGCAGAATCTACCCTAGAAGATACTCGCCAAATCACAATCAAACTCTCTGAACAACTCGGATGAACAACCCTTTCGCCTCACTAACTACCGAAGAGTTTATCTCTCTATCTGATGCATGTGCTCTCTCTGAACAAATGTGGAGGGAGCGCTCCCGTTCTATAAAAGCAGGGGAGCCACGTTGGTTTTTAGATGGCGAACCTATGTTTACTGAGGAGGAATGTCGCTCAGAGATGAAACGATATCGTGAGTTACAGAAACGAGTTTCCTGGTTCACCCTCACACCAGAGGAGAGGGAGGGTGTGCCAGTCTAAGAAGTGGCACAACCCCCCTAGACAAACCCCTCCTTTTCTGCTATACTATTCACATACAGACAAAACACTATGGCTAAGAATCTCCACCTAGAACACCCAGAAGACCAGCTCCTCACTGGTGACGATAGTGTCATCAGTTGGTTCTATGCAACCTCTAGTTCCTCTGTGAAGATGGATGGGGCTCCTGCTATTGTATGGGGAACTAACCCTGAAAATGGTGAGTTCTTTGTTGGAACTAAGTCAGTGTTTAACAAGAAGAAGATCAAGATATGTTATACTCAGAAGGATATTACAACACTATATGGCCATCAACCTAATGTGGTTGCTATCCTCACTGCCTGTTTGGCATACCTCCCCCGCACTGATGTAGTGTATCAGGGTGACTTTATTGGCTTTGGTGGTGATGATACTTACACCCCAAATACTGTCACCTATGTGTTCCCTGAGGTTGTTGAGGAACGTGTTATCATGGCACCCCATACTTTCTATGTGGGTGAGAAGATGACTGAGATGGATGCCTTCCCTATCTTATCCACTCTAGATGAATCACGTCACGTTCACTTTGTTCAACCTACCGTGGATATCTACAACAATAAGGCAAACTGGGAAGAGTTTCAGCGTTGTTATGATGAAGTGAAAGAGGTAGATGGTTTCCTAGGTATCAAGAGAGCCGCAGAGGCAAAGATCATCATCAACCAGTTACTCCGTAACAACAAGTATCTTAGTATTCCACTATTGACTGAGATCTTTGGTACTAAAGAGATGGCTATTCTGTACACCTTCGCACTACATGAGAAGTTCAGAATCCTTGAGGATGCTATCTACTACGATGGTCCCCAGTGTTTGTTAGATGGTGATGATGTAGAGGCTGAGGGTATTGTTAGAACCAATCAGTTTGGTTCTATGAAACTCGTCAATCGTTACATCTTCAGTGTAGCAAACTTCAACAACAGTAAGTTCAGAGAGGTTAAGTAATGATTGACTTCGATACTCTAACCCACGAAGAACTAGAGAGACTATCTGATGACTGTGAAGACTTTCTTCTTCATAGAAATATACCTCTAAGGTCACATTCCTATGAGAATATCATCAGACATGCTATCTTGGAAGGATACCAACTCTCTCGGTATCCTGGTGTGACACCTGGGAAACTGGCACAAGACCCCTAGACAAACCAGACCACACCTGCTATACTATATTCATACCAAACAAACAACCCATGCAACTCACAGCACAACACGCAAACATCGTTGTTGATTTCTACCCTGTCAAGTACTCTGATGGCACTATCAGTGAGCGTCTAATGTATAAAACAGTGAAGTTCGTTGGTTCACCTGCATCTAAGTCATATATCAACAAAGAATCCTTTGAAAAGGAAGTTGATTCTCGTGTGTATGGTTTTGGTTATGAGGTAACTGATCTACATACAGAGCCACAACTCTTCAACTCTGCACTTGTTCAAACTCGCTGGTCATAAGTATGAATTACACACAACGTTTGTATGAGGCTGAACAACTCTCTACTATGTGTTACCTTTGTAATATTGACCTAACGGAATGTATTACAGAGGTTTCTGATTACCTAGAGTTGGGTTATAATGACAGTAAAGATATTGCCTCAGGTACCTATAAAGTTCTCTCAACAATGAATCCCCATGAGCCTATCAAATGAATCAATGAGCAAGCTTGTCGATAACATTGCCTCTGATGTTTTCCATCTTATTGCTTCTGACCCATACTATACTGAGACCTTTATGAATCTATTACCCGGTGCAATCACTGAGGTTATTGGTGATACTTCCCCTGAACTTATTGGTGAGTTGGGTGGTAGAATCATGGACAGAGTTGGGGTTGATGGATGTGATGTCAATTCCGATAAAGTATGGGAGCAAAGGTATAGATCTCTGTTTCACTATGTTAAAAAGAACTACGCATCAGAGTATGTTGATGGGGCAGAATATGGTCAGATGGGTACAATGTATGGAGATTTTACTAGTACCTCGGAGTTAGACTGATGCCATCATTTACACCCTATGGTAGATACCAACTAACATCAGTTCAGGTAGATTTGATCCTACACTGCATGAGTGAGTATAAAGGACTCACCACACAGGAAGATAACGAGAGGAGAAAGATTGTAGAAGAACTTAGCAACTCTTTTGCTGATACTGACCCATCAGATCCTTACCTAGATCATTACTATACTTGTGACTATTGATGAATGAACTCTTTCCTTTTCCTGGTTTCCAGTATAGATTAGACTATACAGATAACGGAACCCCAAAGCTATGTTGGTTTGAATGTGAGGATCATTTAGCCAAACATATATCTAGATACAAACTAACAAAGAAAACTCACAGGGCAAAGATCCAAACCCCTCGCGGTGTGAAGTTGGCGAAAGACCCGCTAGCCACCAAACCAGCCAGGAAACGGAAAACCACCCCCTCAAAACCCAGTGATACCAAGGGTTCTAAAGTATCAAAAACTACAAAATCCATAACGAAGGGCAAGAAGGTAGAAACACCCACCCCCTCCCGTAGGAAAGCGAAGAAATCAGTTTTTAGTACCGTGGAGGACTTCTTTACCAAATGATTGTACCTAACGAATCAGAATTGCTTCACCTAAAGATACAAGCAGCAATGAGGGAGAATGCTTTTCCTCACAATCAGTTGATGTATCTGGGTGAGAGAGAAGATCAACACTGGTATCTAATAGCAGGAAAACATGAAGTGCCGGTAACAATGTTAGAAGGATTTGAGAGGATTGATGATGAAGAATGATAAACTAAAGACATATCACCTAAAGGTAAAGTTTATGGATGAACTAACCTATGGTCAGTTTATTACAGCACCCAGTGAAGAGGAAGCCATGAGACTTTTCATTGAGGAGTATATCTACATCGCATCGGAGAGAGACACATGAACCACAATAAGGTAGCAGAGGCTCTTCATGAAGAAGTAACTGATTATATCTTTAAGAACCATTATCGCCATATCAAATCAGTTTATACTGATGTTGTTGAGGAATACATAGAGAGGGAAGTGGGTCCTCTAACTGAGAAGAACCACAAACAACTAGTTAAACAACTCGTTAAATTCTACATCTCCTGATTGAGCTTTTCGTTATGTCTTCACCATCAGCATTCACACCAGCATTAGGTCTAGAAGTTGAATACAGGGGCTTTGTGGGTTATATCAAGTTTATAGATGAAGAATATTTAACAGTGTGTGTGAAGAAGAAAGAGCACCAAATGTTTGGTGATGTTTGTATGGTTGTGTATCCAAGTCAGTGGGAACACATTAAACTAATGGGCGGACCTCACAGAGACCGCTAGGACAGTTGGAGAAGTGTCACAAGGGGGGTTCGCAACCCTCCTTTTTTATGCTATACTATATTCATACCAAAGGGAACCACCCCCATGACTATCAACTTCAAAAGTCTATTCATCACCACTTGTGTGGGTCTCACCCTAATACTAGGGAGCTTCGCTTTTACCAGTGATTATGGTACTGAGACCGGGCGTGGCGAACAGACTGAGAGCCCTTACTACGGACCCGCTTTCTAAAGTGGCACAAGGGGGGTTGGCAAGACCCTCTACACCTGCTATACTAAACACATACCAAACAAGGAACCATGTTCAAACTTCAACTTAAGTGGCAGAAAGGAGGTGAGTGGATTGATACAGTATACGCTCCTACAGAATACGCAACAGCTTTCTTTCGTTGGAGACAGTACCAAGAGCTTTGGGGTGATACTCACACCTATCGCCTCCTCGATGTGACACCTCAGGAAGTGGCACAAGCCTCCTAGGCAAACCACCCCACACCTGCTATACTAAACACATACCAAACAAAGAACCATGAATTTCAAGTCCTTCCTTCTCTCCTCTCTCATCGTTACCACTGGGCTAGTAGCTTCAGCACCAGGAGCCAAAGCCGCTGAATGTTTCAATGGTGATGGATATCGGGTTTGTATGGAGAGCTTAGGCATGAATCGTTGGGAAGTATCCTTTGAGAACAATCACGGATCAGAGTTTATGGAGGTTCAGTGTATTGGCAAGAGTGTGAGTGATTGGACCTCACGGGGTGATTTGAGTCAGTCTGAAGCACAGTATCTCGCAGAGGAATTCTGTTCCTGGTAAGATACACCAACTAACCAACTCTACACTATTATCATGTTTGTATCCTTCACTGAAATCCAAGACTACATTCGCGAAGATCAATACACATATAGTGAGCGCCAGTTCCGCTCACGCAAGTATAAAAAGAACGAACGTCGTTACCAACGTCGCCAGAAACAACAACAAAGAGACCGCACCTACGACGTGTGACAGTTGGAGAAGTGGCACACGCTTCTCCGCAAACCCCTAAGGGGGTGCTATACTATATTCATACCAAAGGGAACCACCCATGACCACCACCACTCCAAACCTCTACAACGAAGCTATCCGTCGTTTGGCTGACGGGTTCTCCTCAGAGTTCGCTGAGTTCTGTGCAGGAGACGAGAGGGTTCACGAGATCATGATGGAACTCGCTAGTGAGTTCGTAGAAACTAATATCCCTGTAGTGAGTGAGGACAGCCAGACTGACGTGGCATCTGAGCTCCTCATGAGTATCACAGTCACCAAGGTGTGACAGTCTAGGAACTGGCACAAGGGGGGTTGGCAACACCCCCCAAACCCCTTATAATAAACACATACCAAACAACCCAGACCATGAACTTCAAGAAACTCTTCCTTTCCGCCCTCGCACTTGGTTCAGTTGTAGCCCCTTCAGCAAACGCTGGTTATACCTATGAGGGTTATCACTTGATGGATGGTTCTGACTTTCCTGGTTATGAGAGAGTGGCAACCCCAATGATTCAGGCTCTCAATGAAATGGGTGTTCCTGTTGTTGATGGTGGTAAGAATAACGTAGAAATGTGTATTCCTGAAGAGGAAAAGATGACTCTTGGTTTCTACGTTCCAGCATCCAATGTGATGGTTATCTGTACCAAGTCTATCCCAGGTTGGCTCCAGATGGAGACACTTACCCACGAAACAGTTCATGTCATCCAAGACGCACGGGCTGGTATTGATAACGGAGATTTGGGAGAGGCACCAACCGATCACCTTATCACCCTCGCTAATGAGATGGATCCCGATAAGATGAATATCATCTACAGCCTCTACGATGAGTCTGATTACGCAGTAGAGATTGAAGCTTTCTACTTTGAAACAGAACCCCAGGTGGTTATGAATGAGATCCAGAAGTGGGCATTCTGATACACTAAGTAACACTCACCAAACACACTAACTAACAACATCATGGGCACACGTTCACGCATCGGTTATCAACTTCCAACTGGCAATATCGTTTCTGTGTATCATCATTGGGATTCCTATCCTACGTGGTTGGGTAAGAGACTCACCAAAAACTATATCACTGATAAAACTATCACCGAACTGATTGATGGTGGTGATATGTCATCTATCGAGAGTAATCGCGACTGGGATCTTAATGAAGTTGCCCCACATGTTCAGTATTATTCACAACGTGGTGACACTGGATGTGAACCCCTCCTTCACAAAAACCAAAGAGAGTTTATCAAAACCACTGTAGACTGTTGGGGTGAGTATTCCTACTTATACAGGAATGGACGTTGGTTCTGTTATGATGAGAAGGGTAAGTCTGTTTCACTGAAGAACTTATGATTAGCAAACTGTTTTCACTATCTGTTGTTCTTGCGGGTTCTATCTTACCCGCACAGGCATACCCCAATATCGTATATTGGGAACGCATTGATTGTAACCTCATCACCGAAACTATCCAGAAGTGTGATAGGTACAATGGGCAGAATGGAGTTTTCATCGAATCATACTACCTGGACATATACACAAACGAACATAGCTTTATAGATCCACGAGGACCTGAAATAGTTGTACCTGATGTAATAGAAGAAGAGACACTAGATGATATCCAACCTGATGTAGAATACAACGAACCGATAACAACAACAGACCCACTCCTGAATGATAGTTACTGATTTTTCCATATTCCTGTCGGCAACCACCTCCTACCATACCCCCTGCCAAACCGATATGGTTTTTTCACCTTTCCCGTCTAGTGGCTCACTGGTGTCTCAGCGAGGCACAAATGAGATTTCACCCCCATACCACCCCTCTGACCAAAACGGATCATGAAACGCTACGGACTTTATTGGCTGAGAGCTATCACCCTGGGAGCTGGTTTGAACTTTGTTTTGACTGGTTACCTTATGGGTCACCAAAAGTGGAAGTTTCAACATGCAGCTCCACTCTCAGCGTTTATCTGTGTGAATCTATCGTATGTGGCAGATCGTCTTATCTTTGGCGATAAGAAGGAACCTGAAGATTTAGATCCAGATACTATTGTTATATCAACCCCACACTGTTGCCCCGTATGTTCAGAGTATCCTTGCACTTGTGACAGTTGGGAAAGTGGCACAACCCCCCTAGGCAACACCCTCTGAACCTGCTATACTAAACACATACCAAAGGAACCAACCATGAAAGTCTCTCAGGAAGTTTTCAAGAGTTACATTCAGATACTGGATGAAAACACACAAACATCATGGGATATCCTAAATGTTTTGAATGATATTGTTAGAGGTGACTGGGATAACTCAGTCCAGTATTGTTTGGAAAATCCATCAGGCGACCCTATGGATGATTTCAACTACGCAGGCAGTCGCCACCACTATTGATCACTAACTCACCACACCAACTAACAACTATGACACGCACTCCAATCACAGTTACCCTCAAGCGTAGCGAATGGGAATGTTATACAGACACTCCTGATACTATCATCGAAACCATCAACACATACTTCTCTTATGTGTTATCAACTAAAGATAACGCATTTGATGCACAAGCTGAGATATTTAAGTTTCTGAATATGTTTAGTGAGTTTGGGTTTATGGATAGTGAGTGCCTAGAATGTGCAACTAGAGTTATCAATCGTTACTTTGATTCATATCTTTCCCGCTGGAGTCAGGTGGGTGATGTGACAGTCTAGGAACTGGCACACGCTTCTCCGCAAACCCCTCAGGGGGTGCTATACTATATTCATACCAAAGGAACCAAATGAATTTCAGAACACTAGCACTCACCACCACCCTGGCTCTCTCCACTGTCCTAGGTGGTTTGGCTCCTGAAGCTAAGTCAGCTGACTTTTGTGACAACATCCCCGGCAACTCGGGATACGTTTGTGTTACCATGGGTCTCTGGTTCGACTTGGTTGAGGCAGACATACCCGCCTTTGGTGGTAAAGAGTCATTACACATCACCTGTGACGGTGGCTGGTCCTACCGTTCGAATGGCAACTGGAACAAAGACGCCGCTTCCCTTGTGGCTAAGGAGTACTGTGAAGGTGCTGGCTGGAACAGCCACTCCGAGGTGTGACAGTTGAGGAAGTGGCACACGCTTCCCCCAAAACCCCTCAGGGGGTGCTATACTATATTCATACCAAACAAGGAAACCAATGTTCCCACACCTCCACATCTCTGAATCAAACCTCGGACCTCACACCTCCATGTTTTTCAAAGTATCATCACAACCACAAGATGAGTGGCAGAATGGCATTTTCCATAACTCACCTTATGGTATCTTCCACCTTCATTCTGAGAAAGGTGTTTATAAGTTGGAACTATCTTCCTCAGGTTTGAATACACCTAAGTTCAGAAAGTGTAAGTGTGAAGATGAACTTACCGCACTCACTAAGATTCGTCAGTGGATGGATAAGTTCTGATATTATCTAACACAAACCACTCACAACAAACTATCATGAACCGACTAGAACTACTGACCCAACGTGAACAACTGATGGAGAGGATTGACTCTATCTGTGATGAATTCTTTTATAAGAACTATAATGGAGATACGTCAGAAGCAGATGAATTAGTTCGTATTCTATGTGATGCTGTTTGTGAAACCATAGACCCAGCGGGTATGGTGTGACAGTTGGACTAGTGGCACACGCTTCTCCGCAAACCCCTCCTCACCTGCTATACTATATTCATACCAAAGGAAACCGACCATGTTCCAAGTCTGTATTGAAGATTCACTAGATCACCGTCATACAGTTGATGAGTTTGAGACTCTGGAAGAAGCACAAGAGTGTTATAACGAGTGTTTGAAGATTGGTCCTGAGGGTTATGAACTCTCTGTTGAGTTAGAGCAAGTTATTGGCGACCATGATGATTATATTTCAATTGATTTCACCGAGTGGTTTACACAAGAGGAGTGGGATGTGGCTCATCCATGGAATGAGAAGGAAGGAGTATGGGAAAACATAGACTGATGTGACAGTTGGAGAAGTGGCACACGCTTCTCCGCAAGACCCGCCTCACCTGCTATACTATTCACATACCAAACAAAGGAAACCAAATGACCACCACCCAAACCAAAACCGAGTTCCTCACCGAGGCAATGATCGAACAGGTGAACAACCTCTGGAAGGTTTATAACGTGGAGTCAGGTCACACCATCACCCCACTCCTTAAGTATGAAGTGGCTAAGAAGTATATCAAGGTCTATCGTCTTGATGTTGTCAATGGTGAGATTCGTGACGGTCGTTCTGTGTTTATGTTTATCGATAAGGAGACTGGAGCAGTTCTGAAACCAGCCAGTTGGAGAGCACCCGCTAAGGGTATCCGGTTCTACATTGAGTCGTTGGCAGAGAACCCTGAGCTGGTTGATCAATACGGTTCATTCCTCTACCGTCGCTGATGTGACAGCCACCAAGGTGGCACAGGGGGGCTAGGCAGCTCCCCTTCTTTATGCTATACTATATTCATACCAAAGGAACCCGATGACCCTGACTCTCCGCCCCCACCAACTAGAAGCACTTCAGGTGATGGCTGAGACCCGTCTTGGCCAGATATTAGTTCCAACCGGTGGTGGTAAGACCCTTATCGCTATCATGGACGTTGTGAGGACTCTAGAGAACGCAGGAACCCCTCAGACTATCGTTGTGGTAGCTCCCCGTATCCTTCTAGCTCAGCAACTCTGTAGTGAGTATATGGAGGTTCTGAGCGACCAGTTCGCCAACGTTATCCCCGCCCATATTCACTCAGGTCATACACCTCACTTTTCTACCACTAACATTCAGAAGATCCATCTTTTCGAGAAGATGATGGATACCGCCAACCTCCACCGCATATATTTCACCACATACAACTCACTTCCACGTTTAGCAGAAGCAGGTGTAAGTGTAGATACTATTATGTTTGATGAGGCACATAACTCTACTCGTAATGACTTCTATCCCGCTACCAAGTATTTCTCACAGACCGCTAGTCGTTGTTACTACTTTACAGCAACTCCCCGCCACTCTGTAACATCCAAGAGACACGGAATGAACGAGTCTGATGTATACGGACAGGTTATCTACAATGTTCCCGCTCCTACACTTGTACAAGGTGGTTTCATCATCCCCCCACAGGTTCTTGTTAAAGAAATGGAGTTCGTAGCTAAACACGAGCTCATCTCACAACGTGACACAAACCACCTCATCTCTTGTATTGATGACAACAACACGAGCAAAGTTCTAGTTTGTGCTAAGTCTGTCAAACAGATCATGCGTATGTTTAGTGAGACCGATATCAGCCAACAACTTGATGATCGTGGTTTCTCCTATATGTACATCTCAGCTAAGACTGGTGGTGTTATCAATGGTAAGAAAGTATCACGTACTATGTTCTTCGATACTCTAAACGAGTGGGGTAAGGATAACGACAAGAAGTTCATTGTACTTCATCATTCTATTCTCAGTGAAGGTATCAACGTGAGTGGTTTGGAGTCAGCTATCTTCTTACGTACCATGGATCATATTACTATCTCCCAAACGATTGGACGTGTGATAAGACTTCACAAAGATGATGCTCAAGGTATGAGAGAGGGTACGATTCGCCCCGGTGATCTTAACTCCTACACTAAGTCGTTTGGTTTGTGTATTGTTCCAGTTTATTCTAAGACACAACAAACCGTTGCTAAGTCTCTTCAAGCAGTTGTCAATACCGTCTTTGTTGAAGGTGAAGCAGCAACCACAGTTGTGAGGCGTTAGTATGAATTATCAAAACCAAGCTCTTGTGATACTTCTAGGTCTAATGTTCATAGCTGGTATTAACGTACTTCACTACGAACAACAATGGCAATGTAGGATGCATCAAACCTATTGTTTTGTTTCTGAATAATACCATAGGTAACCCTTCCAACGCGAACCCCATTTGATTGAAGTACAAATACCCTTCCCACGATCCTCCTCGTTAAAGGATCTCATCGCAGCACTAATAGAGTCAAACACGGGTGTAACATGACCGCTCTTATGAACTCCATAGACTTGTTTCTTATTCTTAGCGTGTTTATGAATCCACCATTTATGACCATATGCAGTGCCCTCTCGATCTATACTACGACGGATACTTGATGGAATTCCGTTTACATATTCAGCGGCAGCAACCCAACCATGAAAGGTCTTTATCTTACCCGTTTCAAGGTTACGACATTTGATCACGTTCTTATCATGTTTCTTAGGTTTCTTCTTCCGTTGATAACCCCAACGCCTATCCCCTTTATGATATGACTCTTTATTATTCAGCTTCTTAGTCTTATGCTCCATCACTAAAACGTTGTACTCAGGGTTATACTTATTCATCCAATATTCCACTCGTTCAGTAACCTTATTCTCATTCACTTCTTCTAGTATGCGTATAGTGAAGTCATCGGAGTTATAGTAACCCAACGCATTCGACAGAGGAGTATTTTCCTCCTTATGATTCTTAAGGATATTAGACCAAACTTTATTCAGGGGAAGCGTATCATAACCAATGTATTTGTGAGAGGTTTGTCTATTCAAGATGATGTAGATGTTTGTGATACTCACGCCAGATACTCTCTATTCTGATTGTATATATAAACATTATCTTTTTTTATCACATATCGTTCATCATCTCCCTATTGAATGTTATAATAGAAAGGAAGAGATAAACGTATATAACCAACGTAATCACCTAAGGAAAGGTTATCTAATAGAAGGAACTAATCAATACATTAACCAACGTAATCATATAGGGGAAGGTGAATAGAAAGCCCTATAGAAAGAACCCCTTATTCAATACAATCCCCAAGGTAATAACCAATAAGATAGTATCATATAACGAGGTCTTTAGGTTGCTCTAAGTCTCTCCTAAACTCCACTGCCCGTTGCAACCTAAGCCCGTTATAACACGGGACTTCGGAAAAGTCAAGGGATCTCCGAAAAACTTAATATTTCTCCCCTCCCCCCTGGACTCCTGTGCCAATTCCCAAACTGGCACACGGAAACCCCAAAACCCCTCCCAGTACCCTATACTATATTCATACAAACAAAGGGAACACCCCATGACCAAAGCAACTCAGAGACCTTCCACCCAGAGCCGTTACACCAGTCAGGTAGCCCGGGACCGTAAGGCAGCAGCACTCCAGAGGGCTGAGGAGCGTCGCCTCACTGGCTCATGTGGAGAGGATCAGGTGAACCGCCTCTACACTGTGACACTCTGATAACTGGCACAACCCCCCTTGACCCCACCCCCTCTATACCCTATAATATAGAGGTAGGGGGGGAAACCACTCTACACTCACTCTAAACTCTCTAAACATGAAAACGTTTCGTTACTCATCCGCCGATCTTAACCAGGGCATGGCTAACCTACTCATCAGCCTCGAGCACGGGGTGGCAGCTGATAGGGTACAGGTTAACCCTATCGAGGTGGGTACCCCAGTAGTTTCATACGTAACCGATACCACTCGCCGCGGTACTCACGTTATCGTAGGGTTCGCTCGTGGCACCACTACCGAGGCTAACCCATGGGGCACCGAGGGGCTTAAAACCGTTTACCAGGTGGCATGGGTAGCTGAGGCAGTGAGGTTCATACCTGAGGCAGTTGTACCTATCGTGAGTACCACCCGGGCTAACGAAGAGATGGCACAGGCTCTGATGGTAGCAGCCCTGGCACCCCGATACTGATAACCGATATACAGGGGGGCTCTCAGTAGCCCCCTCTATACAACCCCCTATACAGAACACCAATGAACAGCCAACAGCATCTCGACTCTCTTGTATCAGAACTAGCCCAGGGCGGTTGCCAAGAGATCGCAGTTATCAAGCTCCCCTCTATGGCGAAGAGGAACCACAAGACCCTGTTCAGCCCACCCAACCGTAAAGGACCTAGAGCCAAGGTTTCAGCCTGATCACCCTACTCACTCATCCCCCTACACTCTGAGAACTATGAACAACATCGATAACCTGGCTATGGACCGTTTGGATCAGTTGGCTTCTATGGTCAACCATCACATGGAGAACGGAAACGAATCACTCGCTGAACTCTGTGATCAGGAGGCACGGGACCTACTGAACGAACTGGAATCCGAGGACTACACTTTCTGGGTAATGCAGGACCTCAGCGGGCTGGAAGCCTAGGGACAGGTTACCCAGGGGGACAGATCGACAGTCCCCCGAATCGACAGGTCCCCCGCCCGTTGAGCCGATACCCCCGGATCGCGATACCAAAAGCAATAGGGGACCCAACTCGCAACCTACAAAAGTAAATATCGACTTCTATATCTCCCTCTTCCATTTTATTTTTCCCAGGGTCACCGAGCCCCAGAGGTCGCCTATATTATTACCCCCCGTAGGGGATCTTCTTCCCAGTTTCCCAGGGTTCCCAAAATTTCCCCAGGTAAAAATATTCCCCATAAGGTTACGCAGTAAACACGGAGTGTTTCTCTTCAAGTATCTCCCTGTCACTCTCACTCTCATTATAACACACTGATGCTCTATATTACACACTGATACTCTGAGGTTCTAAACACAGAGATATGGTGTGGAACGTAGTGAAACTATGGTAGAATGTAGAAGTTCTATATACAACAGTTGTTACCCCTATATGAATGAAAAAGGAAAACACGTTTATCACTGAGTTACAAGAGAATGTCTCCACGGGAGATCTAATGGCTTCTATTCCTCCACAGGTCCTCTCAGAGATGGGATGGTATGAAGGTACAGAGGTCCGTTGGGTCGTCGATGGAAACGAGTTAGTTCTTATGGAGGCTTGATGTCTTCTGTAAGTTAGAAATCTTATGAAGTCTTAGAGACTAAAAAAATGGCACAAAAAACATCCCTGTATCATATCTACGTCAACAAAGAGCCCATCTATGTCAATCTAGATGAGGATGATTTTAAGCGAGAATATAGTTACCTGTTGGGGTTTTTGGAGTTGACTAATCTAAAGAAAGATGCTACAATAGAGTATGAGGAGTGTGAGACGATACTCGGTTTAGAGTCGTCTTACTAATCCTACATACTAGTATGAACACATTAATGGAGTATTGAAATGGCAAAGGGTTTCACCGTGAAGGCGAAGACACCCCCTAAAGGAACCGAAGCTAAAAAGGCATCGGAATGGGATTATGATAAGGCTAAGGAGATTATGCGTGGTAAGAGCGTAGTATTCTGTCTCCCTGGTCGTGGCGTTAGTTATACGTATCTAAAGAACTTCGTTCAACTATGTTTTGACTTAGTTCAAATGGGAGCTTCGATTCAGATCTCTCAAGACTATAGTTCAATGGTTAACTTTGCACGTTGTAAGTGCTTAGGTGCCAACGTCCTACGGGGTCCTGATCAGATTCCATGGGATGGTCGCCTTAAGTACGATTACCAACTCTGGATTGATAGTGATATCGTATTCAACACTGAGAAGTTCCTACAACTTGTTCTAATGGACAAGGACATCGCTTCTGGTTGGTATTGTACTGAAGACGGACGTACCTCCTCTGTAGCCCACTGGCTAGAGGAAGATGACTTTGCCAAGAATGGTGGTGTCATGAACCATGAGAACCTAGAAACAATGGCTAAGCGTAAGAATCCTTTCACGGTTGACTACACTGGCTTTGGTTGGGTCCTTATCAAGAATGGTGTATTCGAACATCCTGAGATGAAGTATCCATGGTTCGCACCTAAGATGCAGATCTTTGAATCTGGTGATGTACAAGATATGTGTGGTGAAGACGTTAGCTTCTGTTTAGATGCTATCGAAGCTGGATTTGAGATCTGGTGTGACCCTCGTATCCGTGTTGGACACGAGAAGAGTAGAGTTATCTGATATAGAGGAGGGTCTTGACAACCCTCCTTTTTTATGCTATAATTACGGAGTACCGTCAAGGAGTAACTTCCATGATTAATATTTTCAGAAACAGCAAACGTATAAACAACCCCAATGTTCCAGACAGTTATCCTGTTCCCTTTCGTCACGCTGTCGATGTTTTGATCAACCAGCATCCACAGAGTACTATTACTAGAGAACATCTTTGTAGTCTCTTGAATAGGGAGAACGACGAAGAAATCAACTACGCTATCAAACTCGGCATTTGGGATTGCAAACATGCCGGTGTTATTGAGCAAGTATCTACAGACTACTATAGAATTACAGATAGGAAGAGTAAACAATGACTCACCTATATGATATAATCATAGAAGGTCAGGTTATTCATAAGGGAGTATGTGAAGAGGAGTTTCTAGATCTTATGGAGATCTTCTCTTCCAACTATTATGAATGTGGGTTCCCCCATCCTGACACCATCTCTCACACAATGTATACTAAGGAGAACTAATGTACGGAAACACTAAGACTCAGGATGCGGCAAGACCTAAGAGAACCTCTCAAGGTCGTTCAGCAAACACTAAGATGAGTGCTACCTCACGAAACTCTCGTAAGAAGCGTTACCGCGGACAAGGTAGATAAGATATCTAACCACCTCTAAATACTAGGGGTGGTTTTTTAGTGCTATTTCTTTATGGAAGTGTTGCATGAGTTTTTGAATGTACATCCAGATGACATGTGGGTGTATAACAAACTACAACTTTGTCGTAAGTTGGAGTATATCTGTGGACCTCTAGGGGCACCAGTACCCTTTCCTGGTTGGTATATCCTTAAGCCCGCTATAAACTTCCTTGGTATGGGAAGGAACTCAAGAAAGATATGGTTAACTCCTGAAGATAAGACAGAAAACTTTGGAATACCGGGTGAGTTTTGGTCTGAGTTCTTTGTAGGGGAACATATTAGTATAGATTATCACAAAAGACATCAGATATTAACTGTCAAGGGATACCCAGAGGATAAGAAACACATCTCTGAGTGCTCTAGATGGAAGAAGTGGACTAAAGTTGATAGAGAAGTACCATTCCCAGAAGTATTAGGGGATGTATGGAGGAACTATGCTACTATTAACATTGAATGCATTGGTGGAAATATGATTGAAGCCCATGTTAGGGGTAACCCTGACTTTGTTTGGGGTAATGAAGAAGCTATTCCAGTGTGGAAAGGTGATAGAATAGATCCACCGGATGGTTATACATATGTCAAGAGTCCAGATTACGAAAGAGTTGGGTTCTACATCAAGTAAATAAAGTATCAGGGGATAGAAACCCCCTTAAAAGTTCTATAACTGTTGTTTTTAGGACTATAGTACTATGGGAAGACCAGTAGATCGTTCAGAAGGAGTTCTTTTAGTCACCGATTATGGTGCTCTTGAGTGGGCGTTGAAGAAAAAGAAGGAAATGTCTAAGAGATGTCCGTCATGTTCTTGTCAGACAAAGGCAACTTCCTGATAATACACTAAATACAACTAAATACGCAACAATAATGGCAGAAGTCACACGTATTTCTAGGGCATTTAAGGACATTAGTCTCTCGTTCAAACCTCATCCGGTTACGGGAGATATTTCTGTGCTCAAAAACGAGAGAGCGATCAACAAATCTGTACAGAATATCGTCGAAACCATTCCTGGTGAGAAGTTTTTCAATCCTAACTTTGGTTCTGACGTTAGATCAATGCTTTTTGAGTTAGTTGACTTTGGTAGTTCCGCATTAATTGAGGATCAGATCCTAACTTCCATTAATAACTACGAACCAAGAGTTAATAAAGTAAAAGTATCGGTAGATCCGAGACCTGATACTAATGAATTCGAGGTTACTGTTAATTATGAAATCATAGGACAACCATTTCCTTCCCAAACATTCACATTCATCTTAGAGGCAACTAGGTAATGGCATTTACTAAGTTCACTAACCTAGATTACGACCAGATTAAGGCGTCTATTAAGGATTATCTAAGAGCAAACTCAGATTTCACTGGGTTTGACTTTGATGGTTCTAACTTTTCTGTGCTAATTGATACTTTAGCATACAACGCCTACATCAACTCAGTAAATGCCAACATGATTGTCAATGAATCCTTTTTGGATTCAGCAGTCGTTAGGAGAAACGTGGTTTCTCTTGCTGGAAATATCGGATATCTACCAAGATCAAAGAAAGCAGCACAAGCAAAGATTACACTTACTATTGCAACCGCCTCAGATACTCCTACGCTCACCCTGAAGGCGGGTTTAGTGTGTGTTGGGGCACAAGATAACACAAACTATGTGTTCTCCATTCCAGAGGATATTACGACACTAGTAAATGATGGGGTTGCTCAGTTTGGAACTACTGAAGATCCCATTACTGTCTACCAAGGAACATATTTACAGAACTCCTTTACCTATGATGGGTCCTTAGATCAGAGATTCATCATTACCAACTCCAATATGGACTACAGTACCCTTGTGGTGCGTGTTAAAGATCAAAATGAACAGACTCCTGGTAAAGTCTGGAACAGAGTAGAGAATATTATCAAGATCAATAGGGATAGTGAGATATATTTCTTAGCAGAAGTTGAAAAGGAGTACTATGAACTCCTATTTGGTGATGGAATCTTTGGTAAGAAGCTAAAACAGGGACAACAACCTGTTGCAAGTTACATTTTGACTGATGGGTTGGCAGGAAATGGACCTTCTAAGTTCAGTTATTCGGGTTCTGTGGTTAGTTCGACTGGTGGAGTGATAATCCCTACCAATACCATCGATATAACCACTGTAGAGAGTGCTAGGAATGGTGCAAATATTGAATCTGTTGACTCTGTAAGGTATTATGCACCCAAACTCTATGGTGCTCAGTATAGAAGTGTAACTGCTCGTGATTACGAGGGTATTATTAAGGAAATTTACCCAAATACGGAGTCTGTCTCTGTTGTTGGTGGTGAAGAACTCGATCCACCCCAGTTTGGTAACGTTTTAATCAGTATCAAACCGGTAAATGGTACCGAAGTCTCTGATTTTGACAAAAAGAACATATTGGAGGGGTTGAAACAGTACACAATCGCTGGAATCAACCAACAACTAGTGGATCTTAAGATTCTATTCGTCGAATTGGACTCTTATGTCTATTATGATGTAACTAAAGTGGCATCTGCTGACTCTTTGAAGACAGAAGTCATTGGTTCACTCAATACTTACGCAAAATCAGTCGATCTTAACAAGTTTGGCGGTAGATTCAAGTATTCGAAGGCACAGAAGGTAATTGACGACACCAGTATCGCTGTTACCTCCAATATTACTCGTGTTGTTATCCGTAGAAACCTATCTGCAGCGATTGGGCAGTTTGCACAGTATGAATTGTGCTTTGGTAACGGTTTTCACATCAAAGCATCAGGTGGAAACATCAAAACCACTGGTTTCCGCATTACTGGGTTGAATGATGTTGTATATTTAACAGATACACCAAATAAAGATGCAAATGGAAATGTAGATAACTCAGGGAAGGGTAAGATTTCCGTAATTACTGGAATTGCCGATGATAATGGTAGTTTCCGATATACTGTTGTTATTGATAAGGCAGGAACAGTGGATTATACAAAAGGAGAGATAATGTTGAACACTTTACAGATAAGTTCTACTGTTAAACCCAATAGAATTGTTGAAGTACAGGCATACCCAACATCTAATGATATTATTGGTTTGAAGGACCTTTATGTGTCACTAGCTGTTCCTGATAGTGAGATAAATATGGTTAAGGATACTATTACCAGTGGTGAGCAAATCTCTGGTGTAGGATTCAAAGTAACCTCCAGTTACGGCAACGGCAAGTTAACACGGTAATAGGTATTAAACATGATCGGTACTGAGCTAGGTATTGACGTGAGAGTTAAGATTCAGGATGTGGTTTCCTCACAACTTCCTGATTATATTTTAAGTGAAGCTCCACTCACCGACGATTTTCTAAAACAGTTTTACATATCTCAGGAATACCAAGGCGGTACTGTAGATTTTGCGTCAAACCTAGATCAATACCTCTCTCTGACAACACTTGGCAGTGAGAATCTTTATACTGCCTTTGAACTTACACAAGATGTAAGTATTGATGATACTATTATTCATGTTAATACTACAAGTACCTTCCCCAACGAATGGGGTCTTTTAAAGATTGATGATGAGATTGTCACCTATACCGGTCTCACCACAAACACCTTCACTGGAGTTGTAAGAGGTTTCAGTGGTATTTCTAGTTACAGAGATTCTGATAATCCTTCCGAACTTGTATTTGAAACCACAACCGCTGCCACTCACACTACAGAAACCAATGTTGAGAATCTATCAACACTCTTCCTAAAGAATTTCTACGACAAACTCAAGTATACCTTTGCTCCTGGTTTTGAGAACCTAGAGTTCAATAGTGAAGTTAGTGTTGGTCAGTGGATTCGTCAGGCAAGATCATTCTACCAATCTAAGGGTAGTGAAGAGTCCTTCAAGATTCTATTCAGAGTATTATATGGTGAAGATCCTCTAGTTATTGATCTAGAGCAGTTCCTTATCAAACCTTCCCAAGCAGAGTACTCTAGAAGGGACTATGCGGTTGCTATTCCAGTCAGTGGTAACCCTATAACCCTCAAGGGTAAGACAGTGTATCAGAGTGATGCAGAGGACGTGTTTGGTGCCATCTCAGAGATTGAGACATTTACTAGAGATAACAAATTATATTACAGAATCTACTTCTTTGTTAGTAATGATGAAATTGCTAATGAGAGAAAACTATTCACTATCCCTGGTAGATCAAGAACACAGAGAGGATGGAATCAGGGTGACACTACAATCACTGTAGATACTACTCTTGGGTTTAGGGATAACAACGAGTTTATCACTGAAGATGGAACTAAGTTTACATACTTGGAGAGAACTGTTAACCAGTTTCTAGGTGTTGAATGTAGTGATACAGAGAAAACACTAGGTGTTAATGAAGATATCATTGATGATATTACTATCTTTGGTATTAATGATGCTGGTGAGACTGTCTCATTACGTATGACTGGTGTTATCTCTGATATTGAGTTCCCCGATGAAGTCCCATTCACTACACCTGGGGAGAAGATATCTGTAGATACCTTAGGTGAGAATATCATCTCTGCTGATGTAACTAGAAGTGAGCCTACACAGAGACAGATCATTGCTAATAGTTTCATCTATAACACTTCAGTAAGAATGGAAGTAGATGAACTCAATGGTTCTGATTTCCAAATCAATACTGCCTACTTAGATAAAGCTTTCATTTCTCCTGGTGACTCTGTTGATATTCTCCAAAGAGGCTCGCAGCTTGTCTATGTCGCTAATCGCAAAGTAACCTCAGTTGACTATCTCAATAGTATTATAACAATCAATTACTCATTTGGCATCCCTTTAGATCAATCACTTGATATCAGAAGGAATCAGAACTATGCAAAGAGTAGCACTACAGATATTGAGTATGGTCAGAACTCTGTTCTATCCAATGTTCTGAACCTTTATGATGCAACAGAGTTTGATGGTAACTTCTATGTTGCAACTAACTCCCTACCTTCCTATGATATGGAAGTTAAAGTTGTTGAGAGTATCCTCACTGGAATCACTACTTCTAACTTTGAAGGATATAACTCATTCACTGATCAGTATTCAACAATTATCTTTGATTCTGCCACTTCATTCATAACTGGTGATCTAATTTCATATAGAGTTATCTCAGTAGAAAGAACAGGTATTCCCCTTATCACTGAAGGTGAATACTTTGTAGAGGTTCTCAGCAACCCCAGAAAGATTAAACTATATGTATCACCTTCCTTTATTGGAAGTGATAACTTTGTTGGATTCGTATATAACGATGCAGTAGGTGCTCATGCATTCACTCTAGAGGAACAGAAAGATAGAAGAATCAATACTAAGAATGTATTCAAGAAGATTCCCTTCACAGCAACCAAACAGAATATCACTATCCCTAGAACACCCGATGTAACCCCCTCAGGTTCCCCTGTGGCAGTTCTTACTAATGGTGTAGAGGTATTGTCATATAAGTCACCAGATAAGGTGTTCTTGGGTCCTTTAGAAGAAGTTGTTCCTGTTGCTTCTGGTGAGGGTTATAGTGTTATTGGACCACCCAATATCCTAATCACACCACCTAATATTCAAGTTACAGATCCAACTGGTATTCCTACTGATGGTGGTGTTGCTAGAGTATCACCAGTTATCTCTGGTAGGTTGAAGAAGATCTATATCGATCCACAAGACTTTGATATTGAGGAAGTATTCTCAATCACTGTTGTTGGTGGTAACAGTCGTGGTGCCACAGCAAAACCACAGATTTCTAAGAGAACTCGTTCTATCCCCTTTGATACGAGACTTGATATCTACGGTGGTGGTATTAATCCAAATGAAGAGACCATCCTATTCTTAACTGAACACAAACTCGCCAAGGGTGATGCAATTATCTACGAAAACAACGATACACAAAGTATTGGTGTTAACGTTGCTGGTGGTAGTAACATCTATAATGGCCAGACACTATCTAACGGTGCTGTGTATTTTGCAGAACCCCTTAATAATGTAACCATTAAGATCTATGAGACTCTAGAAGATTTGAACTTGGGTATCAATACCGTTGGGTTCACTTCAAGTCAAACTGGGTTTGGTGTTCAGGACTTTACTACTATTCCTAGAAACCAACTCACTGGTGCTTTCATCACAGATGATGGTGGTGAGTTTGTATATCGTAAGATGGAGTTCCAACCAGAGAACATCTATCCTGAGTATGATGAGTTGAGATACGACGGTCATGGTTTCTCCAGTGGTGATTTGGTGGAGTATGGAACCTTTGGTTCTGTTGTTGGTGGTCTATCTACTGAGAAGCAATACTATGTTGATGCTTTAGATGAAAATATCATCAAACTATCTGATGCCGGTATTGGTGGAACAAGTAGGTTTGACTATGATAGGAAGGACTATGTTGATTTCACCAACATTGGTGTTGGAACACAGTTTATCAAGTATCCTGATGTCACTGTCAATGTTGTAGTATCCTATGCCTCGTCTATCACTGGTATCATTACAGCAACACCTATTATCCGCGGTGGTATTATTCAAACATATGTTGAGACTGGAGGATACTATGGTTCTGATATTCTCAACTTTGCCAAGACACCAGAAGTAACAGTTCAGACTGGTGAAGGTGCTAGAATCAAACCAGTTATTGTTAATGGTAAGGTTACCACAGTTCAGATTCTAAGTAAGGGTATCAACTACCCACCCACACCAGATATTCGTGTTATTGATAAGTCCCGTAAAGGTGCTGGTGCTCTTCTTCGCCCAGTAGTTATTGATGGTGTTATCCAGAGTGTTGTTGTTATTAGCACTGGTGAAAACTATGATCCATTGAATACTGATATTACAGTAATTGATCCTGCTAGACGATGTATTCTTGTTCCTAGAATTACACCTCTCACAGTTAATACCTTTGCTAGATTTGGATTCGAAGGTCTATCTAATAATGACTACTCGGTTGTTGCCTATGACAGAAAGATTCGTGAGGATGTATATGGTGACCTAGGTGCTTCCCACTCACCCATCATTGGTTGGGCAAACGATGGTAACCCCATCTATGGTGGTTTTGGTTTCGATGATCCAGAGAACTCCAGTTCTGGTTTCCGGGCGATGAGAACTTCCTATGAACTCTTCCCTGGTGAGATCTATGGTCGTCCCCCACTAACACTATATCCTGCTGGTTCTTTTGTTGAGGACTACAAGTTTACAGATAATGGTGATCTAGACATCTATAATGGTAGGTATGGTAGAACTCCTGAGTACCCTAATGGTGTGTATGCATACTTCGCTGGTATCTCCACTGATACTCAGTCACTAGCAAGAGAACCACAATTCCCTTACTTCATTGGTCCTGAGTTTAGGGATGGATTGGGTATTCAAGATAATACTGTATCCCAAGATTTTGATATTAATAATAAGGATATTTTCCGTAATACTTTCCCATATGCCGTAGGTAACCCTATTATCGGCAGTGAGTTCCTAGATCAATCATACTTAGAGGATACTCAGGATTCTATTATACAATCTATCAATAATGGTACTGTTGATAACTTAACCATCGTTGGTGCTGGTGTTAGTTACTCTGTTGGTGATATTGTTAATTTTGATGATACTTTCGACTACATTAGTGTAGTTGTAGATCAGGTAGATGGTCCCGAGGTAACACAGATTCAAACTCTCATCAAGAGTTATGGTAAAGCAGAAACCAAAGTCATTAAAGTTGATAACACAACTGTTCGTGTTTATGTTGATCCCTTCCACGAGTATCTTGATGGAGATAAAGTTGTAATTAGTGGTCTATCAACAAACACAGATCAACTCAACGGGACTCATGAGATTAACTTCATGAGGGAGCAAATGACAATGTTTGCTCCTATTCCTCCTACTTTGTTTGAGACAGTATCTGATATCTTTGTCAATACTATTTCAGATAAGGTTTCTGTTGGTTCTAGTATTACTGTTGGTCTTGGCACTCTATCGGAGGATATGGAAGTTATCAACATCTTCCCTATTAATAAGGCACTTCGGGTTAAGAGACCAGTAGGTTATGGTTTCACACACCCAATTGGTGATGCTGTTAACATTGCTCCTAATTACTTTGATATTAAGAAGAATGTAGATTCATTCCCGTCTGAGATTGATGTTGAGTACTACTTCAACCCACACCAAACAGTGGCAGTTGGATTGGAGACTGGTGTAAGTGTTGGTTTGGTGTATTCAATTGGTACTATCGATAAGAATATCTCAGTACAGACTCAAAGAATATATGCACCATCCCATGGTTTCAGAACTGGTGAGGAGATTACTTTTGAGAAGAATGATACTGATACTGCATTAGTTGTAACAGACGGTAGTACTGTATATACACTACCTGGTGTAGGTAATACAAGTAACGCATATGTTGTATCACTATCCAAAAACTATATTGGTATTAGAACAGTAACAGATGGTCCTGATCTATTCTTCTCTACTGATGGTTCCGATTCTCCTCTATATTCTATTAAGACTAATCGTTTCGCTGAGACTGCATTAGTAGATAGAATTCAGGCAGAAGTTAAAACGAAAACGGATCATAGGTTGGGGAATGACGATCAGATATTTACTGATGTTATTTCTTCTGGAAAATCAGGTGTAGGTACTAACCCCAACATCAAACTTGAGTTCGATGATTCATCACAATCACTTATTGTAGATCCATACTTCACACAACCTAGTGATATTGATACGGTTAATAACCTAATTAATATCAATAACCACGGTTATACTAATGGGGATATTGTTCTATATCAAAACTATGGAAGTTCTATTGGTGGTTTAACAACTCATCACAAATATTACACTATTCCCTTTGATAGGGATAAGTTCTATGTTGCTGAAACATTTGTTGATGTAAGACCCGGAACTAAACTACCTGTGAATCTAACTTCTGTTGGTATTGGTTCCCATAAGTTCTCCAAGGTCAATCCACCACTACTCATCACTAATAATAATGATATTGAGTTTGATGTGTCATCACCAACTCTATTTGGTAAAACACTAGAATTCTTCTTTGATCGGACTCTAACTGAAATATTTGATAATAACAGTATAGACAATGTATTTGTTGTTTCTGGTGTATCTACTGAGGGATATGAGGATGCTAGGAAGTCTATTAGATACTCTGATAACAATCCAGATGTATTCTTCTATGGTATTACTGAAGGTGGTTATATTTCCACTGCAGATACTGAAGTATCTAGAAACAACTCTATTAGATATGAGGCAAGTGAGTACGCAATTGAAGGTAGAGTAACCGTTATAGACGATAGCACCTTTACCTATACACTCAATACTATTCCCGAGAAGCCACTATACACTAATCCTGATACACAACTCTCATACAAGACTTCCTCTAGTACTGCTCTAGGTGGTGTTGGTAGATTGAATATCATCTTCAGTGGTAATAACTTCCCAGCTCTACCTGAGTTTGAGGGTATTCAAACTGAGTATGGGCAGAACGCAACTATCAGAGCAGAGTCTGATGATATTGGAACACTTGCTTCCTTCAGAATCCAGAACGCTGGTTGGGATTACTCCGCTGATAATACACTTCGCCCCTTTGGTGTTATTCAACCAACCATTAGATTTGATAATAGTGACTTTGTTACTGAGGTTACTGTTCTTGATGGTGGTAATGGATATCAGAACCCCCCTAATGCTGTTCTAGTAGACTCTGTAACAAGAGAAGTAGTAGATAATGGATCTATCATCCTAGAGGTACAATCATCCACCATCACAGATGTTATTGTTGAGGTTGCTCCTTCTGGTTTATCCAAGGATCTCCAAGAACTATGGACTGTCAATAATAGTAATGGTATTCCTATCCTACTAATTGGTAACATTGATAATGTTGCTGGTGTAGTTACATATACAGTACAGACTCCTATTGAGGGTTATGCAACACCACCATTCTCAGTTGGTGATAGAGTATTTGTTGAGAATATTCTAGTAGATCAAGATGCTCCCCCCTCTAAACTCAATTCTGGTGATTATGGGTATCAGTTCTTGGAAGTTGTTGCCGTAACACCAACAAACCCAATCACTATTGGTATTCAGTATCCTGAAGAAGCTATTGGTAACCTAGGTTATGGTGTTACTTTCCAACAGGCTTTCTCTGGTATTGTTAACGAGGATATCTATCCTAAGTTTGCAGTACAACAGACAACTGCAGTCTTCCTAGAGGGTGAGAGACTTTCTATCTTTGATTCCTTTGGTAATCTTGATGAGACTGACCTAGTTGTGGAAGAGTCCAACACTAGTTTCTTTAAAGTTACTGGAAACTATGATTTATTGGTTGGTGATGTACTCAAGGGTAACAATAGTGGTGTTATTTTAACTGTTACTGAAATTGACAGTAGTAGTTGTAGATATCTAGTTGATTCTATCTCCAGAATCAACACTGGTTGGAACGATAAGACAGGTTTCCTTAATGAGGAGACACAGAACCTACCAGATAACGATTACTATCAGAATCTATCTTACTCCATTAAGAGTACAATTAACTTCGAGGAACTTATCAACCCAGTCAATAGATTGGTACATCCTTCTGGTCTAAAGAACTTCTCTGATACCAAGATTGAGTCCATTGGTGATATTGGTGTTGGTAGTAGTGAGAGCTCTGAGTCAACAGTTACTATTGACTTTATTGGTCTAACTGATATAGCAGAAACTCCACTGAGAGTTGATCGCATCAATGTATTCGACTTGGGTTGGGATGCCAATGTCAATAACAACAGATCTAACGCCATTAGACTTCAGAGTAGAACTCCTAACAAGAGACTAACTGACTATATCGAAGTTCGTACTAACAGAGTATTGATGCATGACGACATCAGTAACGAGTTTATTGACTCAGATAACGCCTCTTCCAAGTCCCCCTATAGTGAGTTCAATATTATCACTGGTGAGTATACCAGAGGATTGGTTCAGGCAAGAAATCCCTTCACCGATCAAGTTCAATTCACTGAGATTATTGTTTTATCAGTTGATAACAGTGCCTTCACTTTACAGAAGGCGAGTATCTCTGATAATGATCTTGGTTATGGTATCTTTGAGGGTAGATCTTTAGCTAGTAGTGAATATCAAATGAGATTCACTCCCTTCAACACAGATGATTTTGATATTGACCTAAAACTACTATCCCATAAGTTTATCTTTAGTGGTGAGTCAGCTGAAGAGATTGGATATGTAAACCTAGCCGGTAATACACTATCTACACCAGACGCTGCTAGTACTCAAATATATGGAGCTAGTAATAGTAATAATAGAGCAGTTGTTGTTCACGCAAATATTACCACAATTGATGGTCTTCTTTATTACTATGAGATATATGCTTTTACTGATGGTACTGATGTATACTATGCACCTTATGGTTATAGTAGTGATGTACTAAAGGGTTTCAATAGTGAGTTGGATGGTGATTTTAACGCCACACTACAAGGTGGTAAGTTGGCAATCTACTTCACTAATAATACTGGTGGTCCAGTTAGTATCACCACCAAGTCTATTGAGTTCAAGCAGTCTTTCAGTGGAACATCACCTTATAGATTTAAGAAAAATAATGTTCCTGATACTGAAGAAAGAAGTATTATTCTAGACTCAGTATCCACTGCGGGTGTTAGTACACAAACCACTGAGGTATTCAGATACGACACCACTCTATTCCAGAGTGTTAGATCTATCGTTCATATCTCTGGTACGGATGTTGGTGCCATTCATCAGGTAATGACTATCAATAGTGATGGTTCTACTTATTGTGAAGTGTATCCTTTCATTACTGAGGGTGATGAGGTAGATTCTACTTCTGGTATTGGTACCTTTGGTTCATCAATTGATGGAACTGATATGGTTCTAACTTTCTATCCAGATGCAGCTATTGGAAGTCAGGCACTAACTCTCACCTCCTATAACGAAACATTCTATAGAGAATTGGATGAAGTTAACTACACATTCGGTAGACCATTAGTTTATTCTGAGAGTGAGGAGAACTACTACCTAGAGAGGTATATTGCTCCTCTAGGTTTGAGAAACAACCTACTTAGATTCCCTCTGACATACGAAGGTATTCCCATCTATGAGAAGGCATTTGATCCAGCAACTACAATTAGCATAAACAACGGTAATTTGACATTGTTCAACATTACTGAGCACTTCTTTAGTCCAGCTGAAGAACTATATTACCTACCAGATACAACTTTAGCTAACAACCTCAAATCTCCTATCGAGATTCAACCAGTTGTTGATTATAGAGGTATAACAACTTCTACAATGCCTGACAGAGTGTATGCCATCAAGAGGGATCTAAATGTATTCCAACTAGCACCAACTGCATCTGATGCACTTGCTGGTCAAGCAATTGTTATCACTGGGTTTGGTACTGGTATTTCCCATAGATTGGGTATGATGAAGAAGCTAGAGAAGACTATCATTACCATTGATGGTGTTATCCAGTCTCCTATTACTAGCGCACTCAAAACATTCAATCTAGATGCACCACTAGGTTTTGATGACGAATATGCAGTTCTAACTGGTATTGGTACTATTCGTGTTGGTGATCTATTTCTAATTGATGAGGAGTACTTAAAGATTGATAATGTTGGATTATCTACATCACAGACTGGTCCTATTAGTAATACTGGTACTATTCCTCTAATTGAAATTAGTAGAGGTGTTGTTGGTTCTTCCGCAACTAGTCATACTAGTGGTTCTGATCTCGATCTATACAGAGGTAGCTTCAATATTGTTGAGAGTGACGTTGTATTCACCGAAGCACCTGCTGGTAGGGGTGAGATTAATATCAATGAGTCCAACCTAGTACAGGTTAACTCATCATTCCAAGGTAGAACATTCCTACAGAGAGAGTATGATCAGATTGCACTATTTGATGATATCAGTGATTTGTTCAATGGTTCAGATTATGAGTTCAACATTACTTCCGCTGGTAGTACTATTGGTGAGATTGAGAATGGTTCTGGTGTTCTAACCATCAACGATATCTACCAAACTCCAACTACCGATAACAACGCAGGTAACAACTATTTCTATAGTTATGGAGCACAAACTGGTATCAATACTCTAACCTTTACTGGTATTACTTCCACTAATGGTCAGAGAGTTGAGTCTAGATTTGATATCAATCAGAACCAGATTCCTCGCGGTGGTGTTATCGTATCACTAGGTTCTACACCTGGTTTGGGATACGCCCCACTCTATGGAGCAAAGATAACTCCAGTAGTTACTGGTGGTGTTATTACTGATATTGTATCGACCAATAGAGTTGGTTTTACAACTGATGTTCTTTGGGCAGACTATGATAACGAAACTGGTGACTTGGTTGTTTCTGGTATTGGATCGGCACTAACCACACAGTTCAACATCACAGATGCCGACTATCGTAACACCTCCGGCGTCCTAATTATCACGAGCGCAACTTCTCTAATATCTGCTGGTATCAACCCAGGTGATATTATGTATCTGAGAGGTATGGACTTCTCCTGTACTTCAGGTGGAGCACCTGCCACACTTACATACCCAGACCAAGACCCAGTATACGCTGTGGATAGGATTGTAGATGAATTTAGGTTCTCAGTGAACGCTGGAATATCTACTATTCCACATACTTATGTTTCTGGTGGTACCTGGCAAAAGTATTCACCATTCCAGTTTGGAAGGGAACAGATTAACCCCAAACAGGTTTATCTAAATGGTTTGGAGTTTGATTGTACCAATAGTCCATTCATCACTACCAATATCTTCCCTGATAGTTTCGAGTCAGCATCTTTTGTTACTCGTGATGATGATGCACACTTCAGACTAAACGTTGGTATCGCAAGTTTCACACACGACTATGTTGGTAGTGGAATCTTTGGTCAGTATATTGAAAACAACCCAGGTTCTGGTTATATCGATAGAGTTTCTATCGCAGTTACTGATCCCAACCACTCTGGAACACCTGCAGAGATTGTGGGTATCCCAACTGCTGGTGGTGAGTTATCATTCACAATTATTGGTGGTGGTTCTGGATATAACCAACCAACCACAGATACCTTTGCTCCTGATCCAGCATACTTTAACCTTCCAGTTATTGGTGTATCTAGGAGAAATATTGGATTCACAACTATCACTGGTAAGAATCTCTTTGTAACTGTTGAGGTATCAGCAGCAACCACCACGGCAATCGGTCGTAGTGAGTTCTTTGAAGTTAGTGGTTACCAAATCACTAACCAGGGTTATGGTTTTGAAGAAGGTGATGTTATTGAGGTTGTTGGTATTCCTACTGATAAGAATCTATCCCAACCAATTGAACCCTTCCAACTCACAGTTCTAGACACCTTCACCGATAACTTCTCCGCCTGGAACTTCGGTGAAACTGATTATATTGATAGTATCAAGACTCTACAGGATGGTTCAAGACTTAACTTCCCACTTTCATACAAAGGTGAGGAACTATCCTTCGAATCAAATCCCTCCAATGAAGACTCTGCGGCAATTGATTTAGACGCTATCCTCCTCATCTATGTGAATACAGTACTACAAGTACCTGGTGTAAGTTATGAGTTTACTGGTGGTAACACCTTTACATTCTCACAACCACCATTCCCACAGGATGATGTTGATATTTACTTCTATAGAGGTAAGAGGAATATTGATAGTACAGTTATTACTGAAATTGATGAATCTATTAGACCTGGTGATCAGTTACAACTTGTTAAAAACAATAAGTACAATGACAATGTATTCATTGACCTAACCAGAACACAGGACCTTAGAACAGTCACAGAGATTGCTTCTTCTGACACAGTTAGAACTAATATCTACTTTGGTAACAAAGACTTAGATACTCTAAGAGAAAGGCAAGTCGGTTGGGAAAAACAGAAGAGAGATATCTTCATCTATGGTGAACCAGCACCTAAGACTAGAGATAGTCTAGAACCTGTTATTGTACCAACAGCGGCAATCATCAGAGATACCTCCAAATCACAAACAGAACTCTTTGTTAGTAACTCTGAGATATTTGTTTATGAAGAAGATGTTCCTGGTTCTAGTATTGTTCTAACCAATATCAGTGGTGAGATCTATAGACCAGTTGAGTATAAGTACAATCCACCAGTACTATTCGAACCCGCGTCAATACGCGCGAATGTAGATGGTAATGGTAAAGTAACTTCACTCACAATCCTAGACGCAGGACAAGGTTACCCAACAGGTACTGAAATCACTATTGGTATTTCTTCCACGGGTGATAGGGCAGAGGTTGGTACTACTATCCTCAATCCAATTGATGGTTCTATTATCTCTGTTATCCTATCTAAGAGTGGATCTGGTTACAATCAAAGTAACCCACCATTCGTTCTTATTTCAGAACCACAGGTAGATATTGAACCTTTGGAACTTATTCCAAATATCCAAGGTTTCAGTGGTATTGTTACTGGTATTCAGGCAACTACAGGTTCCTCTGGGGCAACCAAGGGTATCCGGGTATTCTACACAGTAGATTCCACAGTTGTTGCTTCTGAACTAAATGCAGGTTACTCAGTTGTTCTATCTAATACTGTTGTTGGTAATGGTGTTGAAACTATCGGAACTAACGCAGCAACCGTGGTTGGTTTGGGAACACAGTTCCTAGATGCTGTTTATGAGATTAGGTCTAATGGTAACCTAGGAATAAATGGTGTATGGGAAGCAAATGTATCCAATGGAACTAACATATCTGGTATTGATATTTCTGGAGATAACCTCGGAAGTTTCAGCTGGGGTAGGTTATCCAATGTTCCAAGAGATATTGATTTGGCACTCTCATACAATGTAGATGGAACTACATACTCACCCAATATGGATAACTACCCAACTCTCAAGAGAAGTAGTGAAGGTCTCCGTAACGAAGGTGGTATCGCTAAGAGGGTTCTGTAGGGTGTTATAAATAGGGTTTAGGTACTGTATCCTAAATCCTGTATATACACAATGGCTGCTTTAATCACAGATGATTTTAGGCTGTTTAACGCCGACAACTTCATCGAATCTGTAACTGATCCGAATAACTCATATTATATCTTTGTAGGTCTTCCCAACCCGGTTGGTGGAGGCTATGGTAGATCCCTTAATTGGAATAATGATCCACCACAACCCATCGATAACTTCGCATACCTCCGTCATTGTTATGACACTATGATGTATGGACGAAGAATCACGCCTGGAAATGTCAAGAGGGTGATTCGTCGTATCAACTGGGTCAAGGGGACCAGATACGATCAGTATCGAGATGACTATAGTGTGAATAACGTTTCACCTAATACTGGTTCCACCAGACTATACGATGCCAACTATTACATTATTAATAGTGAGTTTAAAGTATATACTTGTTTGAGTAATGGTTCTAACGGCAATAACCCTAAGGGTGCTGGATCTGAGGATGAACCTAACTTTGTAGACACTGAACCGTCCGCAGCAGGTTCCAGTGGTGATGGATACATATGGAAGTATTTGTTTACAGTATCTCCTTCCGACGTTATCAAGTTCGATAGTACCGACTACATCACTGTACCCAATGACTGGGGTACAACTGATAACTCACAGATTGTTGCCATTAGAGAAAGTGGAGACTCCCTCATCAATGATAGTCAACTAAAACAAGTTTATGTTGATATCCAAGGTGTTGGATATGCTGGAGGTATAGGTCAGGAGTTACCTATTATTGGTGATGGTGAAGGTGCTAGAGCCATTGTTGATGTCAACTCTGGACGTGTTACTAACGCTATTATTGCCAAGGGTGGTAAGAACTATAGTTGGGGTTTGGTTGATCTTGGTACTATCAATCAGAGTGCTACAACAGCAGCCAAACTAGATGTTATCATCCCACCCTCAAGAGGACATGGTTATGATATCTACCAAGAACTAGGTACCGACAGGGTTCTAGTATATGCTAGATTTGATGACTCTACTCAAGACTTCCCTATTGATACTAAGTTTGCTCAGATTGGTTTAGTTAGAAACCCAACAGTTAATGGATCTAACCAGATCTTCACTGAGAACACATTCACTTCCTGTGAATCACTCAAGATGTTATCTTTCAGTGGTGGTGTAGAAGTTGGTGATATTATCAATCAAGATACTACAGAAGGTACCGCTAGAGGATATGTTGTTTCCTTTGATGAGGAAACAAAGGTTATGAAGTATATCCAGGATAGGTCACTATACTATAACCCCAATACATATGATAATACTGACTATGTTGGTATTACTACTAGTGGAAAGAAGATCTCCTTTGAGTCTAATCTAAACCCAGTTATTACTAACGACGGTTTCCTATCTACTGTTGATACAACCTTTAATGGATCTACCGAAACAGTGGGTGCCAAATCAGTAGAACTCGGTGTAGAATTCACAAATGGGGTTGCAGTATCGGAGATAAATACTCAGAGTGGTGAGATACTTTACTTGGATAACAGACCAGTAGTACCCAGGAATCCACGACAAAAAGAAGACGTTAAGATCATCTTGGAATTCTAATCAATGTCTCAGATTAACCTAGATACCAGCCCATACTTTGACGACTTCGATCCGTCAAAGGACTACTATAAAGTACTCTTCAAGCCAGGATTCCCGGTTCAAGCAAGAGAACTTACCACTCTGCAATCAATTTTACAGAACCAGGTAAGTAACTTTGGAAAGCACCTCTTCAAAGAGGGATCCATGGTTATCCCTGGTAGTATAACTTATAATGCAAAGTATGAGTCTATTGTCATAAACAAACAACAGGGTGGTATCGACGTTTCTCTATATGCTTCTCGACTAGTTGGTAAAACTATTCAGGGTAAAACTAGCGGAGTTACCGCTAAGGTTATTAACTTCCTACTACCACCAAATAACGGAGTAACAAGCCCAACAATCTTTGTTTCATATATCAATAGTGGTTCGGATGCGGCAACAACTGTTTTCGACAATAACGAGGAGTTAATTTCCACTTCCGACATTGTATATGGTAATACTACAATTACTGCCGGGACTACATTTGCTAGTACTATTTCAACTCTATCCACAGCGGTAGGTTCTGCTGCCCAGATCAGAGATGGTATCTACTTCATTCGGGGTTTCTTTGCTCAGGTTCGTGAAAGTGTAGTAATCTTAGAACCTTTTAGTAATACTCCTTCATATAGAGTTGGTCTACAGATCACTGAACAGGTTATTACTGCTGGTCAGGACAACTCACTATATGATAACGCCAAGGGGTTCAATAACTTCTCAGCACCAGGTGCGGATAGACTAAAAATATCCACCAAACTTATTAAGAAACCACTAGACGATTATAATGATACTAACTTTGTAGAGTTATTACGTGTTGATAACGGTGAAGTTAAGAAAATTGCGGAGAATAGTGACTATAATATCATTAAGGACTACCTAGCACAAAGAACCTATGAGGAGTCTGGTGACTATACCCTGTTTGGTATGGGTATTAAAGTTGCAGAGTCATTAAGTGATAACTTAGGTAACGGTGGTGTATATCAGTTTGATCAGAAAACAGAGCAAGGGGGAACACCCACTGACGATCTAGCGGTAGTTAAAGTATCTGCTGGTAAGGCATATGTTCGAGGTTATGACATCAATAATCCTGGAACTGTTAACCTAGACATCAACAAACCCAGAACAACAGAGAACGTCGAAGCAAGTTCCGTTCCCTTTGAGATGGGAAGTAAGTTCTTCATCAATAACGTTACAGGAACTCCTGTTATTGGTCTAGACGTTAATGATAATATCGTCGAACTATACAATGGTCGTGTAGATGGTGCAGGGTCCTCCACAGGAGATCTTATTGGTGAGTCTCGTGTATATTCCTATTCCCTAGAAGACGCACCCTATACAGGTCCTTCTACACCTTGGAACCTATATCTATATGATACTCAGATCTTTACCAAACTAACTCTAAATGTAGATGCAACTGGTAATATCCTAACTTCATATAAGGTGAGGGGTCTCAGTAGTAACGCTACTGGTTATGTTCGTTCTGTTAGTACCACAGAAGTAGTTCTAACTCAGGTATCTGGTGAATTTATCAGAAACGAAGCTATTTCTGTTAATGGAAAGATATCCAGTTCACTTAGTGTATCTTTAGTTGATAGTTACAGGAATAACGATGTTAGATCCATTAGCCAGGCAAGTTCCTCACTAGATCCAAACATTGAAGTTGACTTTAGTGCAGATACTCTCCAATACTCTGCTATCCCAACTGGTTTCACAGCTTCAGATTCAGTTACAATCACTACTGGTGGTGTTGTTACTTGTCCTGGTAGAATATTTGATGCTTTCCGAGTTGGTGATGTTATTGGATATCAGAAAGCTGGATCAGAAGTAATTACATACAATCAAGTATTATCACTCAACGCCACTAACACCAGTATTACTGTTGATGCAGTTGCAAATGTTGCTGGTGTTTGTGATGGAACTTTACCTTCATCCGAAACTAGATCTGGTATTAGGTTATACAACTCTAGACTCCTTAACCAAGAGATTTCTCAGTTATATGCAACTTTAGAAGAGAGGAATATTTCCAGTGTTGATTTGGCATCATCGTCATTAACCTTCGCCAAACAGATCAACAACTTATCTACAGATGCTAGTGGTGTTCTAACTGTAAATGTATCCGACCTAGATGTTTCTGGTGCGGTATTTGAAGCCTTTGATCAAGAGAGATATAGTATTCATTATTCCAATGGAACTACACAATCTCTTAGTTCTAGTCAGGTAACTATTACATCCTCAACAGCAGAATTTACAAACTTACTCCCAAGTCAGACAACCAACGTAACACTCAATTGTACTGCTATCAAGACTGGTATTAAGTCTAAGACTAAAGTTCTACTTAGGTCTCAACTATTAGAAGTTACCAAGGCAAGCAGTGGTATTTCTACTGTGGCTCAGGGTTTGGGACAAAATGACTACTATGGTTTAAGGGTTGATGATGAAGAGATCTCACTAAATGTATCAGATGTAACTAATATTGTTGCTGTATATGAGTCATTGGATGATGGTACCCCAACGTTTGATGTTCTAGGTTTTGTCAATGGTTTAGAACTAGACACTAGAGTTGCAGTTGGAGAACAGATCAAGGGTGATGTATCTGGTGCTATTGCTCGGGTTGTTACAGTTGCAACACCTGCTTCAGTCAATATTGTATACCTAACTGAATCAACTTTTGAAGTTGGTGAATTAGTTACGTTTATGGAATCCAAGATTGAAACTAATCTTCAATCTATTACAGAAGGTAACTACAGTAACATTACAAACAGATTTACACTTGATAAAGGACAACGTGAACAGTTCTATGACTATTCTCGTCTAGTCAGGAATAAGAATGCTAAAGCACCTAACAAGAGAATACTAATCATCTATGATAGATTCGCTGTTCCAGTGAATGACAAAGGTGATTTCTACACTGCCAATAGTTACTCCGAAGAAGACTTCAGTAAAGGTGTTCCTATGTTGGCTGGTGGAACTCTCCGTGCCTCGGACACCCTAGATTTTAGACCCAGAGTCGCCGCCTTTACCTCACTCAACTCCTCACCATTTAACTACACTTCTCGTGACTTTGGTGACAATGGTAATACTGTTATCCTAGTTACCAAACCAAGTGAAAGTATGGTTCTAGGTTATAGTTACTTTGTTGGAAGAAGGGATCGTATTGTACTAGGATCTAATGGAAAATTCAGTGTAATTGAAGGTACACCCGCTGAGTTCCCAACATTACCCACAATTGGTGATGGTGTAATGGAACTCGCCCAAATAACTTATCCACCATACCTATACTACATCGAAGACGTTCAAATTATCGAGGTTGATAATAGACGATATACGATGAGAGATATTGGTAAGTTGGAAGATCGTATTGAGAACTTAGAAGAAGTTACGTCACTTTCACTACTAGAAAGGGAAACAGAATCACTACAAGTTTTGGATGAAGATGGTAACGACAGATTTAAATCTGGTTTCTTTGCCGATGATTTCACGAATGCAGAATTTATTGATAATGATTATGAAGATACCAACATTGATGTTGAACCTGCAACTTCTTCCCTAGTCACTAGACAGTTATTTTCCACCATTCCATTAAGAGCTCAACTATCAGAAAGTATTGATGAGAACATAGTTGATTTGAGTGATAACTTACCTCTAGTAGATACTAATCTACAAAAGACTGGTGATATAGTTACCCTATCATATGTTGAAGTTCCTTGGATTACACAACCACTATCTTCGAGAACAGAAAATGTTAACCCATTCAATGTTATTCTATTCAATGGTAGTATTACATTAAACCCAGCTTCTGATGATTTTGTTATTACTAGACAGATTCCAGGCAATACTCAAACTATTGATGTATTTGGTGATGGAAACAGTTCTAATTTCGATCAGACGTTTGTTGAGAGTGTAGAAACTGCTCAGTGGATGAGATCACGTAACATTGCTTTCCACGGTCGTGGAATCAAACCCTTCACTCAGTTCTATGCGTTCTTTGACGGAACTTCTGGTATTGATATTATCCCCAAACTTATTGAAATCACCATGACTAACGGTGCTTTCTCCGTTGGGGAGAGGGTTGTTGGTACTACTGGAGGTAGAAGAATCTTTGCAGCTAGAGTAGCTACACCTAATCATAAGGAAGGTACTTTCAATAGTCCAGATAGAACTTTTGAGACAAATCCATATAATAGGGACGCTCAGTTGGCGTCTTCATACTCAGCCTCGTCTACAATTCTCAATATTGATACCAACTCACTAGCAGATATCACTGACTCACGTTTCTTTGGTTATATCACACCAGGAACTAGATTAGTTGGTCAGTCTAGTGGAGCTATTGCTGATGTTACAGAAGTAAAATTAATCGCTGATACATTTGCTGAACTATATGGTGCTATTTGGTTGAGGGATCCATACGCATCCCCAACACCATCATTCAGACTTGCTACCGGTGTTCGTACACTAAAACTAACCTCTAGTACAACTAACGCACAATCTACACTTGGTGGAACAACGATCTCCTTTGCAGAGTCTAACTTCCAATCTAGTGGTTTGGTTCAGAACAGGCAGACTGATACTACTGTGGTAACAGTTAGACCCCTACCACCACCACCCCCACCAATTATTATTGACCAAACAGTTACTATTGTCAATAACAATACGACAGTTATCGATAATACTGTTACTCAAAATATCGATAATACTCAAACTATTATCCGAGAAGTGGAAGTTGACGATGACGACCCATTGGCACAGACCTTTATGGTTGATGAGACCGGTGCGTTCCTAACCAGTATTGATCTGTTTATGGCTACTAAGTCTGAAACAGATAACTTAATTGTTCAGGTTAGAACTACTGAGTTGGCAACTCCAACCAACCTTCTTATTCAAGATTTTGCTGAGGTTGTTCTATCACCTGATCAAGTTAATGTATCAGAAGATGGGACTGCGGTAACTAAAGTTACTTTCCCCTCTCCCATATATCTTGAGTCAGGTATAACATATGCCGTTGTACTACTTGCCCCAACTACTGACGAATACACTTCGTTTATTGCTGTTATGGGTGAGGAGAATCTCTCTGGTGAGATTGATCCTAACTTAGATCTAAACGCAACACTTCCAGAAGGATCTACTCAAAGTAACTCCAATCTCCCAGGAACTGCTATTATTTCCCAGCAGTATCTCGGTGGATCACTCTTTAAGTCTCAGAATGGTACTATCTGGACACCAACTCAGTTTGAGGATCTTAAGTTCACTCTCAACAAAGCACAGTTTAACCAGACTCCAGGAACTCTATTCCTCAACAATCCACCACTAACTGAGACCGGAATTCTACCACCTGATCCAATTGAAACACTACCTAGAAAACTCAAGGTATCTGTAAGTTCTAATACTTACAACTTCAGTGAAGGTGATATCATTTCTTCTGTTGGTTCAGGTGCTACCAATACCGCGTTGGTAACTGGTGACCTAGAGACCCTAGGTGGTCCACTAGCAACACTCGATGTAACTGACCCTGGTGTTGGTTTCATTGATGGTTCCTACAGTAGTGTAACTGTATATCCAATTACCAGTTCTGGTTCAGGTGCTGAACTCAATGTTACCATTTCTGGTAATGTAATTACAGCAGCAACAGTAACTACTGGTGGTTCTGGTTATAGAGTTGGAGATACCATTGGTATTACAACCGCTGATGTTGGTGCCGCTGGTGGTGACTCTGTATTGACTCTCGATACCATTGGTGATACAGATACACTATTCCTCACTAACGTACAAGGTGAGAAGATGGTTATAACAGAGAGTATTAAGGTATACGATACTGTTACTGAATCCCTAAGGACAACTGGTGTAGATATTACAACAGAATCTGAAGTTCTCAATCCAATGTATAATGGTAGTATCTTTGTTGCTAACATACCCAATCATGGTATGGAAGCAGACAACAATGTGGTTAGTATCACAGATATCCAACCAGATACAATTGGTACCCCACTAACACAGAGAGTTGATGTTTCCTCTAGTAGTTTGACAATTCAGGACTCTTCCTCATTCTCCACCTTTGAGGGTATTACTACCAGTATTGGTTATGCTCTAGTTGGTGGTGAGATTATTGAATACTCCAACAGTGGTAGTGGTACTATTGGTATTACTTCTAGAGGTGTAGATAATAGTATTATTTCTACTCATAACGCTGGTGAGAGAGTATTCAAGTATGAACTCAGTGGTGTATCACTAAGGCGTATCAATAGGGAACATTTGATTCCTAATGATAGTCTCTTAGGTAATACTAGAGAGATTAATAACTTACCCATACAGATTAGTAGAAGTCCAAGAGTATCTGGTAGAGATCAATTGAGCTTCAATCAGGAACAGACCGCAGGTGGAGCATTTGGTAGATCCTCTCAAAACTATGAGTATACTAGAATCCTACCCAATCTAGCAGCCTTTGGTTTCGGTGATTCTACTAGTATTAGATCCGTAGCAAGAACCATATCAGGTACAAGTGCTGGTGGTTCTGAAGTATCTTTCCTAGATCAGGGAAGTATACCTGTGAATCTAAACACCTGGAACACTTTCCCCAGTGTGAGAATGGTTGCTTCTCAGGTCAATGAGATTGAATATCTACAAGATCTTCCTAGACAGAAGTCGTTTACACTAGGGTTGACACTAACCAGTACAGATCCCAACCTCTCTCCAGTAGTTGATCTTCAACAGGTTAGTTTGATTACCTCTAGAAACTCCCTAAACAAACCAATCACCAACTACGCAGATGATTCAAGAGTTAACTTACTAGTAGGTGATCCTCACGCTTCTATCTATGTTTCACAGGTGATCAACTTAGAAACACCAGCTACCTCACTTGAGGTCATCATTAGTGCTTATCGTGATGTATCAGCTGACTTCCGTGTTCTCTATAGGTTGTATGGTCCCAACTCCAATAACTCCACAGAACCAACTTGGGAGTTATTCCCTGGTTACACCAACATGCTAGATACTACTGGTGATGGTGTTGGTAATAGAATTATTGATCCTTCCAAGAACAATGGTTTACCAAATGCAAGAGTTAGGGATAGTAACATTGGTGAAGTTCTAGAGTATGGTTACCACGTAGATGAGTTATCTGAGTTTTCTGGTTTCCAACTTAAGATTGTCTTTAGTGGAACCAATGAAGCAAGACCACCACTATTTACCGATATTAGAGCAATCGCGTTGGCTTAATGGGAAAGAAAAGGGTACAGGGTTACAATAACCTTTATCGTAACGAATCCGGTGCTATCGTTAATACCGATACCACTGGTTATGTTGCATACAAAAAGAAAAGAGATTCCTCCAAACTGAAACAGGATCAAATTGAATCCTTAGGAACTCAGTTAGAGGAAGCAAAGAATGAGATCAATGAGCTCAAGGATCTGGTCAAACAGATGATTAATAAGAACGTCTAAATATTAGAGTAATACTAGCTAATTCTCATGGCAAGTGCCTACGTATCAAATATAACTATTGATCAGGGTGCTGACTTTTCTGCTTATTTCACATTAGATGATGCTGGAACCTCGGTTCCTATCAATCTAACTAGATTTACTGCATATGGGCAACTTAGGAAACATCCTACTGCCCCTTTTGGTGTGCAGTTTGATATTAAGATCGCTAAGCCAAAAACTGGCGAGATTATTATCTCATTGAACTCAGCACAGACCTCCGCTTTAGATGAGGGTCGTTATGTATATGATGTATATCTCAGAAGCACCACGAACGCTAAAGTGTATCGTGTTGTGGAGGGAATGGCACTAGTTAACCCCGGTGTAACCGACATGCAAACTGGAATTATCCCACCATCATACCCACCCGTCGCTATCGGACCAACTCCACCCGCAGATCCCATCGAAGGGAATCTCTGGTGGAACTCTGAAGATGGGCGTATGTATATCTACTATATTGATAAAGACTCAGCACAGTGGGTACAGACCAATCCAAGTAGTAAAGACACAGAGAGGACTAACTGATGGCAAACTTACTCGATCAAATCGGTCAGAGAAATGTTGTTAGGGTAGTATCCCAAGGTGTCCCAGCAACATTATCTGGACTTTCAGATACAGACTTTAGTGGTATTGGTACTGGAATGGTACCAGTATGGGATGGTGATGCTTTCACACCAATAGTAGGAGGTGCCAACCAAAGTGTCTCCAATATCATTCTAACGACAAACCCAGTCACACACGCAACTGCATGGACTGATACTATTGATGGTGGATTCTTCTAATGGCAAAACCCCACACACGACAAGAACTTGTCAATTATGGATTGAGGCAGTTGGGCGCTCCAGTTCTAGAGATTAATATTGCAGATGAGCAAATTGATGATCTACTAGACGATACTATCCAACACTTCCAAGAAAGGCACTACGATGGTGTTGTTAGAACATATCTAAAGTATGAACTAACAAAAGAAGATATTGCACGCGGTGGTGACATCAATCCAATGGTGAATCCAGGTATCACTACAGTAGGACCAGTAACATATCCAAACCCACCCAAACAAGTAGAAGACAGGTACATAGAGAACTCCAATTGGATTCATCTACCTGATTATGTTATCGGTGTTGAGAAGGTCTATGTACCCCGAGAAGCGACTGGTGGTGTAGGTGGATATATAAACCTGATTGGTCCCGATGGGGGTCTTGGAGGAGGTTGTGGCGGTGGCGGACTCGGTGGTGGTGGTCTAGCCGGTATGGGTTATCTTGGTGGTGGAGATATAATTTCATATTTTATGGCTAAGCAATGGATGGCAACATATGACTATATGTTCAACCCAGACGCTGCTATTCGGTTCAATAAGAGAATGGATCGTCTATATCTTGACATCAACTGGCGTCGCCTAACAGCAGGTGAGCTTATTGTTGTTGATTGCTACAGAGCACTTGATCCTGAACAATTTGTAGAAGTCTACAATGATAGTTGGGTGAAGAAGTGGTTTACTGCTCTATTGAAAAAGCAATGGGGTCAGAACCTAATGAAGTTCAAAGGAACTAGACTTGCTGGTGGCATTGAGATGAATGGTAGAGAAATCTACGATGAAGGTGTCAAAGAACTTGAGATCATTAAGAATGATATGTCTAGTCATTATGAACTTCCTCCATTGGATATGATTGGTTAAGTAAAATGGTTGTTAATCCCTTTTTCCTACATGGTTCCACTCAGGAACAAAACCTGATGCAGAATCTGGTCAATGAACAGATTCAAATGTACGGGATCGATGTATATTACATCCCTCGTACATTTATTAGGGATGCGACCATCATGCGGGAGGTCACTTCCTCTGCATTTCGATCATACTTTGTTCTAGAAGCATACCTAGAGAACTTTGATGGATATGGTGGTCAAGGAGACCTCATGTCCAAGTTTGGCATTCAAGTCAAAGATGAAGTTACACTTACCATCTCCAGGGATAGGTATGAGAACTATATTGCACCATTCCTGAACTCCAGGATGTTGTACTTAATGGACTCTCCCCAAGATGATGGTCAAATGATGACCATCCAGAGACCCAAAGAAGGGGATCTAATCTACTTCCCATTGGGTAGAAGACTATTTGAAATTAAGTTTGTAGAGCATGAGAAACCCTTCTATCAGTTAGGTAAGGGATATGTTTATGAACTTCAGTGCGAACTATTTGAGTATGAAGATGAAGTCCTCGATACAAGTGTCGATGAGATCGATAGTACTCTACTTAATAAGGGTTATATTACAACTATTAACCTTGTCCCCGTTAGTAACAGAGCTGTTGTTACACCCAAAACTGGCACTGGATACATCACAGAACTAACTATCTTCAATGAGGGTAGTGGATATAAGTCACCACCTAGTATTGTTATTGATCCACCACAACTGGGAACAGATCCTAGTGTTGTTGCACTACTCACTAGACCAGATTCTAGTACCCCTGAACCTGCCATCAAACAGGTTGTAGTATTTAATAGTGGTTCTGGATATGTGGAACCACCTAGTGTTATTGCAGTTGGTGGTGAAGGAGAGGGTTCTATTATTAGAGCAGGTATCAATAGCCTATCTGATGGTATTATTGATTTTGTTGTATCTGAGAAGGGTGCTGGTTATCCAGAAGATGTGGATATCATTGTATATGATGATGACAATAATATTGTGGCACAGGGTAAAGGGCTATCTGATGGTGATCAGATTGTATCTGCTATTATCACAAACCCAGGAAAAGACCTACCATCCAGTGTGAGGGCTATTGTGGCAAAACCAGCAGATGAGGGTGATGGTATCTTTGTATACAATGAGATTGTAGTGGGACAACAGTCCGGTATGAGAGCGAGAGTTCGTGGATGGGATCAACCCAATTACCAACTACATATCACTAACTTAGATCCCACTCAGAAGTCTATTAACTTCCAAGCAGGTGAGACTATTGTTGGTGAAACCAGTGGTGCCAAGTATTCTCTCAAGAACTTTGTGGATACACAATCCAAAGCAGACTTCTACTCCGATAACGATAATATTGGAAATGAGGGTGAGGAGATTGTGAATACTGATGACGAATATAACCAGTTCTTTGATACTAATAGAAACTACTTTAACCCTGATTTCAGTAACAACGATCCCTTCGGTGAACAGTAACTAAATAACTTATCTAGTTATTATCATTAATACCCGTGGGTGAATATTTTTATCATGAGATCATCAAGAGAACTGTTGTCGGTTTCGGCAATCTCTTCAATGGTCTTACTATCCAAAAGGTAGACAAGAAGCAAAACGTCATTAACGTGATGAAGGTGCCTCTTGCATATGGTCCTACCCAGAAGTTTCTGGCAAAGATTACTCAGCAGGGTGAGTTAAACCAACCTACTGAGATTACTTTACCACGTATGTCTTTTGAGATGAACTCTCTTGCATATGACGGATCGCGGAAGACCGCACCCACTCAGATGTTTAAGACACTAGATAACGGGGAGACACTTAAAAAGGTTTATCTTCCAGTTCCATATAATATTGGTTTTGAACTTAATATTATGACCAAGTTGAATGAGGATGCTCTACAACTTGTCGAACAAATTCTTCCATATTTCCAACCTTCCTTTAATATTACTGTCGATCTAGTTGATCAGATTGGTGAGAAGAGAGATATCCCTGTGGTACTCGACTCCATCAACTTCACTGACGACTATGAAGGAGACTTCACAGGTAGACGTATTCTAATCTATACTCTATCATTCACTGCCAAATCCTACATGTTTGGACCTGTCAGTGAATCTGGGGATGGTCTTATTCGTAAGGTTCAGGTTGATTATCATACTTCAACCGAGAGGGATTCACCTCGTGAGGTTCGTTACACAGCCACACCAGACCCAGTTGATGCCGAACCCACTGATGACTTTGGGTTTAGTGAAGAAACTGTAGTATACTTTGATTCTAAAGTATACAGTCCAACTCAAGGTGAGGATTACACTCCATGAGCTTTGAATCAATAGATGATGCACTGGATATTGAATCCAGTATTGTGAAAAAAGAAGAAGAGGTGGAGGTTACTCCTACCAATTCTAAAGAGAAACCATCTACTCCCCAAACTGAACAAGATTACAACTATAGTAGGGGACAACTCTATTCTCTCATTGAGAAGGGACAAGAGGCGGTTAACAACGCATTAGAACTCGCCAACGAAGGTTCTAGTGCTAGATCATATGAGGTTGTTGGTGGTCTTATTAAGAATGTCGCAGACGTTACTGATAAACTACTAGATCTCCAAAAGAAGGTTAAGGATCTGGATGAAATTTCAGTTACTAATAACCAAACCAATGTAACCAACAATTCGGTATTCGTCGGATCAACTACTGAACTCCAGAAGATGTTGAAAGAAGGATTGTTGAATAACGATTAACTACTATGGCTTACGAAGAAGAAAATCAGTGTAACTCTACACCTGAGGGTGAAGATTGCCCTAAGCACAAGAAGAAGTGCTGCAATTCTGAGGAAAAGAAACGCAAAAAGGGGATGTACGGTCTCCAGGATGAGGATAGTGAAGGCGATGAGTCCTCACAAGAGAATGGTGGCATGCCTCAGGATAGTGCCAATGAGGAAAGACAACTTAACCCAGACACTGACCTGAAGGACATGTCCAGTGATAGTAAGAAGAGGGCTATGGATTCTTTCCGTGAAAGAAGTTCTGAAGCTAAGAAAAGAAAATCAGATAAAGATAAGAAGGATGAATTGGCAACTGAACGCATGACAAAGGGCATAAGGTTCTTTGACAAACAGGGTTCAGGTTATATTAAAAAAGGTAAAAAGAGTTACGACTAACCATGACACTAATTAACGAACATAATCTTGGAGCTTGGAAAGCTTTAAACCCCCAAGACAAAAGACTACAAGCATTAACACTCTCAGAACTATTGGAGAATGTCGATCCAACTAGCGTAGATTTCAGTAGTATTACCTTTAAGGGGCGTACAGACGGTCTACTCGGAGATGGTCTCGATTGTGCTGAAAGTATTGGTTTTGTTGTATTTGATTGTGTATGTCTGTTCCTAGGAGCAGCAACACTAAGAGCTTCAGCCACTGCTGAGGTAGCCGAAGATATGGCTAAAGCTGCAGAACCTGTTGTTAACCAACTAACACAGTATATTAGAACCATTTCTGATTCAGCATCATCAACATATGATGTTGCTTATGCTGTGTTTAAGGTAATCTCTACCATCTACAGTGGAGGTGCTTTAGGTGCTGTTTGTGGTGTGTTCTTCACGTCCCTAACTTGGTACAATGCTATTCTCTATGGAATGACTGCTGTTGGTACTATTATGGCTGCTTTGGCAACTGATGGTGCTGCTGAAATTGGTATTATTGTTGTGGAAATAGCAACAGCTGGTTTCCTAATTTCCGACAGTGTTGCCTGCTCTAAAGCTTGCAACTACTGAGTTGCTAAATATATCTGAAAGGCAATCTAGTCGTGGGCGGTATTTTAATATCGTTAACAATTGTCCATTGAAGCCTTTCCCACATTTACGGTTCAATAGATATGGGTAATCTACACAAATGGTTTTCAGGTTCCAAGTCCAAAGACGGCAAGTCTGGATGGGTGAATGTAAAGACTGGTGGTACCTGTGCAAGTGATGAACCCGGAGAGGGCACACCCAAGTGTGTGTCTTCATCTAAAAGAGCTAGTATGACCAAATCCGAAAGGGAGTCTGCTTCTCGTAGAAAGAAAGCTGCTGACCCTGGACAACAACAAAAGTCAGGTGCTGCTAAACCAACTTACGTATCTACCGACAAGCCTAAGAAGATGAAAAAAGAACATTTTTCTAATTGGAGGGATGATACACCAGAACCAATGGTCAATGAACTCTTTGGAATGGGTAAGAAGAAGGAAAAGAAAAACAACGGTTCTGGTGGTTCTTTCTCAGCTTCTACGGCAGAGGCGAACGCTAGATCCAGGGGGTGGAAACCTGAAAACGAAAAACCAAAACCCATGGGTGCTTTTGGTCCAGAAAAAGGAAAGAGTAAATCCCCAGACCAATTCAAAAATGTGAAGAAAGCTTTGGGTATTCGTCCAAAACCAGAACCCAAAGTTACAAGTCAAACAAAACCAGAACCCAAAGTTACAAGTCAAACAAAAACAGATCCTACACCCAAGTCCAATCCATATTCTGGAAAGGATAAGTTAAAACCCCAAAGTTTTAGTACTGCAGTTAAATCTGGTACTAAAATGAAAAAGAGTACTCCATCAGCCCCAGGTAAAATTGTGACTCAACAAGGTAATCAAAAAGAGCAGTTTTCTAACTGGAGAGATAACTACGTAGCCACTGAGCACGAGTTCATCGATCTCATCAAACCAGAACCTATGGTAGGTATCTCCGAAACCAAGGAAGGTCAGATGAAATCTGGTAGGGAGCAGTATAAGAAAGAGAAGGAGGAAGGTCGTTATGGTGGAACTAAACCTTCTAATGAGAGAGTCGCAAAACTCATGAAGAAGCTGAAGGAGGAGACCAAGCAAGATGGTCCCGAACCTACAACGAAACAGACTCGTGGTGCTATGAAGAACATTCGTAGTAAAATGAATACTGCAAGTCACAAAGACCCAGATAAGAAGAAGACAAAGCAAGAACTAGCTTTCCAAAAGGCTAGAGCTAAGGCTTGGGGTATGACTGAAGAAAAGATGTCAGAACGAGATAAGGAAGTCGCCAAGTACCGCGAACAGGCTAAAAAGAAAACTACTATGCCTGATGGTGATGTTGGTCATGATATTCACAAGAGAGCAGTCGATCAATATAACAAACAGAACCCCAGTAAGAAGGTGAAGGAGGAGTTTGAGATCTCCGAAGAGGATAAGAAAGGTTCAGGTAGTGGTAAGAAAGACGCCTGTTACAATAAGGTGAAGGCATCAGCTTCTGTATGGCCATCAGCTTATGCTTCTGGTCGTTTAGTTCAGTGCCGTAAGAAAGGTGCTGCCAACTATGGCAAATCCAAGAATGAGGAGTTTATCAGTATTGTAGCCTCCGAGTATTTCATCAATGAAGGACTCAATGATGAGGGAGTGGCAGAACTAGTTGATTTGTTGGGACCTATTCAGTTTGGTGAATTGGTTAATGAGATTGCTGAGGGTGTAGAAGAAGATCTACTTACTGAAGCTAGAGCTGGTGGAGTTAAGATTGAACCCAAGAATAAGTCTGGTACTAGAGTTTCAGATCTATCCAAGGGGGCTAGAACTAGAGCTATTAACACACTCCGTAAAGAGAAGGCAGCTAAGAGAGCTGGTGAAGGTGAAGGTGGCAAGGGCAGTCTAAAGGACTCCCTAAAATCACAAGCCAAGGCAGCTAAGAAATCAGAGCCCAAAAAGGCTAAGAAGGAAGAACCCAAAAAGGAAGCAGCTAAACCAGCAGTTGAGAAGGCTAAAGCCACTCAACCTAAGAAGAGAGGTTTCTTAGATTCTGTAGCCCGTCAGGTTAATAAGGGTATGGATCGCCATAGAAAGGCAATGGAACTAGCCCGTGAAACTGGTAAGGTAGCTAAGAAGGCAGCCAATATTGGTGGTCAAGTTGCTAAAGGTGCAGTTCAAGGTGTTAAGGACACCGCCAAGACAACCAAAAACGTAGCTGATAAACTAAAAGAAGAATACGTATTGGTTGTATCTGAAGAGTGGAAGCCTGATCCCACTGAGAAACGTGAAAAGAAAGCTGCTAAGCTAGGTAGGGATGAAGAGATCGAGAAAGGCAAGTCCAAGAAATATGGACGCGATGAATCCAAGATTGACAAACTCTACAAGCGTCGTATGGCTGTTCAGTTCAAAAAGAAAATGAGTGAGGAAAGACTAGACGAACTCAAGTGTTGGAAAGGTTACAAGCGTAAGAAGGGTTCTACACCTGGAGCTCCTGGTTCCTGTGTGAAAGAAGGTTTCTCCAGTTGGAGAGACGACCTTGACCTTATGGAAGGTGTTGCAGCTTGGCAACGTAAGTTTGTTTCTGAAGAATCCAAAAGAGAACTTCAGATTCGTGCTTCGAAGGGTGACAAGGCAGCCATGAAGAAACTTCATCAACTTCGTGCCGATGGTAAGATTGGTAAAGAACCTGGTTTTGAACCTAAGAGAGATCTTCCTGAAGGTGCAGCATGGACACGTAAAGAGGGAAAGAATAAAGCCGGGGGGCTTAACGAGAAGGGACGTAAGTCTTACGAACGAGAGAACCCCGGCAGTGACCTCAAAGCACCACAACCTGAGGGTGGTAGTCGCAAGAAGTCATTCTGTGCTAGAATGGGCGGAATGAAGAAGAAACTAACCTCTTCCAAGACCGCCAACGATCCCGATTCAAGAATCAATAAGTCACTAAGAAAATGGAACTGCTGAGAACCGCCCTGTCCCACACTTGGTTTGTGGGAATTTTGTCATACTTACTGGTAACAATTCCCGTTATTGGAATTGATATAATCCACAGACAAGAAAACAACTAACAATGTCTATCCTAACTCACACTAATAATAACTACGAAAGGTACGATGAGGACAATGTTCTAGCGTCACCTCAGCCTGCATTTAGGAGTGAGAGTATGGATGCAGTTGGTTGGACTAATTTTACCTGGAAAGATTTTGATGGTGATTATGTCAAGACTCTAGTGGGTGGTGGTATAACTTCTATTAATGAGTATGTGAAGAGAGACGTAGATAATAATATAGTCACTCAACCCCAATACATCAGGCACGACATAGACAATAACCCACTGGGTAGTTTGGATCCACTAGAACTTGTAGGTGTTGGTAATATTACAGCACCTGATGGGTTTGCTGTCGGTAGAGATATGGCTGGTCAGGTTGCTGGTTATCAGGGTGGCACTGAACCCATCACTGTTGAAGGTCAGTTACAGAAACAAGAAACTACTGGTGGTCCTTGGATTGGTATTAGTCCTTGGGCGGCAGTTGATACTGCAGTAAAAGAGATAGACTCTTCTTTGGTGGGAGCTAAACTTCGTATTTCTACTAGAATTCAAGATGCCATAATCGCTCCATCATATCTCACTGTCAATACTCCTGCTTCGGATGTTGTTGTTGATGAGATGACTTCCGATGTGGAGGGTACTCTTACTTTTAGTGGAGCGGACCCTGCATATCCAGGAGATGTACTTACTCAGACAGAAGGCACTATAACCGGTGGTATCGGTCCATTCACTCGTGAATTTGAATGGATTAGAAGAGAAGTTGGCGCCACTGGTTCATATGCAAGATTTGGTGCTCCAAATGGATTGACTTATACTATTCAGTATAGTGATATTGGTTATGATGTTAAAGGAAGAACTGATTGGCAAGATTCATATAACTATTATAAATCGACCGGTACGATTCCAAACCACATTGAGGTTATAGCAGAACCACTAGCATTGGTATCAAAGGGAACTCTCGATGGAATTGGGCGATCAGGCACAGTCCTAACACAAACTGAAGCAGTATTCAGTGGTGGTGTTCCCCCATTCACTTATAGATATGAATGGGTCAGGAGACTAACTGCTGGATCAGGATTCTTCGAGTTTGGTGCTCCAGATGGTCTTCAGTATATTATTAGGTCTTCTGATATCGGTTATGACATTAGGGGAAGAACTGTAATCATTGACTCCTTAGGAAGTACGTTGAGTAGTAGTTCTACTATTCCTCAGGATATTAGTGTGACATCATAACTACTACATAAGGTAGGTAGGTATAATATTATTATGGCGGATACTAAGTATCTTGGGAATCCAAATTTAAAGAAGGCGAACGTTGCTGTCAACTTCACTTTGGATCAGGTGAAGGAGTATGTTAGATGTAAAGAAGACCCAATCTATTTTGCCAGGAACTACATTAAGATTGTTTCCTTGGATCATGGTCTTGTGCCATTTAAGTTGTATGATTTCCAGGAAGACTTAGTTAGAAGTTTCCATGAGAAGAGATTTACTATCTGTAAGATGCCTAGACAGACAGGCAAGTCTACAACCTGTGTGGCGTTTCTTCTCCACTACTTGGTATTCAATGATAATGTCAACGTCGGTATCCTAGCAAACAAAGCAGCAACTGCTAGAGAGATTCTAGGACGACTACAGATTGCATATGAGAACTTACCGTCGTGGATGCAACACGGTATTGTATCTTGGAACAAAGGTTCAGTGGAGTTAGAAAATGGCAGTAAGATATTGGCAGCTTCTACGTCTGCAAGTGCTGTCCGAGGTATGTCTTTTAATATCATCTTCCTCGATGAATTTGCGTTCGTTCAGAACAATATTGCAGAGCAGTTCTTTGCCTCTGTTTATCCTACTATTACTTCTGGTAAATCAACGAAAGTAATCATCGTTTCCACGCCACATGGTATGAACCACTTCTACCGAATGTGGCATGATGCTGAGAGGGGTATAAATGAGTACAATCCAATTGAAGTTCACTGGTCTCAGGTACCGGGAAGAGACTCCATATGGAAAGAACAAACTATTAAGAACACTTCTGCTGAACAGTTCAAGGTTGAGTTTGAGTGTGAATTCATTGGTTCTGTTGATACTTTGATTGCTCCATCTGTTCTCAGGGCGATGGAATACAGAGAACCAATTAGGAAGCAAAAGAGTTTAGATATATTCTACGAACCAGAAAAAGATAACATCTATGTAATCACCGTAGACGTTGCCAGAGGGGTCGGAAAGGATTACTCTGCCTTTGTGGTGTTTGATGTGACAAAGTTCCCCTACAAGGTTGTGGCTAAGTATAGAGACAACGAAATCAAGCCAATGGTATTCCCTAGTATCATTGAGAGGGTGGCAAAGTCATATAATAGGGCGTGGTGTCTTATTGAGGTGAATGATATTGGTGATCAGGTTGCCTCTATCCTAAACTATGATTTGGAGTATCCCAATCTCATGATGTGTGCTATGAGGGGTAGGGCTGGACAACAACTAGGTGCGGGTTTCAGTGGGTCCAAGACTCAGTTGGGTGTGAAGATGAGTGTTGCCACCAAGAAACTAGGTTGCTCCAACCTCAAGACTCTGGTGGAGGAAACTAAACTAATCTTTGAAGACTACAATATTGTTCAGGAACTGACGACCTTTATTCAAAAGAACAACTCATTCCAAGCGGAAGAGGGGTGTAATGATGACTTGGCTATGTGCTTGGTTATCTTCTCTTGGGTAGTGGCTCAGGACTACTTCAAAGAGATGACTAACAATGATGTGAGAAAGGAGATATACAATGAAAAGGAGAACCAGATTGAACAGGATATGTCACCATTTGGTTTCTTCTCTGACGGAACTGAAGAGGGTACCTTTGTAGATAATAGTGGGGACGTGTGGCACACTGATGAATATGGGGATATGAGCCACATGTGGGAATATATGTAGTTCTAAAATACATATTTCTATAAATATTTCTAGATTAATTTCGGACTTTCAAAAGGGAGAACCAAAAGATGCCAGTAAACTTAGCATCGCCCGGAATTGTCGTAAGAGAGGTGGACCTTACCCTAGGTAATGTACAGACTTCTACGGACAAGACCGGCGCAATTGTTGCCTCTTTCGCAAGAGGACCTGTTGATAAGCCAACCCTAATCGCAAGCGAGAACGAGCTTCTCGATGTCTTCGGACAACCCTCATCTACTGATAGGCAGTATGAAGGATGGCTAGCCATTTCTTCTTATTTGTCATATGGCGGTATTATGCAGGTTGTTCGTTCTGACAACGAGAAACTCAATAATAGCTTTGTGGGTACGGCCAGCAGCATTAAAATTAAAAGCTTAGAGGATTATAACGATCTAGCTTATGATGAGAACCAGATTCCTGGTGTCACGGTAGCATCCAGAAACCCAGGATCCTGGGCAAACGGTATTAAGGTAGCGTTTATTGATGGTAAAGCTGACCAATATGTCAGTTCAGTGGGTCTTGGCACTTCAGCCACTTCTTCCATTGCTCTAGGACAGGGTGTAATTCAAACTATCAGCAAAGTTGCTGCTGGTGCGGGTACTACACAATTAGTAGAAGGAGACCTTAAGGGTATTATTACTGGAGTAAACACCTCCACGGATCAACTAGAAGTTAAAGTCCTTTCATTCACTCCCTCAACTGGTTCAAACGCAGGTGTACAATTCGAAGTTGATTATCAACAGGGTGGTACTTGGTCGTTTGTAACTGGACTCTTCCAGGTATATTCTAGCGTAGGTCTAGTGACCTCAGTAGTAGCCGGTGGAGCATCAGATTGGTTTGATGATCAAACTATCTCCGTTCAAGGTGGTAGAACAACAGTTAATTGGAACTCCCTAGCCAACAGACCAACCACAACTGAGTTCGCAAGAACTAGAAACGCTCGTTTCGATGAATTCCACATTGTCATTTTTGATGACACAGGTGATGTTACTGGTAATGCCGGTACCATTCTAGAGAAGAATATTGGAATGTCCAAGGGTACAGATGCTGAGTTCTCAGCTGGTACTCCTTCTTACTGGAGAAAGTATCTAGCTAACACTTCTTCTTATCTCTTTGGTGGATCATCCCCAGTTGGTGTTGTTACAACTTCCTTTGAGCCCGATAACGGTAATGGTTTCGTTCCTGAAACTGGCGGTGAGTGGGATCAACAGACCCGTAATAAGAACTTCTATTCCTGTGGTAACCTAGCGGTAACTATGGAGGGTGGTAAGAACTACGACGGTGGAACTGATATCGATGCAATCGGTGCGTTAAGAGTAGATGTTGGTGATATCGCAGCAGGTTACGACAACTTTGAGTCCGATGACGAGACTGATATTGATTTCCTAATTATGGGATCAGCAGCCTACAACGAACCTGAAACTCAGTCACTAGCTAACAAGATCATCTCGATCGCAGAACTACGTAAGGACGCTATGGCGTTCATTTCACCTTACAGAGGTTCTCAAATTACTGATTCTGGATCAGGTGCTCAGGTTACTATCAACTCCAACAAGATTACTGATAACCTAATCAGTTTCTACTCAACTGTAGCTTCTTCCAGTTACGCCGTATTGGACACTGGTTACAAGTACATGTATGATAGGTTCGCAGACAAGTTCAGATATGTTCCTATGAACGGAGACATCGCTGGATGTTGTGCAAGAACCGATCAAGTAGCTTTCCCTTGGTTCTCACCAGCAGGAACTACAAGAGGAGCAATCCTCAATGGTGTAAGACTAGCTTACAACCCAACACAACAACAGAGAGATCGCCTCTACTCCGCTAGAATCAATCCTGTCATCTTCGCTAATGATGTTGGTGGTATTGTTCTCTTCGGTGATAAGACAGCCCTATCAGCCTCTTCCGCTTTCGATAGAATCAACGTTCGTCGTTTGTTTATCTACGTAGAAGACGCTGTTAGTTCAGCCGCCAAGGATCAACTCTTTGAATTTAACGATGAAGTTACTAGAACTAACTTCGTGAATATTGTAGAACCTTTCCTTCGTGATGTTCAAGCGAAAAGAGGTATTACAGACTTCATTGTAGTTTGTGACGAAACCAATAACACACCTGCTGTTGTTGATAGAAACGAGTTCGTCGCTGACATCTTCATCAAACCAACCCGTTCCATTAACTTCATCGGTCTAACGTTTGTTGCTACCCGCACTGGCGTAAGTTTCGAAGAGGTTGTTGGTACTGTTTAATTCACTTCTACCTAAACAAATTTTCAAGGAGCAACCCTAAATGGCAAGCACAAGATCTCAGGTAGAGGGTCCAGTATTGAGGACGCTGAGTGACTTTAAAGCTAAAATGACTGGTGGCGGTGCCCGCCCCAATCTATTTGAAGTCGTTCTTCAGTTCCCAATCTCAGCACCTACCGATACCGATACACTACAGAAAACACGTTTCTTAGTTAAGGCAGCTGCACTTCCAGCTTCAAACATTGGTCCCATCGAAGTTCCCTTCCGTGGTCGTGTTTTGAAACTAGCAGGTGACAGAACCTTCGATACCTGGACTATTACAGTTCTAAACGACACGGATTTCTCAATCCGTTCAGCGTTCGAGAAGTGGATGAACTCCATGAATCGTATGGAAGACGCAACTGGTACTCAGGATCCAGCTTTCTATCAGTCAGACGCATATGTCTATCAGTTAGACAGAGATGGTTCAACTCTACGTACCTATCGTTTCCACGACGTGTTCCCCAATAACCTATCTTCTATGGATCTCAACTATGAGACCACAGATAGCATCCACGAATTCACAGTGGAAATGCAGGTTCAGTGGTGGGAAGCAATCAGAGGAACCGGACGTAACGCCGGTGGTGAAGATATCTTCTAAACCCAGTTCAGTACAAGAGACCTCCTCAAAAAGGGGGTCTTTTTTTATGCGCTAAATATATTCACGGGTCGTACCCATACATGTTATTATAGGAAGAAAATACTCGTTATGGGAAGGTTATTCGGTTTTTCAATTGAAGAAGACGACATCCAACGCCCTGGATCGATAAGTCCGGTTCCCGAAAATAACCAGGATGGTGTAGATTACTATGCCTCTGGTGGTGCGTTTGGTTCTTCTTACGTTGATATTGAAGGTGTATTTAGAACAGAGTATGATCTGATTCGTAGATACAGAGAAATGGCACTCTACCCCGAAGTGGATTGTGCGGTAGAAGATATTGTCAATGAAGCAATTGTTAGTGACCTATATGAATCACCAGTTCAGATTGAACTCAGTAATGTAGATGCTAGTGAGAAAGTAAAGAATATTATTCGTGATGAGTTCAAATACATCAAGGAGATGTTGGACTTTGATAAGAGAGCACACGAGATTTTCCGTAACTGGTATATCGACGGTCGTATGCACTACCTGAAGGTTATCGACTTCGAGAGACCCCAAGATGGTATTATGGATCTACGATATATTGATCCTATGAAGATCAAGTTTGTTCGTAAGATCAATAACAAAGCACAAAATAGTCCTATTGCAAGTAAGGTACTAACACTAAACAATACTGGAGCACAGATTCCTAACGGTAGAAACGATGCTTTCAGTGCTGGTATTGATGAGTATTATGTTTATACTCCTGGCGCATCTACTGGTGGTTGTGGAACTGCTGGTATGGCAGTTGGTAACTCAGCACAATCATCCATCAAGATTGCTAAAGATTCAATTGCCTACTGTAACTCTGGTCTAGTTGATAGAAACGCACAGACAGTTTTGTCCTGGATTCACAAGGCAATCAAAGCGGCCAATCAACTCCGTATGATTGAAGACTCTATTGTTATCTACAGACTATCAAGAGCACCAGAAAGAAGAATCTTCTATATTGATGTTGGTAATCTACCCAAAGTAAAGGCAGAGCAATACCTACACCAGGTGATGCAGAGATATAGAAATAAGATGACGTATAACGCATCTACTGGTGAGATGAAGAGTGATAAGAAAGTACTTTCTATGTTGGAAGACTTCTGGTTGCCTAGAAGAGAAGGTGGTAGAGGAACAGAAATCTCTACACTTCCCGGTGGTCAGAACCTAGGTGAGATCAGTGACCTAGAGTATTTTAGGAATAGACTATATGATTCCCTAAACGTACCTCGTTCCAGACAACCTGGTTCCAGCGATGGTTTTAGTTTGGGACGTTCCAGTGAAATTCTAAGGGATGAAGTTAAGTTCTCCAAGTTCGTAGCTAGACTCCGTAAGAGATTTGCTGGTCTATTCAATGATATCCTAAAGACTCAACTGATTCTCAAGAATATCATTACTCCCGAAGATTGGGAGATGTTAAAGGATAACATCCAGTATGATTTCCTCTATGACAACCATTTTGCCGAACTCAAAGATACTGAACTTATGCAGGAGAGATTCAATCTCCTAGCACAGGCAGAACCTTATATCGGTAAGTATTATTCCCAACAGTATATCAGAACTAAAATCCTCCGTCAAACTGACGGTGAGATGGTAGAGGAAGATAAGCAAATTGAGAAAGAAATTGAGAGTGGGGCTATTCCAGATCCCGCTCTTATTGATCCCATTACTGGGGAACAAATGATTCCTGGTGGTGAATCTCCACCTGTTCCAGGAGAAGATCAACCTCAAGATGGTGTTGGTGGTAAAGCTGAAATGGGAGCCCCTATTCAAGATAATGATGTGAAGGTTAACATTGATCGGTCTACCAAAATGCCTGAAAAGGGATTAGGTGAAATCTAAACCTAATAAATAAAACATATATCTTTTTATTATGGAAATCGACACATCGGTTGTGGATGCCATTGTGAGTGGTGAAACACCCGCAGGTATTACACAATCCATTAAGGATCTTCTGTATGCAAAAGCAAGCGAAAGGGTTGATACCTATCGTGATGTAGTAGCAGACAGAATGTTTGGTGGTTCCGAAGTTCCCGAAGGGGAAACAGAAGAACCAGTAGCCGAACTTGAGAGTGATGAGGAAGGGGTAGAAGAAGAGTGATTAAGATTGTATTCTCCGAGGTTGATAGTCCAACGGACTCTGACCAGGCAATCAGTCTCAACAACTCTAGTGGTGTTAGGGCAATTAATTGTTCTAAAAAACCATATCTACTCTACCTAATCGATAACATAAGTGGAGAGACTAGATCACTTACATTAGTGAGTAATGAAAGTCTTATCCTTAAAAAACACAGTTACGATAAGGTATATGCTTCATCGAAAACTGTTCGTATCGCTGGAGTAAGCATCTACTAACATGAAACTAATTACAGAAGAAATTAACAAGGTTGAATTTATTGTCGAAGAAAACAATGGCAAACAGTCATGTTTTATTGAGGGAAACTTCCTTCAGGGCAATATTAAAAACCGAAATGGTCGTGTCTATAGAACCGAGACACTAGCCCGTGAAGTTGCCCGTTACAATGAACAGTATGTTCAGAACGGACGCGCTCTCGGTGAACTTGGGCATCCTGATGGACCCACAGTTAACTTGGACCGAGTATCACATAACATTATTTCACTTCGTCAAGAGGGAAATAATTTCATAGGTAAGGCAAAACTTCTTGATACTCCTATGGGAAATATCGCTAAGAGCCTTATTGGTGAAGGTGTTAAGCTTGGTGTTTCTTCTCGTGGTGTTGGTTCCATTAGTGAAACGAAGCAAGGATATAAGCTTGTTGGTGAAGACTTTATGTTGGCAACCGCAGCTGATATTGTAGCTGATCCTAGTGCCCCAGACGCTTTTGTTCAGGGTATCATGGAAGGAAAAGAGTGGGTTTTTGTTAATGGACTCTTGAGAGAGAGTGACATTAAGAGCACACAGTCTACAATTGACAAACTAGTTGTCACAAGGGAACTTGAAGAGAAGAAGGTTCAACTTTTTCAAGATTTCCTTTCAAATCTATAAACTCTATAAATAAACATAGATTTATATTATATAAATTACACTCGTCGGTAGCAACCTATTTTACAAGACATGGAAAACGTAGTAACGAAAGGTGCTAAGTCGGCTGAGGCTATGGATAAAGTCTCACCCAGCGTAGTACCCGGACAGTCAATCACCGATCTCGGTGGTCCTACTCCCGAAAACTATACTAATGAGCCTGACGGCTCTGCGAAGCTTAATGACGCCGGTGGTCCCCTCAAGAAAGTTGAGGATGTGGTCACCAAAGGCGCTAAGAAGTCAGAAGGTATGGAAAAGGCATCCCCAGAACCACCATCTGGTGGAACAACTGATGCCCGATCCGCTTCTTCACAAGCTGAGAAAGTAACAACCAAACCCCCCGGTCAAACCACTAAGGAAGAGACTGAGGTAGAGGAAGAGGAAGTTCTTATTTCAGAAATTGATATTGAAGAAGACGTAACTGCACTTCTAAGTGGTGAGGAGCTCTCTGAAGAATTTCAGAGTAAGGCTCGTACCATCTTTGAAGCGGCCATCCGTAACAAGGTTGCTATCGCTAAAGAAGAACTCCAAGTAGCATACGAAACTCGCCTAGTTGAAGAACTAGAGCTAGTACGTGAGTCAGTCGCTAGTCGAGTTGACGCATACTTAGAGTACGTAGCCGATGAGTGGATGGCTGAAAACGCCATCGCCGTCGAACATGGACTAAGAACTGAAATGACAGAGAGCTTTATCTCTGGCATGAAGCAACTATTTGACAGTCACTATGTTTCAATCCCTGAAGAGAGATTTGATGTAGTAGAGTCCATGGTTGAGAAACTTGATGAAATGGAAGAAAAACTCAATGAGCAAATTGAGCGTAACATCACCCTAAACAGCCGTTTAGGTCAAACTGTTGCTGAAGGTATCTTCATAGAAGTATCTGAAGGATTAGCTGAAACCCAAAAGGATAAGCTTATCGCCCTTGCTGAAAACGTTGAGTTTGATAGTGAAGCAGGTTATCGTGAGAAACTAGAGAGTCTCAAGGAATCTTATTTCCCTGGTAGACCCTCAACTATCGCGAGCAGAAACAGTGTAGAGGACCTTACTGAAGAGGTTAACGTTGGTGGGGAAGCCCGTCAGGTTACCGGTTCAATGGCCGCCTACCTACAGACACTCGATAGAGTTTCTAAAAAGTGAATTCTAAATTATTAGATCAAACAAAACATTTTTAACAATAGGTTTTAAAACAAATGTACAATTCCGCAAACTCCGAATTTCTCCAGGAGAAGTGGGCACCAATCCTCGAGCACGGTGAGTCCATCCAGGACGCACACAAGCGTGCCGTAACTGCCCAACTTCTAGAGAACCAGGAAGTAGCCCTTTCCGAAGAGCGTGCTTTCCTTTCAGAAGCTCCAACAGTAAACACCGACCCTAACGCAACTGGCAACGCTGGTTTCTCTGGTAATGGTGATCAATCAGTAGCTGGTTTCGATCCAGTACTCATCAGCCTCATCCGTCGTTCAATGCCTAACTTGATGGCATACGACCTTTGTGGTGTTCAACCAATGAACGGTCCTACCGGTCTTATCTTCGCGATGAGAAGCCGTTATGACTCACAGACAGGCGACGAGACCTTCTACAACGAAGTCAACTCTGCCTTCTCCGCACAGAACCAGTCCGGTACAGCTACTCAGGGTAACTACTCTGGTCAAGTTGGCGCTGGTAACACAGTTGGTTTCGGTACAACCGCACAACGTGGTTCTAACCCTTCAATCCTCAACCCCGAGCCCGGTGACCAAGTTGGTTACAACGTAGGTCAGGGTATGTTGACCCAGGACGCTGAGAACCTTGGCGAAACTGGTACAGAGTTCAATGAGATGGGCTTCTCAATCGAGAAGGTCACCGTAACTGCTAAGTCACGGGCACTCAAGGCTCAGTACAGCATGGAATTGGCTCAGGATCTCAAAGCGATCCACGGTCTAAACGCCGAAGCTGAACTATCTAACATCCTCGCCTCTGAAATTCTTTCAGAGATCAACAGAGAAGTTGTTAGAACTATCTACAAGTCAGCTGTATTCGGTGCTCAGAACAACGTAGCCACTCCTGGTGTATTTGACCTAGACGTTGATTCCAACGGTAGATGGTCAGTTGAGAAGTTCAAAGGACTTATCTTCCAGATCGAAAGAGACGCTAACGCGATCGCGCAACAAACTCGTAGAGGAAAGGGTAACTTCATCCTTTGTTCCGCGGATGTTGCTTCAGCTCTAACCATGGCTGGTGTACTTGACTACACCCCAGCACTCAACGCTAACCTTAACGTTGATGACACCGGTAACACCTTCGCTGGTGTTCTACAAGGTAAGTATAGAGTCTACATTGACCCATACGCAGCTAACGTCAGCAACAACCAGTACTATGTCGCTGGTTACAAAGGTTCCTCACCTTATGACGCTGGTCTATTCTATTGTCCTTACGTTCCTCTCCAGATGGTTCGTTCAGTTGGACAGGACACCTTCCAGCCACGGATCGGATTTAAGACCCGCTACGGCATGGTCGCTAATCCTTTCGCTGAAGGTCTTGAGGCTGGATACGGACGTATCACCCCTAACTCCAACGTCTACTACAGACGCGTTCAAGTCAAAAATCTTATGTGATCCAATAGCTCCGACGAGTTATCACATATGTGTTTCACGAGGACCCTTCGGGGTCCTTTTTTTATGCACTCATAAATGGGAGCAGAGTGGTGATATCCCTACATCATGTTGCCGGACGCAAATACTTAATGTTATAAATACTAGGAATACATACCTAGTGTATGTGTTATACTTAACAGTCCGTATTCGGAGAAGAATTAATGAGTCTTAAAATGATTGCGCTAGCTAGTCTAGCTGCCCCCGCTGCACTACTAGCAGCACCTTCAGCACAAGCTGAAGTAATCTTTGCTGGCGAACCACAAGAACTAAGTGGTTTCTATGTAACCACCGAAGCCAACTCTGGTTGGACCGGTGATGACTACAGAGGATCCATCATTGATGTTCGCGCTGGTTACGAAGCCGCACTTACAGACACAATCGACGCATATGTCGAAGTAGGTCCTGCCTTCCTAATGCCTGATGGTAGTGACAACACAACCGAAGTCGGAGCTGAAGTAGGTGCATCTATTGCCGCCACCGATCACCTAGAATTCTACGGAGAATTCGAAGTCATCTCTGGTGATCTTAATGATTATGGCACCAAGTTTGGCGCTACATATCGCTTTTAGTGTTATAATGTAAGTAGCTTGGGAAGCTGAGTTACTCACCCCTACCCAAGCGGTGGGGGTTTTTTATTGCCTAGATAAACAACTATGAACGGATCATTAGACCCAGACGAAAGAGTGTTGAGTGCTAACTCCAAACTATCAGAAGTACCAGTATCCCTACAAAGGGCTATTGATATTCTTGGTTGGGATGATGTAGACGACATTCGTGTAGAGATTGGTGGATGTGCTACTAGTGGTATTCACCAGAAAGAAGACGCAAACCCAAAGTGGTCTCGTGAATTTGGTGATACTGTCTATAACAAGGACGCGTTTATTGTTATCAAAAATAGAAGCAGAAGTCAATGACCAACATCTACTACAAACAACTAGATAATAGAAACTTTATGAGTCCTATTGGATTCCAGTTTTCTATTGCTAGATATCCTAAAGTTTCTTTCTTTAGTAATAAAGCAGGACTACCTGAGATTCGTTTGGGTGGGGCAGAACAAGCCAACTATCTAAAACAGATTATGCACCCTGGAGACAGGGTAGAGTATGGTGAACTCAATATTGAGTTCCTAGTGGACGAAGATATGTTGAACTATACTCTCATTCATAACTGGATTACTGGATTGGGATTCCCAGAGACTCCCCAACAATTCAAAGATATCACCACCAATCAAAAAGGTGAAGATGATATGAAGATCCAGTATAGTGATGGAACACTTGCTATTTTGAATAGTAACTATAATACTATTGCGAAAGTTAAGTTCTGGGATCTATACCCCACTTCACTATCAACTCTTGAGTTCTCTGCTACAGATGCTGATATCAATTACTTCATTGCAAGTACAACGTTCAGTTTCTTGTACTATCAGATCTTGGGTAAGGATAATGAACCCCTAACTCCTGAATTTGTAAACCAATCATTGAATACTCGATGAACCTTGATGAACTTCAATCCATGTGGGAGCGTGACTCCAAGATGGATATGGATAACTTACACGATGAATCACTAAAGATACCCCAACTTCACCAGAAATACTTTACCCTGTATACCACTACCAAACTTCTAAAGAAGAAGGCAGAGGATACTATCAGTAAGGTGAGGTTGGAACGCCACAACTACTATAGTGGCAAAGCCCCCGCAGAGGTATATGTGGAGGAACCCTTTCCATATAAGGTAAGGGACAAAGAATCTATGAACCTACACCTGAACGCAGATGAAAAACTGACGAAGGTGAAGTTGAAAATACAGTATTACGAAATGATGTTGGAGTATCTTGAGGATGTCCTCAGGATGATTCATGCACGTGGATACCAAATTAAAAACAGTATAGATTTCCTCCGGTTCCAAGCAGGGATCGGCATGTAACAACTATGAAACAATACGACTACTCAGTAGATCTCACAATAGATGATGTAAAACTCATCCACCATTGTGTAACCAAGAGGATTGAAATGTGGGAGGGTTCTCCTGCACGTCCCCCAGAAGAACAAGAACACTTGTGGGCACTAAGGGATGGGTTTTTCACTATCATCCTAGAAGAAACATTTAATAGAAAGTAATACTATTTGATGGCATATACATACTAATAGGTTATGCCTATTACATTATGTCATCTGACTTGACTATAACCAAAGTTAATGAAGTATATTTAAAAGTAGATTGTGACCCTCATATTCAGTATGAGTTGAGGGATGCTTTCTGCTTTGAAGTTCCTGGTGCTAAATTCCATCCGTCATACAGAAAGAAGTTCTGGGATGGAAATATTCACCTGTTCTCACCACAGACTAGACAACTATACGTAGGTCTATTGGATAGACTGATTGCCTTCTGTGATCAGTATGGGTATACGTATGCCTTTAAAGATAATAAGTTCTATGGTCTCCCATATGAGATTAACGAGAACATCTCCCCAGAAGGGGTTACAGACTGGGTGAAGTCTATTACCAGTTATAAACCCCGTGACTACCAGTTGCATGGTATCTACGCCGCTCTAAGGTCCAATAGGAAGTTGATTGTATCTCCTACTGCATCTGGTAAGTCATTAATGATCTATGCCTTGGTGGCATACTACACACAGAAACACGAAAATATATTGATTGTTGTTCCTACTACATCTCTAGTGGAACAGATGTATAAGGATTTTGCAGACTACGGGTTTGATGTGGGAACGAACTGCCATAAGATATACGCTGGTAGAGAAAACACAACAGATAAACAAGTAACTATTACAACCTGGCAGTCTATCTACAAGTTACCTAAGACATACTTTCAGAAGTATAGTGTAGTGATTGGGGATGAAGCACACAACTTTAAGTCTAAGTCTCTAGTATCCATTATGAGTAAGTTGTGTGATGCAAAGTATAGATATGGGTTCACAGGTACTTTAGACGGGTCACAGACCCATAAGTGGGTGTTAGAGGGGTTGTTTGGTCCTTCATACAATACCATCAGAACAAAAGAGTTGATGGAGGCAGGTCATGTTGCTAAACTAGACATCAAAGTTCTTCTACTAAAACATGATGAACAAATCTTTCCAAGATTTGAGGATGAAATCCAATATCTAATTGGACATGAGAAGAGAAACAAGTTTATCAGTAACTTATCTTTAGATCTAAAAGGTAACACTCTAGTTCTCTTTGCTAGGGTGGAGAAACACGGAGAGGTCCTCTACAATCTAATAAATAGTAAGGCAGAAGAGGGTAGAAACGTCTTCTTCGTTCATGGTGGTGTTGATGTAGAGTCCAGAGAACAGGTACGAACTATTACTGAGAGGGAGAACAATGCTATTATCATTGCCTCTTATGGAGTTTATAGTACGGGTATTAACATTAAAAACCTACACAACGTTATCTTTGCTTCCCCATCTAAGTCCAGGATCAGGAACCTGCAATCGATTGGTAGGGTACTGAGAAAGGGAACAAATAAAGATAAGGCAATGTTATATGACATTGCTGATGACTGCACAAAAGGATCAAGAAGAAACTACACACTTAATCATCTTATAGAGAGGATCAAGATTTACAACAATGAAAAGTTCAATTATGACATAGTAAATATCAATCTAAGGTAATCTTATGAATGAGGTAAGACTAGCAGCAATCAAATTAGATAGTGGTGAAGAAATTATATGCTATGTCGTAGACGTAGTAGATAGGGGTTTGAATAAGAACCTTATAATTAAAGATCCACTTAAAGTTGAATATGTAGAAAGTACTAGAAAGAAAGCATATAAATTTACTCCATGGTTTCTACTAACTACAAGTAGGGAACATGAAATAGACATGAATAAGATCTTTGCTATCACAGGTGTCTATGATGAAGAAGTTAAAAAAGAATACACTAAATCATTTCACTTACAAATTGGACCACATAGTTTCAACCATACCAGTGAAACTGGTTATGTTGGATCAGTGAATAGGTTTAGAAAGCTTTTAGAGAAGATCTATAAGGAGGTGCCAAGTTCTCCTGATGAATGCTAAGCGACCCCTTTTCAACTCCACAAGAGTATTATAACGACCACCTGTTCAAATGGCAAGTATGAACCCCAAGGTATTCGTGTGTTATAATATAAACATACTCAGATCCTAAGGAAATGACATGGCAAAGGCTAAATCAGAACACTACGTAAACAATAAAGAGTTGCTAGCAGCACTCATCGATTATCGTGATAGGTTGGATATCGCAAGAAGAAGAGATTTACCTAAACCACGTATCAGTAACTACGTAGGAGAGTGTTTCCTTAAGATTGCCACTCACCTTTCATACAAACCCAACTTCGTTAACTACATGTTCCGTGAGGACATGATCTCGGATGGTATCGAGAACTGCGTACAATACATTCACAACTTTGACCCTAATAAGTCCAGAAACCCCTTTGCCTACTTCACTCAGATCATCCACTATGCTTTTCTGCGTAGGATCCAAAGAGAGAAGAGACAACTAGACATCAAGAACAAGATTGTGGAGAAGACTGGTTTTGAGTCTCTGATGACAAGTGACACTAACTTGACAAACGAGTATAGGAACGACTATAATGCCATCAGGGAAAACATTATTAACAAACTGAACTCATGAATCAGTACCCCACATCGTCTGATAATAGAAGGAATGATGCACATCAAGAAGGCAGAACAACTTATATTAGTGAATCTGACTGCAAGGAATGTGGGTGTGTAGTCAAACTTGTATGGTCCAATAGGTGTCATTTCTGCACCATCAATAAATCAAACTCATAAAGGGAACAAACTAGAATGGCATTGATCGCAGTTATCACGGATACTCATTATGGGGCGAGAAAAGGTGCTCAGTATCTTCATGATCACTTTGAGAAGTTCTACTCTGAGGTATTCTTCCCCACACTAAAGGAGAGAGGTGTTAAAACCATTCTCCACATGGGTGACGCCTTTGATAGTAGGAAGTCTATTGGGTTTGAGGTACTCAACTGGGCAAAGAGAGTTGTATTCGATCCTATGGCAGAATACGATGTACATATGATCGTGGGAAATCATGATTGTTATTACAAATCTACCAACAGAACTAACTCTCCAGACCTACTACTCAAAGACTACGACAATATCACCACCTATCATAGACCTACAGAGGTAACTCTAGAGGGTATGGATACACTCCTACTCCCTTGGATTTGTGATGACAACAGGGAAGAGTCCCTGAAGATGATCAAGTCTTCCAAGTCTAAGTTTGCTGCTGGTCACTTAGAACTAGATGGGTTTGAGGCATATAGGGGACATACTTACAGAGATGGTAAGTTGGACAATGGAGTATTCAATAACTTCGATAAAGTATTCTCTGGACACTTCCATACTCGTTCAGACAACGGAAAGATCTTCTATGTGGGTAACCCCTATGAGATGTTCTGGAATGATGTAAATGATCCCAGAGGGTTTGTTCTACTGGATACTGAAACTCTAGAGGTTGAGTATATCAACAATCCACATACCCTTTTCTCCGTTATCTACTATGAAGATACCAACTATAAACTCTTCAATGCCAAAGAGTATGAAGGTAAGATTGTAAAGGTTATTGTCAGAAAGAATACTGACAGGAAACTCTTTGATAAGTTTCTAGACAAACTTATGAAGACCAATATCCTAGACATGAAGATCGTAGAGAACTTCAATATTCAGGAGGGGGAGGACTTCCAGGTAGAAGATATCGAAGAGAACACCCTATCAATTCTCAACCGATATGTAGATGAAGCAGACTATGAAGATAGTTCTATTCAGAAAGATGATATTAAGAATCTTATCTCTCAAATCTACCGAGAGGCATGTGAGGTATGAGAGACGCATGTTATATCATTACTGCATCAGAAGCAAAGGGTATGGATGTATACACCATCAAATCTGAGGGTGTGAAGAATGTTCTAATCTTTGAGAAAGGTGAAGACGCTGAGAGGTATGTTATAATGTTGAATGAAGATGAAGGATACATTGTGGGTGAAACACTAGAACTGGAAGTTTTTGAGGTTCCACTATCTGCCGTGGTAGAATCCCTGAACGAGAAAGGTTATAGTTACATCTATGTGAAACCCGATGACCTGTTTATTCCACCTGATGCCAAGAAAGTTTAATTATGTTGTTGTTTAAGAAACTAAGATGGCAGAACTTCCTATCCACTGGAGACAAGGGTATTGAAGTTGATTTCCTAATGAACAATACCAATCTTATCATTGGTAGTAATGGTGCTGGTAAGAGTACCCTTTTGGATGCTCTTACCTTTGTTCTATTCAATAAGCCATTCAGGAAGATCACCAAACCTCAACTAGTTAATAGTATCACTGAGAAGAGGTGTGTAGTTGAGATTGAGTTTGAAACAAACAATAAGAGTTACTTGGTTCGCCGTGGAATCAAACCTAATGTATTTGATATCGTAGTAGATGGGAAACTATTAGACAAGCGTGGTGATGACAGGGATAACCAGAAACTATTAGAAGAGAATATTCTTAAGGTTAATTATAAATCATTCACTCAGGTGATTATCCTTGGGGCATCTACTTTCGTCCCCTTTATGCAACTCACTGCCTCCAATCGTAGAGATGTGATTGAGGATCTACTAGACATCCGTGTATTTAGTCAGATGTCAGGTATCGTCAAGGATCGTATCAGGCAACTCCGTGAAGATATCAAGATTCTAGATCTCAAGAGGGGATCTCTTAGAGATAAGTCTGAGATGCAGAAGAACTTTATCAATGAGATTACTAAGAAGGGTGAGAGTAATATTGAATCCAAAGGAGAGAAGATCAAGACTCTATTGTTTGAGAAGCAAACTCTAGAAACCGAGAATATCACAACTCTAACTAAACTGAAAGAACTTCAGGATGAGTTGGAGGGACTAGAGGATGCTTCTGATAAACTACGTAAGTTGGGTAGTCTAAGGGGTAAGATTTCCCAGAAGATTACTACACTCACTAAGGAACACAAGTTCTTCAAAGACAATGCTTCCTGTCCTACCTGTACTCAGGATATTGATGAAGAGTTTCGTAGTGTCAGACTAAGTGAGTTGGGTGACAAAGCAAAGGAGATGAACAAAGGGTTTAAAGAACTAGAAGATACTATTGAACGAGAAGAGAACCGAGAGAATGAGTTTAAGAGTATCTCCAAACAGATTCTAGAACTCAACACCCAGGTAAGTACCAATAATACAAAGAACACCAGTATCAGTATGAATATTGGTGATCTCGAAAGTGAGATTGGATCTATCAGGCACTCCATTGATAACCAAACAGAGGAGAAAGAGAAACTAGATCGTTTTCAAGATGACCTGAGTCGAGTATTTGATACCCTCTCCACTAGAAACTCTGAGATGGATAACAATAAGTTTGTCTATGAGTTACTGAAAGATGGTGGAGTGAAGACTAATATCATCCGCAAGTACATCCCCTTCATCAACAAACAGGTGAATAGGTATCTCCAGATGATGGAGTTCTATATTAACTTCGAGTTAGATGAAGAGTTTAATGAGACTGTAGTATCACCTATTCATGAGAACTTCTCATACTCTTCCTTCTCTGAGGGTGAGAAGATGAGAATTGACTTGGCACTTCTATTCACCTGGAGAGAAGTTGCTAGGGTTAGAAACTCTGTGAATACAAACCTCCTAATTATGGATGAGGTGTTTGATAGTTCTCTAGATGGTTTTGGAACAGAAGAGTTCCTCAAAATCATCAGATATGTTGTCCAAGATGCTAATGTATTCATAATTAGTCACAAACAAGAACTCCACGAACGTTTCGATAGTGTTCTACGATTTGAAAAGGATAGAGGGTTCTCCAAACTAACTCTAAATAAAACAAACGATTAAATCTTATGAAAAGGTTCTTGTTATTTGGTGCTATATTCGCACTAGTTGGTGCTGGACTATCACATGGTCAGTTTCACCTCTACAACTCTTCTGTTCCACATGTTCATGAAAATGGAGTAATTCATTCACACTAATATTATGCAAGGTCTAGATCTAGTTATTGAATACCCAAACGTATTTCCCGATGATCTATGTGATGAGATGATCGAGAGGTTTGAGGAGGATGATAGGAAAAGTAAGGGACATAACGGCTCCTTTGGACCTGAATTTACAACAGATAAGGTATCAATAGACCTATACTATACAGGACTACCCGAATGGGTTGATATTGATACTAAATCATTTGAGTTAATAACACCCTATGTTGCGGAATATGTGAATTTATTGAGTGATAACTTCCACATGAAGGAAACTGCTTTTATAAATGACCAGGGATATCAGATACAGAGAACTGATCCTGGTGGTTTCTTTAGTTGGCACTGTGACCATACTTCATATCCAATACTAGACCAACGCCTTATCAATACGCAGGGTGGTGATTCATATTGTATTCGTGATAGGATAGCTACCTATATCATATACTTAAATGACAGAACTGGACTATCTGATGGAGTTACAGAGTTTGGGTTTGGTGATAACTTGAAGACAGTCACTGCAGAAAAAGGAAAACTCATCATGTTTCCTGCTAACATTTTATATCCACATAGGGGAACTACCCTGGAAAACGGAGTAAAATACTTAATGACAGGTTGGGTAGTCCGTGACGCAGTGATGAGATCTGAAATTTCACCACAAGATTATGAAGAAAGGTTTGAGAGATACGAGAGGATGCCCTATCTCACTCCAGTGGACAATCGATAAACTGTCCACCCCCACCAGTCATGGGGGTTTTTCTATGCCATAATAGGTTCATACCAAGGGAAACACCTATGATCAACCTAGAAGTCAAAGGACAACTAGCGAAGCTCCTAGCAACTGAGGATCTTATTGTGGAACACCGCAATGTAGATACTGCGATGTTCAATGTGGATACTCGCGTCCTGACTCTTCCTAGGTGGGATAAAGCAAGTAATACCGTATTTGATCTTCTAATCTCACATGAGGTTGGCCACGCTCTCTTCACTCCTAATGAAGACTGGACTGCTAAGGTATCCTGTCCAAAGATGTTTGTGAATGTAACTGAAGATGCTCGTATTGAGTCTCTGATGAAGCGTAGGTTTGGTGGACTACCCAAGACTTTCTATAACGGATATAAAGAGTTATACAATGAAGACTTCTTTGGTATTGGTGATGAAGATCCATCTGGTATGCAGATTGCAGATAGGGTAAACCTACACTTCAAAGTTGGCAACTTTATCAAGATCCCCTTCACTAAAGAGGAACAGGTTGTTGTTGATCAGATTGCTAGTGCAAAGACTTTCAAAGACGCATTAGAATCCGCTGAAGCGTTATACGCCCTTCATAAAATAGAGAAAGAAGAGAAGGAGAAAGAGGTGGTGGCACCAATATCAGGTGATGATGGTGGCGGTGAATCTGATCAAGAAGATACAGATGGTGAGGAAGAAACAATCCAAACAGAAACTGATAGTGGGGTTGAGGGTGGAGATAATACTGATGATGAACCAGGAGATTCTGAATCTAATACAGAAGACACAGTAGATAGTTCTGGTGGTGGAGATCAGAGTGATATAGATGATGACATAGTGAAGACTATGGAGAATGTGGAGGATAAACTAAAAGATCTAACCAACCCAAACCTCAGTGGTGAACCAATATATCTTACCCACCCTAAGATTGATTTGGATAAAGTTGTTATTTCCAATGAAACAGTTCACGAACGCATTGCCAGACACTGGAATATTCGTTTGTCACTACTCAAAACTGAGGATGAATCGAAACTAAAGGAAGTTGAATACTTTATCCATAGGGATTATGGTAGACATGAAGAAAGTTTCAGGAAGTTTAGGAAAGATATTCAACCTGAAGTTAACTATATGGTGAAAGAGTTTGAGTGTAAGAAGTCCGCAGATGCATACTCACGAGCAACAGTTTCTAAGACTGGTGTTCTGGATTGCACCAAACTACATACTTACAGATACAATGAAGATCTGTTCAGGAAAGTTACCACTCTCCCTGAAGGTAAGAACCATGGTTTGATATTTGTTCTTGACTGGAGTGGTTCCATGTGTGAGGTTCTTTCCAACACTGTGAAGCAACTCCTATCACTGGTTATGTTCTGTGATAAAGTTGGTATTCCTTTTGATGTGTATACCTTCACCAATGACTACAACAAATATGATCCATATGCTCCCAGAGAACTTGGGGAGGTGAATACCTTTGATCTAGGTGGCAATTTCAATATGGTGAATATTCTAACCAGTAAGGTTAACCGTAAGACTCTAACCAAACAGATGGAGAGAATCTATATGATTGCCGAAATGTTTACCTATGGTAACTATGGATGTGTTCCTGATTGTATGTGCCTCTCAGGAACTCCCCTGAATGAAGCTATCCTTACTCTTCACTCAATTCTCCCTAAGTTCCAGAGTGAAAACAATGTTCAGAAAACACATATTATCATTCTTACTGATGGTGAAGCGGGTGGTTCTAGATGTGTAAAGGAAAATAACCAGGAAGGTGGACGTGGTAAGTATGTTAGTCGTTTTGTTGGTAACCATACTTACCTCCGTAATAGGAAAACAGGTGTAACTCGTAAGATTGAAACCTTTGGTGTTACTAAAGACCTATTAGAAGATCTCCGTGAAACCTTCCCCCACAGCACTTTCACCGGGTTTCGTATTCTAGAAATTGGTGGTAGTTGGTTTGTTCGTCAGGCTGTTGGTTATGATCAACAGAAACTAACAGAATGGAAAAAGAACAAATCAATTTGTTTAGAAAACCAAGGTTATAATAAATACTTTGTTATACAATCAAACAAACTCAAGTATGATACTGAGTTTGATGTTGATGAAGGAGCTACAAAGGCGAAGATCAAATCCTCATTCGCCAAGTCCCTTAAAGGGAAGAAGAACAACAAACGTATCCTAGGTGATTTTATTGGAATGATCGCCTGATGTGACACTCCACAAACTGGCACAATGGGGGGTTGCAGGAATCCCCTTCCCGTGTATAATAGTTGTATACCAAACAAGGAAACCACAAACTCAATGGCCCGACTCGCTATGACAACTGATCAAATTGTTGAGAAACTGAAAGAGACCTATGGTGAGAACGTAACTACAGCTGAACTCAAAGCCTTCTGTGCTATGAATGATTGTGGTTACCCTACAGTCACTCGTCGATTGGAAGAATATAAGTCTGGTCGTGGTCGTTGGAATCTAACCCTAAACGAGAAGTTGGAACAAACCTATCAAGGACCATCTGGTGTCCCTGCTGTTATGGATATTTCAGAAACAAACCTTGTTCCAGACAAAGATAGTAACTTTGTTTCATTCGGTAACTTCACTGATTTGAAACAAGTCATCAAGTCTGGTATCTTCTATCCTACCTTTATCACTGGTTTATCTGGTAACGGAAAAACCTTTGGTGTAGAACAAGCTTGTGCTCAACTTGGTAGGGAACTGATTCGAGTAAATATTACAATTGAAACCGATGAAGACGATCTTATTGGTGGTTTCCGTCTCATTGATGGTGCTACTGTTTGGCATAATGGTCCAGTCATCGAGGCTCTGGAACGGGGAGCTGTTCTTCTTCTAGATGAGATTGATCTGGCTTCTAACAAGATTCTTTGTCTTCAATCTATCCTAGAAGGTAAGGGAGTATTCCTCAAGAAGATTGGTAAGTTTGTGAGACCTACCAATGGGTTCAACGTGATTGCAACCGCAAACACAAAAGGTAAGGGTTCTGACGATGGTAGGTTTATTGGAACTAATGTTCTGAATGAAGCATTCCTAGAACGTTTCCCTGTAACCTTTGAGCAGGAATATCCAGTAGCATCAGTAGAAACTAAACTCCTGAAGAAGTATGCTTCTTCATTGGGTATCGTAGATGATAAGTTTTGTAAGTATCTGGCAGACTGGGGTGATATCATCCGTAAAACATTCTATGATGGTGGTGTAGATGAGGTTATCTCCACACGACGTTTGGTTCACATCCTTCGAGCATACAGTATCTTTGATGACAAATCAAAGGCAGTTGCTATCTGTCTAAACAGGTTTGATGATGAAACCAAACAAGCCTTTATGGATCTTTACGACAAGATTGACAACGAAGTCACCTTTCAATTTGGTGAAGGTACAGATAACGTTCAGTACTCTGAAACACCAGATACAAACTTCTAAATGATTTATCCTACTATGAACTCCTGGTCTATGTTATTCGATGAAATTGGTGAAATCAATTTTGATGACTCCGAATACACTGAAGACGTTATTATTCAACCCAACACTATGAAAGAAACAACTAAAGACGAAACATTCTGGAGGTATGATGAGGGTAAAATTCTCCGTGAAGTAGAAGCTTACCTCTCAAGTACATACAAAGGTCACTACGTTGGGGGTGAAACCAAAATCCAAACTCTAGATCTTATTGATTCTATTGGTGATTCTGAATCATTCTGTAGATCTAACGCAATCAAATACCTCTCTAGGTTTGGGAAGAAGGAGGGCAAAAACCAGAAGGATCTCCTAAAGGTTATTCACTATGCCATCCTCCTTTACCACTTCGCAGGACTACCCTTCACAGAAGATGCTGTGGAAACTCACTCGCCTACTGGGCGTTAACCCATATCTGTGGTATAATACACAGGAAACCATCTCATCCTTTATCTTTTATATTAATGAAACTATCTGACGAAACTATTGCAGTGTTGAAGAACTTCTCTTCTATCAACCAGAGCATCATTGTTGGTGAGGGTAACACCCTAAGAACTATTTCTGTCATGAAAAACATATTGGCAGAAGCAACAGTCTCTGAGAACTTTGAGAAGTCCTTTGCTATCTACGACCTCAATGAGTTTCTAAATGGTTTATCACTTCATGACAACTACGCATTGGATTTCACCAATGATACATTCGTTGTTATCCGTGAAGGTCGTCGCCGTGTGAACTATCACTTCGCAGACCCTGAAGTTATTGTTGCTCCACCTGATAAGCAACTCCAACTTCCCTCTGAGGATGTATGTTTCCAATTGGATCACAGCCAACTCCTACAACTAGTGAAAGCTGCTTCTATCTACAAACTCCCTGATCTATCTGTTGTTGGTGAGAATGGTACTATCTCCCTAGTTGTTCGTGATAAGAAGAACGACTCATCCAATGTGTATTCTGTGGATGTTGGTGAGACTACCGATGACTTCACCTTCAACTTCAAGGTTGAGAATACTAACAAGATTCTCGCTGGTAACTATGATGTAGTTATCTCCCAGAAACTACTCGCCAAGTTCACTGGACAGAAGAACAATGTTGAGTATTTTATCGCTTTAGAACCAGACAGCACCTTTGGGTGATATTATGGGAGGGTAACACCTCCCTTTTTTTATGAACATATTCGTCACAGATCACTCACCCTATGCTAGTGCAGTTGTATTACCTGACCGCCATGTAAATAAAATGGGTTTAGAAGCATGTCAGATGGTGGCTATCATCTACTCTCACTGGTATTACAACTGGGGTGAGATACACAAAGCGAACGGAGAACCATACTCTACTGAGAAGGGTGCGTTTCGCAACCACCCCTGCACCAAGTGGGCGGCAGAGAGTATGTACAACACAGCCTGGTTGATCGCTCATGGTCTAGCACTCTGTACTGAATACACTGCTAGGTATGGTAAAGTTCACTCTTGTGCTAAGACCTTGTTTGAAGCCAAGAAGATGTTCCATAGATACACTGGTGAGACCATCCTATGTTACAATATGGTGGAGGATTTCACCCGTGCCATGCCTGATGAGTTCAAGCTTGACACTGGTATCTCTACCTTTGATGCGTATAAGATGTATATTTCATCCAAACCTTGGGTGAAAGACAACTATCTCCGCAAACCTGAACGCAAACCCTCTTGGGTTTGATTACTTTATTATCTTTTTATTATGAACGAACGCACTGATTTCCTATGGACAGAGAAATACCGCCCACAGGTTATTGATGATTGTATTCTCCCCGATCACGTAAAGAATACATTCAAGGAGTTTGTTGCTAAGGGTGAGATCCCTAACCTCTTGTTATCTGGTCCTCCTGGTATTGGTAAGACCACAATTGCCAAAGCTCTTTGTAATGAGATTGGTGCCGACTACTATGTAATCAATGGATCCGATGAGGGAAGATTCCTTGATACAGTCCGTAACCAAGCAAAGAACTTTGCTTCCACAATGTCCCTTACCTCGGAAGCAAAACACAAGGTCATCATTATCGATGAGGCAGATAACACAGGTAGTGATGTTCAGATGTTGCTTCGTGCAAACATCGAGGCATTCTACAAGAACTGTCGTTTCATCTTTACCTGCAACTATAAGAACAAGATCATTGAACCCCTCCACAGTAGGTGTGCAGTGGTTGAGTTCTCCGCTAAGGGTAAGGATAGACAACAGATCGCCGCGTCCTTCTTCCAGAGACTCTCTGGTATCCTAGAGAAGGAACATGTAGAGGCTGACAAAAAGGTTCTGGTAGAACTAGTTCAGAAACACTTCCCTGACTTCAGGAGGGTTCTAAATGAGGTTCAGAGGTATTCCAGTAGTGGTAAGATCGACTCTGGTATCCTAGCAACCTTCTCTGAAGTTAAGGTAGAGGACCTTATCAAACACCTTCGTGAGAAGAACTTTGTTGAAGTCCGTAAGTGGGTTGTTGCTAACTTAGATAACGATACTAATAGTATCCTCCGTAAGTTATACGACACCCTATCTACACAACTAAAAGGTCCTTCCATCGCTGCTGCTGTATTGGTTATCGCCAAGTATCAGTACCAGGGAGCCTTTGTAGCTGACCAGGAGATTAACCTCCTAGCAGCTCTAACCGAAATTATGATTGAATGTGAGTTTTCTTAATTATGAATGTTAAACTAATCCGTATGAATTCCGGCGAAGATGTTATCGCCGACCTCATCAGTGAGACTGATGATACACTAGTTCTATCCAACCCTATTGTTTTAGTTCCTGGTCAAGGTGGAACACTGGGTTTCGCCCCATGGTCACCAGTTCTCTCCCCAGATGTTAAGGAGATTACAATCAAGTCCAGCTACATTGTATTCATGAGTGAGCCAAATGAGGATGTAGTGGATAACTACAACCAAATCTTTTCCCCCATTGTCACACCAAGCAGTAAAGGATTAATCTTATGATGGATACAGTTGTACTCTATACAAACAACGGTCAAGAGTCGGAGAGAATCCAACAACTACTGACTAGTGTAGGTGGTGAGTTTCATATCTATACCTTAGATCAAGACTTCACACAGGACCAATTCCGTAAGGAGTTTGGTGTATCTGCGGAATACCCACAGGTCGCCATAGGTTATAATCATATTGGGGGTCTCAAGGAAACCCTACATTATCTAACGGACGAAGGACTTATTAAATGACCCTGGAACTCAAAGACTGGTTGAATAGTTTAAACATGAGTAAGGAAGACCTTATTGATGGAGATCCTGATGTGGAGAAAGAGTATCCACCATTCATTGTCAATAAGTGTATGTCTGGTCAGATGGACGCACTTATGTTTGCTAATGAGATGAATAAGTTCCCCTCACTAGATAAAAAGTTACAATATGATTTTTATCTAAATAGTTTGCGGAAGAGAAAGCGTTTCTCTCCTTGGTTAAGGAAGGATAAGATTAAACACCTTGAGACCGTTCGTAAGTTTTATGGCTTTTCCACTGAAAAAGCAGAACAAGCTTTGAATATTTTATCCAATGAACAACTTGACTTTATCTATGATAAGCTTGACACTGGGGGAACCAAACCATGCAAACGGACGAAAGGGGGGTAGTATCTTGGGACCCCTCATATATGATAGAAGTATTTTTGTCAGAACCTGACGACTTCTTAAAAGTAAGAGAAACTCTTACTCGTATTGGTGTGGCATCTCGCAAAGAGAAGAAGATATATCAGTCTTGTCATATTCTACATAAACAGGGAAGATACTTTATAGTTCATTTTAAGGAACTCTTTGCCCTTGATGGTAAGCATACTACAATTACCTTGAATGATATACAGAGACGCAATCGTATTGTTAAACTACTATCCGATTGGAACTTGATTGAAGTTTCGGATAGTATCGATATTACAGATGTTGCCCCTCTGAATCAAATAAAGGTTCTCTCATATAAAGAAAAGGAAGACTGGATACTGGAACCGAAATATAACATTGGAAGTGTGAAACGTTCAGAATAACAGGGAGGGGGGGTATCCACACCCCCTTTTTTGTGCCTAATCTGATAAATAGATGAGTAGTCGCCACTCAGGGACTACACCTTATACATCTCGCTTATTAGGAGAAACACATGTCTGGATTAGCACGCTATTATGGTTCTGGGGATATTGAGAAGTTCCTCAAGGACGTTGATAAGTATTCAATCGGAATGGATGAATGGTTCCATAGGTTCGGAGCACTTCACCAAACAGAAGCAAACTACCCACCCTACAACGTTATTCAGGAGAATGCAGTCTCCTATCGTGTGGAGGTTGCAGTTGCTGGATTTGCAACAAAAGAACTAGAAGTATTCACAGAGAACAACAAACTCTACGTGGAGGGTCAGAAGGAACTGGCAGAGCCTAAGGAGGGTGAGTCCTATGTTCATCGTGGGGTGGCTGCAAGGTCCTTCAAGAGGGTCTGGACCATCTCTGATGACGTGGAAGTGAAGGACGTGGAGGTTTCCAATGGTCTCCTCACCATCCGACTCTCTCGTATCGTTCCTGACCACCAGAAGAGACGTTCCTATCTCTGACCTATATATCAGTGAGACTATTTTCTCTGGGAGTATTGATCTCCCAAATATCGTCGCACCTGGGGGGTCCTGTCACAAAACAGGGTTGCCCCCTTTTTGGTGCATGTTATAATATAGTATAAACTAAAATGAACAATGATTATGATAGGGAACTTCCTTCCCCAACCGGATCTACGGGGGCAGTTGAACTAATGATTGAATCTATTGACTTGATGAGCAACAATGATCCAGTAGTAAAACTAGTTCTACTGAAGAATAATGAAACTATTATTGCTGAGGTTCGTGAGAGTATCGATGGAAGTAGTGTTCAGCTCATTGATCCTCGTGTAGTTCTACTACAGGCAGCAAGACCATCTGATGACGGACAGACTACAACAACTGCCATCTCATATACCGACTGGTTACCTTTGTCTGAGAGTAGAAACTTCACTATTGATGGTGATTATGTGGTCCTTATCACTGATCCCATTGAAAGTTTAGTACAAAGTTATACACAGGCACGACAAAATGGATGAAACTATTAGAGTATTGGTCTTGACCAATGGAAAAGTCCTTATCAGTAAGATCGAAGAGATAGGAGGTGCTGATATCGGGGAGCCAGACTGCCGTCTAACCGACCCAGTATGGTATAATGATGAGGTGGAGGAAATGACCGAAGGGTTCAAACGCTTTCCTGGTAAGGGGATCACACCCGATACCAAGTTGGCCATCTCTTCTGTCAATATCTTGACTCTGGTTACCCCAGATAATAAACTCCTCAGTGAATACCTCGTGTTTATTAGTGATTAATGTCTAACAAGTTCTACACCAATGTTCAGCTTTATGGTAACAACATCCTCCTACGCGGGTATGAGAACGGAGAGAAGTTCCACACTAGGGAACAATACTCCCCTACACTATATGTGAGTTCCAAGAAACCCAGTAAGTGGAAAACACTTACTGGTGAGAATGTTCAACCAGTGAAGCCCGGATCTATTAGAGATTGTAGGGATTTTATCAAGAAGTATAAAGATGTAGAGAACTTTAATGTGTTTGGTAATGAGAGGTTTGCCTTTCAATACATTGCAGACAACTATCCTGGGGAGATTGAATATGATCCCCAGTTGATTAATATCTTGAGTTTGGATATTGAGGTTGAGTCTGAACATGGTTTCCCAGATCCAGAGTCTGCTAATGAGGAAGTACTACTCATTACTATTCAGGACTATGTTACCAAACAAATCATTACTTGGGGTCAGATAAAGCATGGGGAGTTTGATAACCAACAGGATAATGTAGATTTCCGTCCCTGTGAGAGTGAGTATCACCTACTGAGTGCCTTTATTCAGTGGTGGCAACAGAACCCACCTGATGTTATCACTGGGTGGAACATTGACTATTATGATATTCCATACCTCGTCAGACGCATGAAGAGAGTGTTGGGTGATAAACTAGCAAGCACTATCTCCCCTTGGAAGTTCGTAACAGACGAAGAGCACTTCTTCAAAGGTATGAACAAACTATACTACAATATCGCTGGTATCACCCAACTAGACTACCTAGTTCTATACACTAAGTTCACATATACCAACCAAGAGTCATACAGACTAGACCATATTGCTAACGTGGAGTTGGGTCAGAAGAAGTTAGACCACTCTGAGTTTGAAACCTTCAAAGACTTCTATCGCAAAGGTTGGCAGAAGTTTGTAGAATACAACATTGTTGACGTGGAACTAGTTGACAGACTGGAAGAGAAGTTGAAACTCATTGATCTTGCCATCACTATGGCGTTTGATGCTAAGGTGAACTTCCAGGATGTATTCTCACAGGTGAGACTATGGGATACTATTATCTACAACTATCTCAGAGATAGGAACATTGTCATCCCTCAGAAGGAACAAACCAGTAAGAGTGAGAAGTTTGCTGGAGCATATGTGAAAGAACCTAAACCAGGTCTATATGACTGGGTGGTGTCCTTTGACCTTAACTCCCTGTATCCTCACCTACTGATGCAATACAACATCTCCCCAGAAACTCTGATGGAAGAGAGATGTCCTAATATCTCCATTGAGAAGGTATTGAATGAGGAAGTGACCTTTGAGATGTATAAAGACTACGCTGTTTGTCCCAATGGTGCAATGTATCGCAAAGATGTGCGTGGATTTCTCCCAACTCTGATGGAGAAGATGTATGATGAAAGAAAGGCATTCAAAAAGAAGATGCTGAAGTCCAAACAAATCCTCGTTGATATCGAGGCTGAAATGAAAAGAAGAGGTGTATTATGAGTTTTCGTCACAAAACATATGGTGGTCTAGTTCATTATGACCACAATGATAAGATTATCGTCATTGAACGTCGATTGAATCCAATGCAACATCACGCTATGCTTGTGAGTAAGTTGAAGGAAGAGTATCCAGAGTATCAAGTAGTTACTGGATAGTGAGTGGTTTAGTTGCTGAGATTATGCAAGTCGTTACTATGATTACTATGCTATTCAATATGTGCAATAGTAATGAGTTCAACAGACAAGCATGTATGAAAGACTGGGATACTTGGTTATTACCTGAGATATCCCGTGCGTGGCAAATTAAAACAGGTCAGGAAGCCCCTTACCAAAACGAGGAAGATGTGGTAGAATGGCACCAACAGCAGTGAGGTGTTTATCGGTTATCTTATTGGTGGTTCGAGTGAAGGACCCGATGAGGAGATTGTACAATCAGATAGTGACTATTCTAAACTATCTGATAAGCAACTGCAATACCTAAGAGCACAAACCATAAAGGATATCGCTAAGTTTTATAACTTCCAGCAAGTAAGGAAAATTACCCTAAACTCCGCTTATGGTGCTTTGGGTAACCAATACTTCAGATACTACAAACTGGCGAACGCGGAGGCAGTGACCTTCTCTGGTCAGTTAAGTATCCGTTGGATTGAGAATAAGATGAATGGATTCATCAATGAGATTCTAAAAACAGAGGGTAAGGATTATGTGATCGCCTCTGATACTGACTCTATCTACATTAACTTTGGTGATGTGGTAGATAAGTTCTTGAAGAAGTTTGATGGTGATAAGGAGAAGACTGTATCAATGGTAGATAAGATCTGTAAGGATCAACTAGAACCCTTCATTGATAAGTGCTATTCTCAGTTGGGTGAGTATGTGAATGCATACGAACAGAAGATGCAGATGAAGAGAGAGAATATTGCAGATAGGGGTATATGGACAGCGAAGAAGAGATATATCCTGAACGTGTGGGATAGTGAAGGTGTTCGTTATGAGGAACCTAAACTGAAGATGATGGGTATTGAGGCTGTGAAGTCATCTACACCTGCCCCTTGTAGAACTATGATCAAGGATGCTCTCCGTATTATCATTGAGAAATCTGAGGATGAAGTCATTGACTACATTGATGATTGTAGGAAGAAGTTCAAACAGATGAAACCAGAGGAGATCGCGTTTCCTCGTTCCGTTAGTGATATGATCAAGTTTCGTTCTGGGACAACAATATATGCTAAGAGTACTCCTATGCATGTGAGGGGGGCGTTACTATTCAATCATCACATTAAGAAGGGTGGGTTGGAGAACAAGTATTCTCTCATCAATAGTGGTGAGAAGATCAAGTTCTGCTACCTCAAGATTCCTAATCTAATTGGTGAGAATGTTATCTCATTCATCTCCGACTTTCCTAGGGAACTTAAGTTGGAGAAGTATGTTGATTATGATACCCAATTCAATAAAGCATTCCTAGATCCACTCAAGATCATCTTGGATGCTATTGGTTGGAACTGTGAGAAGCAGATGTCCTTGGAGTCATTTTTTACCTGATATATAAAACCCCCAGAGGAGATCACCAATGGAAAAACAAAATCTAGCGATGGATCTATTCATCGAGTCTGTAATCAAACCAGACAGTGACCTTAGGGGTCAAGCATCAGAACAGGGTTGTCTAGAAGAACTATTGCAAATCCGTGATGATGTGATAAAATATCTTTATAACGAGAGGAAAAACTAGTTTATGGCGTTATCCCAATCAGTGGAGAATTCCCTCAGGGAGGCAAGTTCGTCCCTGAGGAATGCTCTAGCTTTTGCTGCCAGACAGGAGAGATCACATACCTGTCAGCATATTGCTAAAGTATTAAACGATATTGATCTTATTCAGAGAACGGATGAGATGTTTGATACCCTTGATAGTATCAAGGATGGTAAGGGTGGTAGCAACCCATTTGGTAAATTTGGTTTTGATGAATAATGGATTTCTTAAAGGATATTGTAAATGAAATTGGTGGCGACTTCACTCAGATTGCCTCAGAGATTGAAGAAAACGAAACATACGTGGACACTGGTTCGTTCATCTTTAATGCTCTTGTATCTGGGTCTATCTATGGTGGTGTATCTGGTAACAAGATTACTGCAATTGCTGGGGAAAGTTCTACTGGAAAGACTTTCTTCTCACTCGCCGTGGTCAAGAACTTCTTGGATACTAATCCCGATGCATATTGCCTTTATTTTGATACTGAAGCTGCAATCAATAGAAACCTTCTTGAGTCACGAGGTATTGACCTTAAGCGGTTGGTTGTCGTCAATGTCGTTACAGTAGAAGAGTTTAGGATGAAGGCACTTAAGTGTGTCGATATCTACCAGAAGAAACCAGAAGACGAACGCAAACCTTGTATGTTTGTCCTAGATTCTCTGGGTATGTTGTCTACAGAGAAAGAGATCAATGATGCTCTGAATGACAAGAACGTTCGTGATATGACTAAATCACAACTCATCAAAGGGGCTTTCAGGATGTTGACCTTGAAACTAGGTCAGGCTAAGATCCCAATGATTGTTACTAACCACACCTATGATGTGATTGGTGCCTATGTTCCTACTAAGGAAATGGGTGGTGGTTCAGGTCTCAAGTATGCCGCCTCTACTATTATTCACCTCACTAAGAAGAAAGAGAAAGACGGTAAGGATGTTATTGGTAACATTATCAAGTGTAAGACAGCTAAGTCCAGACTCTCCAAAGAGAATACAGACGTAGGTGTTAGACTATTCTATGATGAACGGGGTTTGGATAAGTACTATGGTCTCCTAGAACTTGGTGAGCTTGGTGGTATGTGGAAGAACGTAGCTGGTCGTTATGACTTGGGTGATGGTAAGAAGATCTACGCTAAAGAGATACTAAAGGATCCAGAGAAGTACTTCACCGAAGAAGTTATGGAGAAACTAGATGTTGTTGCTAGGGGAACATTCTCATATGGGTCATAAACAATATGAGTGAGTATATCAAACACTATAGGGGAGTTCTAACAGATACATCTTGTGATGTTCTGATAGATGCTCTTCTGAGTGTAGATAGAAAGCATATAAAGGAACATCGAACAGATCGTAAAACATTTGATCAGGTGTTTCTTAATGCTGCAAATATGGATCTGATTCCAGGTATTACTAAAATAGTTGGTAATGTAATCAAACAATACAAGATGGATGTTCCATACTTCACACAGTTCTTTCCCAAGGGACTGGAGATTGAAACACCAAAGGTCAAAGGTTACAGTCCTGGAGGACAATTCAAACCACATTGTGATGTGGATGCTACTTCCTGTCCAAGGTATCTTGCCTTTCTATTTTATCTTAATGATAATTTTACAGGTGGACAAACAGAGTTCTTACCTGGTATAATGGTGGAACCTGTGAAAGGTTCAGTGGTGGTATTTCCACCCAACTGGCAACACCCTCATTGTGGATTACCAGTGGAGACTGGTAACAAATATATTATGTCAACTTATCTAAGATACGTTTAATGGATCGAATTGAGAATTTAATACTAAGATCACTCTCACATAGTGAAGGGTTTTCTAGGAAGGTTATCCCCTTCATCAAACCAGATTATTTCCATGATAATGCTGAGAAAGTTCTCTTCGAAGAAATCGCACAATACATTGTCAAGTACAACTCTAATGTTACTGTACAGGCTCTAAGTATTGAGGTGGAACAGAGAACCGATTTATCTGATAGTGATGTCAAAACTATCAGAACTATCCTAGATGACTTTGATGCAGTCACAGGAACTGATGAGTGGATGATTGATTCCACTGAGAAGTGGTGTAAGAAACAGGCAATTTACAACGCTCTTATGGAGTCTGTGAGTATTGCCAATGGAGATAGTCAGACTAAGGCTGAAGACGCTATCCCCAGTATCCTCTCAGAGGCTCTGGGTGTATCCTTTGATAGTAATGTAGGTCACGACTACATTGAGAACGCAGAGGATAGGTGGGAGTACTACCACCAGAAGGAAGATAAGATTCCCTTCGATATTGATCTACTCAATGCGATTACTAAAGGTGGATTACCTAACAAGACACTGAATATCGCACTCGCTGGTACTGGTGTTGGTAAGTCACTCTTTATGTGTCACGTAGCAGCCTCTAGTTTAATGCAGGGTAAGAATGTTCTATACATCACTGCTGAGATGGCAGAAGAGAAGATCGCAGAACGTATTGACTCCAACCTACTCAACGTTAATATTAAGGATCTATCTGAACTACCCAAACAGATGTTTGAGAAGAAGATAGATGCGGTATCTAAGAAGACACAAGGTTCCTTGGTTATCAAGGAGTATCCTACAGCTTCTGCACACTCAGGACACTTCAAGTCTCTACTTAACGAACTAAAACTCAAGAAGAACTTCACACCAGATATTATCTTTATTGATTATCTCAATATCTGTGCTTCCTCTCGTATCAGAGCTGGTGCTAACGCTAACTCCTACACACTAGTGAAGAGTATCGCAGAAGAGATTCGTGGTCTAGCGGTAGAGTTCAACGTTCCTATCGTGAGTGCTACTCAGACGACTCGTAGTGGGTATGGAAACAGTGACGTGGGTATCACAGATACCTCTGAGTCTTTCGGTCTTCCTGCAACCGCTGACCTTATGATCGCTCTTATCTCCACAGAGGAGCTAGAAGGTCTAGGTCAAATTATGGTTAAACAACTCAAGAACAGATACAATGATCCCACCATCCACAAGCGTTTTGTTGTCGGTATTGACAGAGCTAAGATGCGGTTGTATGACTGTGAGCAGGCGGCTCAGGATGATATTCTGGATAGTGGTGACGACTCTGAGGAAAAGACTTCCCTCAAGGATAAGTTGGCAAAACTGAGTTTCTAGTGTATAATGGTTATGTTGGGAAGAAACCCCAACCTCCTTTGTGATGTGGTGTTTGTTGGGGAAGGGGTGGTTCCCTTCCCTTTTTTATTGTTTATTGGTATTCAATTATTATGAGCGTAGATTTTTCTAAGTACGGTGAGTTTGTAGACACAGTAACTAGTGCCCCCTCCAAGGGAACTGGTGAGATGATCGCAGTACTCAAGGACCTTAAGCTTCGTGGAGCACAACCCGAAAGACTTCTTACTGGTGCAGTTGGTATCTGTGCTGAGGGTGGTGAGTTCATGGAAGTGGTCAAGAAGATGGTATTCCAAGGCAAACCCTATGACCAAGATAATGTCTGGCATATGAAGCGTGAGTTGGGTGATATTATGTTCTATGTACAAACAGCGTGTATCGCTCTAGGTACCTCTGTTGATGAGATTGTAGAGATGAATGTGGAGAAACTAGAAGCACGATATCCAGGTGGTCAATTTAGTGTAGAGAATAGTGAGAACCGAGTAGAGGGTGACTTATGATTGCATCTGATACACATAATGAACCCACTGAGTTAATCAGACAAATCAATGATTCAGTGGAACGTGCTAGAATGAAGGAACAAGACGATCAACTAAACTACGACACAGGAGGTAAATGATGGACAAGCCAATTACAGTTGAGGAATATCAAGAGGCTGGTAAAGAGTTCTGGCCTAAGTATTGGTATGTTGCTAAAGAACTTGGTGAAAACGCTAAGACTGAAGATGTCCTACACGTTATGGAGTCTCTTGCTGGTGTTGTTATGGTCAACAGAAGCAATGAAAAGAAAGAATATTCTGGTATGATTGGGTTCAATAAGTCCCTAGAAGACAACCCATTGGCTTCTGCTACATACCACGGACAACCAGTTACAGAGTGTCCCCCAGGGACTATCTACTGTAACGGTGAATGTTGTGACCTATGAGGTAAATTATGGCTAAAAGAACTTATACTACAAAGTCTGGAGATGTGTTTGAGTGGGAAGAGACCCCTGAAACTACTGCAGCACTCAAAGCTCTCCACAGACAAGTGGCAGAGACAAAACAGAAGCTTGACAGCACCAAGTGAGTCTGTTATAATATGAGAGTTGGGAAGGAAACCCCCCAACTGCGGTGACCCCCTTGGTAGTTCAGGGTTAGCGGCGATAGGAACTACCACAAGGGTTAATAGCTCAGCTGGACAGAGCAACGCTCTTCTAAAGCGTCGGTCGTTGGTTCGAATCCAACTTAACCCGTTGGGGTCTAATTAACCCCATAGGATGTGACAGAATGAACCGTTTGGTTAATACCGGTCATTGTATAGTAGGGAAGGCTGTGGTGGCCGCCAGAAAGACTAGGAGACTAGAGTTCTGAGAACCCATACCAGGGTCCCGAAAGTTCAGAGGTATTACTATTCTTAGTATGACCCCTCTGTTGGAGGTAAAAAGATAATCCTCCCATCCACCCAATCCACAATAGCTCAGCGGTAGAGTCGGCGACTGTTAATCGCCTTGTCCCTGGTTCGAATCCAGGTTGTGGAGTTCTTTATTATCTTTGATATGGATGTATCCAATCCTGATAACTGGTATATTGGTAGATTTTGTGAATCTAACTTCCTAGATCAAACAGCACTCTCCTCAGTGAGGTCATGGATTGATACTCAATCATGGGTAGATGGAGTTTTAACTTTGGACTACTCTAAAGATAAGGATCCATATCAACTGAAAAGAAATCAGGCAACGAGAAATATAATCCCACCCAGACTATTTTGGCCACATGTTGATAAGAACGAAAAGTTCGCTCGGTTCACCTGTCCCCGATCAAGCACCGATCCAAACTGCACAAAAACATCTAAGGGTGAATACTACAAACCACACTTTGATGATGTAGTTAATGGGCACTTCTCAACTACGATCTTTATCAGTGATCCTGATGAATATGATGGTGGTGAGTTAGTTCTGTATATTGACGGGAAGGAAGTATTCTTCAAACCAAAAGCAGGTGAAGGTGTAACTTATGAGACTGGTATTGGTCATAGAGTCAATACAGTCACAAGGGGTGAGAGATTGGCATTTGTATTCTGGACAGATTGTCGATGGGATGATATTGATGATTATCGTGATTGGCGTTATTATAACTATATGAAAGACTACCTAATGACAACTCCTTATGTTGATACCTTATATGAGTTTTGTAACGAACCCCATACTATATTCAAAGGGAAATCATATGATATTATGAGAAAGGTTATGAGGAAAGTTATTCCTAATGGTTGAATCATTTTACGGAGAAATACTCAACTCGGATGCTACTGGGCATCTGTATTCGTATGCCCAAAGTATTCAAGACTGGCAAACCATAAACCAAGACTACATGGGTAAGAAATACCAGTCTGTTATGGCTCATAAAGTCCCTAGGGGAAATGAGATTGAGAAGTATGTTGTCAGAACTTTTCTCACATTCAATAAGTTATATTTCAACTACGATTTAGTAGGAACATTTGAAACACAGATTCTGAAATACAATGTGCATGATGGGTATGATTGGCACTGTGACTATGGTGTGAGTGAGAATCCCAATGCAGTTAGGAAACTGAGTATGATTATTCAACTCAGTGATATGTGGGACTACAACGGTGCAAATGTATTCCTAAGGGACTGGCACAACCGAGAACACATCCTAAGTAAGGAGTCTGGGTATGTTACCGTATTCGACTCTAGGTCCCCTCACAGGGTCTCTCCCCTAGCTATCGGAGAACGATACTCACTGGTAGCCTGGGCTCACGGTCCAGAGTGGAGATAAATAAAATACAAAGAAATGGAAACATATGCTTTCTACACAATATCGTCTTCGCCTTGAGGCTATCTGCCGAAAGATTGCGAATAGTGAATCTGTGGATTTGAGTGACATGATCTGGGCAGACAAATTGGCAAAGAGCCATACTACTGCTAGAGACTGGTTACAGCAGGCAAGAAGACAATCAGCCCATCAAATTGAAGAAGGTACCATAGATGATTTTATGAATAGGATGGGTTTAGGTGATCCCGATCCGTCCAATCATAAGAAGGGATTTGATAGTGCCGATGATATTAAGGACTGGTTTCAACAGGATAAGCCCAAAGACTGGAGACAAAGAGACTAACTATGGCTAATAAAAACGACAAAGGCAATCACCCAAGAGAAGAGGGTTGGTTCACCGAAAAGTTGAAGAGAAGACTCAGGAATGATCTCATACATCCTGAACATCTAGTTCCCATTCTTATTGAAGAGAATGAGGCACTTAGAGCAGAGATTGCAACACTAAAAGCAATGCATAAATGGTAAAATGGCAGCATTAAGTTCCACTTCCCCAGGACAACTAGGTAAGTATGTCATCCCCACAGTCCAGAAACTAAATGATGCGATGAAACGCAGAACTAGTCTTGGTAGGGGGAGTGGTAAGTCTTATACCATTAAGAATACCCCTGCGAATGTGGCAGCTATCAAGGAGTTCTCTCGTATTGGTAGCTCCCCCAAGTCACAGAAAGAAGCACTTGCTATTAGTCTGCAGACCACTGATACTAAAGTTCCTACTATTACTATCGGCAGTATTGATAAACCTAATATCAAATACAACCTTGGAGATATGTCCGAGGCTGTAGTTGGCGCTGCTATTGCTGCCAGGTTTATCTACAAGAATAGAAGTATTACGACTTCAAATGTTTATGGTGTTCTATATGGAATGCCACCATCATCTAACTACCCAGGGAAGAAGGGAAAATATACAGAGAAGACATTCCAGTCAGTTAATGAAAATAAGAAGGTTACAGATCAAGTTAAGGTGTATATCTCCTTAGCTGAGGTTAATATGGCTGCTGTGATGGATAGATCCAATAAGGATCTTATTCTTCCTTATGTTCGTTCTGCAGTCAGATATGCCAATAGTACTACTGTTAAGAAGTGGTCCAAACTACTTTATGAGAACAATAGATCAGACAAGATTGATGTAATGTCTGATGGTCTGGGAGGACAAACCACAACTAAAGTGGATGTATATGTAAAAGTTAATGATGAGAAAGTAAATATTAATGTGTCACTGAAGGCTGGTGATGTCAAACAGTTTGGTCAGGTCTCTGGTATTGAGTTTGAGAAACAAACTAAACTATGGGAAACCTCCTTTGGTTTTGGTAGTGAGATTAAGAGTCTAGAGTCAAAGTATAACCAGTTGATCTCAGATAAATCAACAGTCCCACAGGCTGTAACTATGGTGTATCAAGAGGTGGCTAACCTTTTTAATCAAGGTATTAAGAGAGGTGATGCTGGTATGATAAGGAAATTTGCCAACTCCATTAAGTATTTCGCTACACTAAATGAAGACAATGTAACCCTACTACAGGTGGGTAATGACGCAGCAAAGCTCTATTCGTTTGATGATATATACCAAGGAATAGAAAACATGCAACTGAACGCTTCTATTACTATGGGTAAGAGTGGTCTTCCAACCTTACTAATAAACGAGACTGCTAGTGGGCAACCCCTCATTCAGTATCGTGTGAAGCAGGAGTTCAAACCCGATGGGTCTCCATACATCAGAAACTATGTGGAGAAGCAAACTGTTCTAGGGAAACTTATTGGTGAAAACCTCTAGGTGTGTTATAATACCATTGTAGAGATTTCTATTTTATGAAGGAACGCAGAAAGTATCCAACCGTATTGAGGTATCCAGGCGGTAAGTCTAGGATTATCTACTATTTGTTTAGGGAAAATATGATCCCTAAGAATGTCAAGGAATACCGTGAGGGTTTCCTAGGTGGGGGTTCTTGTGCTCTTGCGTTTTCTGTGATGTACCCAAACACCCCAGTTTGGGTCAATGATCTTTACTATAATCTGTTTATCTTCTGGACACAACTCCAGAAGAATCCAGATCCACTTATCAATAGACTCCTAGAATTAAAGGACGAAGCCTGTGATGCATCAGGTACAGAAGAACTAGAGAAAAAGCATAGAAAACTCTACACAGATATGCGTGATCTCATTAACACCTCTAGTGATCACCTTGATATTGCAACCTCCTTCTACATTCTAAACCGATCTAGTTTCGGTGGATTCACTGAACAAAACAAGAATGCCTTCATCCGAGACTCATACAAGAATACTATTTTCTCTCAGAGTAAAATCCGTAAGTTGGCTAATATCTCTGAGATTATCCAACCCTGGAGAATTACCAATACACACTACAAGGAACTAATGAGAGCTCCTGGTGATGATGTATTTGTGTTCCTAGACCCTCCATATCTAATCAAGGATATGTTGTATGGTAAGGACAAGGAGATGCACACTGGGTTCTCTCATGAAGAGTTTGTGAGTGAGTGTAAAGGTTCTACACATGACTGGATGATTACCTACAATGAACACGAATGGTTGAGATCCCAGTTCGCTGACTATCATATGGAGTCTTTCGAGTTCCGTTATAGTCTCGCCCACAGGGAAGAGAATGGCAACAAGAAAGAAGAACTCCTCATAATGAACTATGAGATTCCTCGTGATATCCCAAACCCACTAGAGGTAGTTTTGTATGGATGATCTAGAGCTAGAGTATCATCTTTATCTGGATGGAAACCCTATTCAGACACTGAAGGATGACGCTAGTACAATGACTTTAGCCAAGAAGAGAGTTATCGGTCCTTACATTCGTAGAGCTGAATCTTTTATTAAAATATCAGAACCATTTAGGGAACTACTTCGTCTTGATGATGGTAAGGATAAACTTCTAGATGCAATAGGTGTTGTCTGGGCACACTACTTTGAACATAAGATTAACAAGAAGTATATGGTTATCCCTAAGGATGCATCTCTTGATTTTATGGAATACTTTGGTACTATGGCACAGAAGGATAAGTTTCCAGATGATAAATATATTAAGAAAGCTCAGCGTATTATTCTCTCCCACGAAAAGAGTATTGACGCTTTCATTAAGGCTTTTCATAGTATCCGTTTAGCCAACGACAAATATCTCTCCCTGAAGAAATGATCACACCGAAGTCCCTACTATCATTCCTATCTGAAGCCGCTGATTCTGAGGCTGCACAACAGGCTAAGGAGATGGGTTTAACCTCTGCCGGTTATGGTAACTGGAGAGATAGGACGGGCAATGTTGTTGCCAAAACTGTAGATGGTCAGTTGGTAATGATTGATGCCAAGGCAGATCCTATGGCTAGACCAGAGGCGCCTGAGAAGGAAATGCCACCTGAAGAGGAGGAGGAGCCTCAGTTTGTAGAACCAGATCCAGATATGGTTGAGAAAGTAGCTAAGGGTCTTTCTGGTGGTAGATATGATATTGCATCAGCACAAAGGAAGAAAGAGTTACTGGCTTCTGCTAGACAGGTATTAATCAATAAACAGATCCAAGACGCTCAGATGCAGGCTGACGCTGAGGCTCAGGCAGCGGCACAAAACCCACCAGAACCCACTCCAGAGGAGTTGGCACAACAACAGGCGGATATGGAACTACAGCAACAGAATGCTGTAATGGATACCGAACTGAAGGCACAGAGTGTTGAGAACGGGAAACTGGACCTTCAGATGAAGAAGGACCAGATGAAGCAACAGAAGGAGGCAGAGAAAGAAGCCAAGGCTATGGATAAGTTAGCCAAGAAAGCAGAGGCACAGAAACAAGCAGAAGCCGACGCACAAGCTCAAGCTGAAGCGGAATCTAGTAATGTTGAGGCAGAACCAGAACCAAAAGCTCCAGCTGAGTTGGATCAATTATTATCGGATATTCGTAGTGGTGACGAGACCAAACTAGCAAAGTCTCTTCAGAAACTACAGAAGAAAGAAGGTCCTAAAAAGCCAAAACCAAAGGCACCAAAACTAGATATCGAACAGGTAAAGGCTCAAGCAGTAGAAGACGCTAAGCCTGGTGATCAACAGACTGCATACTTTGGTCCTCCTCCTGGAAATACAGGTGAGGAGATGAATAATGTAGTTAATCTTATTGAACAAGTATCTACAACTAATAAGGGCACAGTTCCAAAGTATGCTCAGAAGATGCTCGATAAGTTCAATGACCCTGTTGCTAAGAAGCAGTTTGGTGAGTATTTGGAGTTTAGTGCTCAGGAAGAAGCTAGAATCGAAGAGAACTGGAAGAAACTATCCAAAGTTAAAAATATTGATGATGCGAAGAGATTACTTACCGAAGGTATGGGTTTAATTGAAGGTCCAAAGGGACTGGAGTTTAGACCAGTATCACCTGGTATGCGTGAGTTCATGTCTATGGCGAAGAGTAATACTCAGAAAGGTTATCGTGGACTTCAGTATAGGGAAGTCGCCCACTTAGCAAACCCAGAAGTTCAGGAAAGAATTCTCAATACTGATAGACAGCAAGTTAACGCTGATACTATTATTAACCCTGATGTAACTTGGGAGATGGCTACCGAACTTTATGACTCTATGTCTGGAAAGGTGAAGGGTGTATTTAACAAACTAGGAGGTGCTGACGCTATGCGTGAGGCTTTCGATCCCAAAGTTCCTGTAGTATATCTAAAAGATAGTTCTGGTAAGGCTACTGGACTTACTAATATTGATGTTATGGCAAATACTGATCCTGAGACATATAAAGAACAGTTTGCTAAAACAGGTGGCAGAAACCGAGGTATCTTTATCATGCAGAAGTTGATGGCTACTGGTGGTATGGATCAACTCACAGGTCTTCCTAACTTCCTAACTCCTGAGAGTGGAACTATCGATCACCTAGAGGGTAGGTCACAGAAGATGGCGGACAAGTCCATCCGTAAGGACTCTCCTATCAATATGGCTATTGTTTCTAACTCAGTTAACTGGGCAAAGGCAGACGCTGCTGATCCTGAAACTGGAGCAAAGGATACTATTCCTGGTTTGGTTGCTCTAGGTCAATCTTACAGTGGAGGTATTAACCCAGCTGCCAAGAAAATCATAGAACAGGGTGGTGAAGAATCCATGAAACAAGCTTGGATGACTCAGAGAATTTCGGGTATTGATATCAGAACACAGGCAGACGCCGAGAAGAAAGATACAGAACCTGATAGTCTTGATACTTTTATGGACGTACCTATGGGTAAATCCGGTGGTGTTGTTAATAGACTATCGGACGCTACTTCTTTTGGATATGATCTTCGTAATATGACTATGTATTACCCACGTGCGGATCATAAAAATAAGTATGACCAAAACTCTTGGTCTGGTAACCCCAGAAAAGGTTCAAACCGAGGTTACTATGCAGTTCTAGACGGTTGGAGAAAGTCTGTTCTATCTGGTGCCATGTATGGTCCTGAGATTAGTAATTTGGTAGATAGTCATAGGGAAGAACTTACCAACGAAGTCCTCAAAAAGAGGGGAGATGAACCAAGACTAAGATCTGAAACTGAAGTTGATGAAGAACTCAGAAAGTTTAAGAAGAACTATGTTAAGTATCAGTACTCTATGCCTATGAGAGCCATTGCTTCTGCTTGGACAACTGGTATGATATCAAGACAGGATTATATCAAAGAGCTAAAGAGACTTAGTGATAAGGCTCTTGGTCAATTAGGTCCTGGTGGTGAGGTACATAGAGCTAGATTGGTAAAGGAAAGGGACGAGTCTCTTAATCAATATCTATCTGAAATTGAAACTCATCAAGGTGTTGACGAACTATCTGAGGTTGACGAGGAGTGGTTGATGGAGAATATTGGAAGCAATCCTGTTATGAATATGGCTTTATCTGAGTTTGGTAGAGGAGTTTTACGTAAGAAGTATCCAGCTGTTCTAGACGCGTTTGACGCGGGTATTGCTGACGGCAGTGTTTCTTCAGGTAACTCTTTGACTGTTGGAAATAAAAAGAACGCTAAGAAACTTGTAGATCCGTCACAAGGGAAGTTCTTTGAGCACTTTGACTTGACAAACCAAGAAAACAGTGGTATGATGGATACGTTAAAGAGGTTGAGGAAAACCCGTTAATGGCAAAACCATTATTCAAATGGACTGGGGGTAAGGGGCGACTCCTTCAAAAGTACACAGACCTAAACTTTTTCCCCGACTCTAGTCAGTTTGATACTTTCGTTGATTTGTTCTTTGGTGGGGGTGCTGTGACTATGTGGGTTGCTGAAAAGTATCCAGATAAGAAACTTATTATTAACGATCTCAATACTGAGATGATGAATCTGTATATTCAGATTCGAGATAACTGGGAAGAATTCAGGGAACACTACCTGCGCATCAGTGGGGTGTTTATTGAAACCCCTCAGGATAAAAGGAAAGCTTTATATAATTGTTATAAGAAACGATATGCCTGGAACTATAAGTGGTTGAGTGAAGCTGAGATAGCTGCTAACCTTTTGGTTATGTTAAAGACAAACTTTAACGGTATCTGGCAGGGATATATTATGTACGGCGGTAGATACTCTACACCCCCTGGACATATCAATTACAAACCCACACTCTTTGATATCAATAAAGTAGAACAGTTCCGAGACGTTCTTTGTAGGTCTACAATATATAACCGTTCTTTTGAAGACGTACCTATCCCTGAGAACTCTTGGGTATTTGCTGATCCTCCATATCGTGACACCAAGAAGATGTACTCCGACCAGTTCGACGATGAACTGCAGAGTAAATTAGCTAACTTTTTAACTTCCAATAGCTGCTTATATGCGGAGTCTAATAAGGAAACCGGTGACGGTTTTTGGCAGGCACATTATCCAGAAGAACACATTAAGTTTCTAGATCATAAGTATACCTGTGGTCACGGTGGTGCAGTAAACCCTGTAACTGAAGTTCTTATAAAGAACTATGGGAATAATATCCCACAACCAACTACCCTTGATTCCTTTTTTAACTGATTATGCAAAAGAAAAACCGTATCTCCCACGAAGAAGAAATCAAACTATGTCGCCAAGCACAACTACATGATCATACATCCAAGTATGCTATGACTAAAATGGTTAACGCTAATATTGGGTTGGTTGAAAAACTTGCCAACAAACTCTACATCAAGAATGATCAATACTCTTTTGATGACCTATACCAAGAGGGTGTATTTGGTCTTATCAGAGGAGTGAATAAGTTTGATCCTAGTGTTGGGTGTAGGTTTTCCACATATTCATACTACTGGATCTATAGTTATATCATGAGGTATTGTGAGAATAACCTAGGTAAGATCCGTATTCCCACTCACCTCCGTGAGAAGATGAGGAAACAGAAAGATAATAAGGTAGAGTTGGACAGACTAAAGTCCAAAGTCCCGTCAGTAGTATCATTAAATACAATAGTGGGTGAATCACTATCCTTGGATAATGTAGTTACATACACCGAGAATATCTCATTTGATGATGAGATGGAACATGTTTTGGTTGTTATGGATGAGGTTTTGGATGAAAGAGAACACCAGGTTCTCTGTAGTAGGTTTGGTATTGGTGGCGAGAAGCCACTATCCCAGAGAGAGTGTGCTAAACTACACAATGTTACCCATGGTGCTATCTATTTGATTGAGAAGAAATCAATCAAGAAAATCAAACACCATATGGGGTATAAATAATACTATAGTAGATTCTATGACGATGAGATCGTTTCTAACATTCCTAACTGAGGCTCGTTCTCGTGCATCTAAAAGAGCCAAAGAGTTGGGACTCACTGGCAACGGTCATGGTGGATGGGAAGATAGCGAAGGTAACCTAGTCGCTATGACTGTGAAGGGTGATCTGGAGTTTGTGAAGGGAAGAGAACCCAAAGAGGAAGAAGAACCCGATGAAAAGACTTCTGCCCCTGAAGAGGAACCAACATCCAACAAAGCGCCTGGGGTAGATCCAGAAAATACAGATACCCCACAACAGGAACAACCAGCACCTGTTCCCAAAGATAAAGGTATTCTAACTGTTGCTTTCGGTAGGTTTAACCCTCCTACTATTGGGCATGAGAAGTTAATTAATACGGTAGCATCATATTCCGAGGATGGAGATTATATTATTGTTCCTTCCCGTAGTGAAGATAAGAAGAAGAATCCTCTAGATGTTGATACAAAAGTCAGCATCATGAGGCAGATGTATCCACAACATGCCGAGAAGATTGTTAACGATCCACATAACAGAACCATCTTTGATGTTATGCGTAAGGCGCATAATGATGGTTACGCTGGTATTAGGATTGTTGGTGGTGGAGATAGAGTTAAGGAATATGAGAAGTTAGCCAACGCATATAACGGATCTACCTATCAGTTTGATGAAATTGATATAGTAAACGCTGGTGACAGGGATCCAGATGCGGAAGGTGCGGAAGGTATGTCTGCCTCCAAGATGAGAAAGGCGGCAGCTGATAATGACTTTGCTTCTTTTAGAAAGGGAATGCCAAAGACTCTCAGTAACGACCAGATGGTTTCTATCTACACTCAGGTTCAGAAGTCTATGGGTGTAACACCTAAGGAAGCTGTAATTGAAAACTGGAAAGTTGCTCCTAGACTGTATCCACAGGAACTGAGAGAGGCTTATATCCAAAACGAAATCTATAATATTGGTGATACTGTCAGTCATGACACCACTGGTATGGTAGGTAAGATCGTAAGAAAGGGAACCAATCACCTCATTTGTGTAACAGAAAGTGAAGAGATGTTTAAGACCTGGACACAGGATGTGAGTCCTGCCGACCTAAAACCACAACCAGCAATCTCTACTCCAAAGGAGAGGGAAGTTGGAACAGATTCCCTCAGATCTTTCCTTCAGAGAATCACTCCAGGGGAGAAAGAGCAATCCTTTATAAATAAACATAAGAAATAAGACAGTTCCTTTTTAGAAGATGGATTTCAACGTAACCGAAGCTGTCGAGCTAATCGTATTGTTAGCCGAGACAGAACAGCTAACACTACAAGATGCTCTACAGGAGTTCCTATCAGAGACCGAATTGGACTCTGAAACGGCATCCCATCTAAAGGGTGCCCTCTTTGAGAAATATTCACTCAGGGAGATGGCTACTGACGCCGTAACAAACGCTATGATGAAAGTGTTTGTTAGTCGTCCAGTAGTAGAAGAGGAAGTGGAGACTCCTGATGGTAATCTCTATTTTGTAGAGGTTGAACTAGAGGAGGAAGTTCTAGAAGGTTATCTAACCCTAGAAGAAATCCAGAATATGAGAGTGGATGCTGATGTTCTATCCGTTAAGTTAGTTGATGAAGGTGTTCGTGACACTGACGCCGAGAAAGGAACAGAGGAAAGAAAGAAACGCCTTGAGAAGAAGCGTGGAATGAAGTTGGACGACCATCCTCAGTATCTGGAAACAGATATGAAGAAGCGTCAGGAGAATAACGAGAAGGCTCGTAAGGATATGGATAAAGTGAAGGGTCAGAAGAACCCCCACTTCGAAGAGTATGATATTTCTGAAGGTCGCAAAGAAGGTGAGTCTTCTAAAGATTACGCCGATAGAATGACTAAGAAGTATTCTGGTGGTAAGTCTAAGTCCTATGATCCCATGAAGGATAAGAACTTCGACCATGACAAGGCAGAAAGAACCCGTGGTTCTATGGAAGAAGGTCTAGACGCCGTAGGTGGCGAAGACGCTGACATTAATAACGATAATAAGGTTGATAAGACTGATAAGTATCTACACAATCGTCGTAAGGCTATCGGAAAGGCGATGAAGAAGGAATCAGCTTGGGCTGAGTATCTAAATCGTAGAGGAATCTCTGAGGAAGTATTCTCTGAAGGTGACCTAATTGATGCAGGTCGTAAGAATGAGGGAGAAAGAAGGGGAAAAAAGATTACCGGGGAGGGTGTTGATAACTCCTCCTCTGTGAAGTTGATGCCTCGTATCGCTGAAGCTGCTATTATCACTGAGAAGTCAGAGAGTAAGTCACAACAGCGTCTCTTTGGTATGGTAAGAGCAGCTCAGAAGGGTGAGAAACCCGCCTCTGGTAAGGTTGCTGAACTAGCTTCTAAGGTTGGTAAGAAAGACGTTCTAGACTTCGCTAAGACAAAACACAAGGGTTTGAAAGAGAACTGTTGTGATAAGTGTGGCACTCCTGATTGTACTTGTGATGAGAAGCCCAAGGCTAAGAAAAAGAAAGCTAAACTAGATGAAGCAGGGATGCCTATTCTAGAGTATTCTAGAAACAACGCTGAAGGTCCTACACCTGAAATGATTGATCCTCCAAAGGATGAAGAAGGTAAGAAGGGTGTAAAGAACCCTAAAGGTAAGGCTAAGAGACCTGGTGCAGGTGACAGAAGACCTAACGACGGTGGTTCCGAACTACCATTCGATATGGGAACCGTACCTGGTGGCGGCGGTTGTGGTTGCTAAATAGTGATGTAGTTTTTAGGTATTACATGTCAAAAGTAGTGAGTCTACTCAAGCCAGCACTTCTCTGGTTACGTGATTCTACCGAAGTGAAGAAGTTAGTAATTGAACTCCTCCAGCGTTACGCTGAGAGTACGAAGACTGATGTTGATGATTTACTCGTCGCCACAGTCAGTAAAGCACTCCTCCCCGAAGGAGTTGAGTGATGGAGTGTTTGTTAGTATCCCATACTACGTTTTGGGTACTAACAGGCGCGTTACTTCTTTCTGAAGCTATCGGTGAAACCAAATGGATTAAATCCAATGGAATTTTGTCATTCATCTTTGAACTTTTAGAGCAACTAGCTCGTATAGTCCGAAAGGCACTATATCAACGTTAACCTAGGGGGTATTCAAAACCTTCTAGGTTTTTTCTATATAAATAAAACTACCGGATATTCACACTAAAGGAATCAACAAATGGCACTCTGGGGAAACAAAGACAATTTATCAGGTCCAACTCCAGTTACTATTGTCGGCACAGCAACCTCCGAGTTTTGGACTGCTGCCGCAACTGGAATTGGCACTATCGCAACAGGAACAACCATCGTATTAGGTGATGGTGGTTCAGCAGGTTTTGCAGTCATCGAAGCAAGTTTGGGGGCAGACCTAGTAAAGGTTAACCACCTATCAGCACTTGCTGGATCTAACTCGGCTGTATATTCACTACAACCTATTTCACTTAAGAACGATCCTGGATACGCACCTACTTCAGCCGATGGCTCACTAGGACGTACTCAGAGACCAGTTGGTTTGAGTTCTGCAAACATGACAGCATCAGCTGGAACTGTGTGGGAAGCTGATCACAGTGGTTGGGTTGGAGTTACAACCTACATGGACAACTCAGCAACACCTCCAGTGATGCGTGTTAAGAAGGAAGTTCTAGTCGCTATGTCTGGTATTCAGACTGGTGGACGTGAGTATCCTGGTATGTTCAGTAACGCAGCTGCCGCAGTTGTTATTGGTGCAGCATCCGTAAGTGGTTCTGCCACACCTGTAGCACTCACACCATCAGCATATACAGTATCTACTGCTTCAGCAACCGCTGGTGACCTAACCTATGTTTGGTCTACTAACGATGGTTCTGCTACAATTACTGGTGGCACTACAACTACCGCTAACATTGGATTCAGTACAGCTGGTAGCTACAACGTTACTTGTACAGTTTCTTCTGGAACTGCCTCTGATTCACCATCAGCAGATACACTTGCAGTAGTCGCTAGCTGATAACCAAGAGTAAGAGATGAGATTTGACGAACTAAATGATGATAATTATCTCTTGTTTGCTATCAAGTTTTACGAGAACCCTCACGCGGTAACCCGTGATGATTTTGAGGATGATCTGAAGAAGATTAAGTATGTTAAACGTCTACTAAGACGTTATAGAAATATGGGTGTGTTAAAAACGCACCTCATACTTAATCACTTGATAGTATTATTCAATGTATTTGGGGATGCTGCCGTTCCCCTCCTGTTCTATAACATAGAAAAGGACCTATGGCCAGCACTGAAGGGGTTCCTTGTGTTTATGCACAAACTTCCTGAGTTTCCTAGGACACTTATGGACGAGGTTCCCTTAGACGAATATTGCCTAGAACAACTGGAGAACATAGATGAGTCATCCTAAACTAGATATTCTAATAGAAGCCTTCAGGAAACTGAGGGAAGACGCAGGGATGACTGTAGGTGGTGGTAACATTGCCGGTATGCCTCCAGAAGATACTGATCCCCCTGTGGATCTAAAGAAGAAAAAGAAGAAGGTATTATCTACCTTCCGTAGAAGTTTACCCAACCAGTAGGAAATTTATGTTCCAGAGGAATGACAATGTGAAATTGGCAGTCCTTGAGGAGAAACTAAGTACAACATCTGAAGTTATCTCCAAGCTTGATGAAAATATCGAGCAACTTAGTCATCTGAGTGTCAATGTCAGCAAAATGTTAGCTGTCCACGAAGAAAAGATAGAGGTTTCCAGAGAAGCCCACCTAGAAACTGAAAAGGAAATAGGAGAACTATCAGACAGATTAGAAGAAAAGTATAAATGTTTAGCTAAAAGACTCACTGCTTTGGAGTTTAGAGTCTGGATGGCTGCGGGCGCCTTTGCTATTATAGGTATCTGCCTCCAAATTGGTATTATAGAGGGCGTCACATTATCCCAAAAGTCTGTTATAATGGAGGTGTCCCAGACTGAGTGAATACTGAATGGATTTTGTTGATTCCAAGTTCATAAGTCTAGTATCCTCTCGCTTAGAGAAGTTCAAACAGAAGAAGTCTGACCTGTATAACTGCAGGTGTCCCATTTGTGGAGACTCTTCTAGGAACCGAACTAAAGCGAGGGGATATATTTATGCAGTGAAACAAAATACAAACTACAAATGTCACAACTGTGGTGTGAGTATGTCATTCTCTAACTTCCTGAAGGAGATAGATCCAGTATTACATAAGCAATATGTCTTTGAGAAGTTCAAGGGAAAGAACTCTACGCCCATCAAGAACGTTAAGTCAGTTCTGGATAAGTTTTCCTACGAACCCAAGTTCAAGAAGAAGACAAAGATTGATTTGCCCTCCGCCTTTGATGTAAAACTATCTAAGGAGTATCTGGATAACAGAAAGATTACCTCTGGGGAGTTTTATTACACAGATAACTTCAAAGAGTTTGTGAATGTAATCAAACCAAGAACGTTTGATGACGAACGTGGGGGACCTAGAATTGTAATTCCCCTGTATGACAGGGATGGTGTATTGTTTGGGTTACAGGGAAGATCTCTTCTCCCCAGTAAGGTTAAATACATCACAATCATCCTTGATGAAGACCAACCAAAAGTGTATGGTTTGGAGAAGATAGACCCCACACAGAGGGTTTATCTAGTGGAGGGTCCTTTCGATTCCACATTCATAAATAACTCACTCGCTATGTGTGGTGCTGATGTAGTATTAGATACACTGGGACTACAAGAACTAGTATATGTGTACGATAACGAACCTCGTAACAGGGAGATCTGCAATAGGATCAATAAAGTTATCGATCAGGGTAAGAAGGTTGTTATTTTCCCCACAAATATAGAACAAAAGGACATCAATGATATGATCTTAGCAGGGCATGATATAATGACTGTATTGGGATCCAATGTCTACCAAGGACTAACTGCTAAAATTAAGTATAACGAATGGAAAAGATTATGAATTCTGTGATCAGTGTTGTTAAGAGGTCTGGTGACAAGGAAGTACTTGACATTAACAAACTTCACGTAATGGTCGAGGCTGCTTGTGACGATCTATCTGGAGTCTCTGCCTCACAGGTAGAGATGAACTCAAATATTCAGTTCTATGATGGAATTACAACTGATGCAATTCAGGAAATTCTTATTAAGAGTGCTTCTGATTTGATTGATCTTGATCACCCAAACTATCAGTTTGTTGCTGCTAGGTTGTTGTTGTTTGCTGTACGCAAACAGGTTTTTGATCGGATGCATGAACTACCTGATGTTAAGTCGCATGTTAGGAAGTGTGTAGACGCAGGTGTTTATGATGCCGAAATCTTTGATCTCTATAGTGACGAAGAGTTTGCTGAGTTTGATAAGATTATTAATCACGACAGAGACTACATCTTCACCTTTGCTGGTCTCCGTCAGGTGGTGGATAAGTATTTGGTTCAGGATAGAACCAACAATAAGGTATATGAAACACCCCAGTTCATGTATCTCCTTATCGCCGCTACTATCTTCTCTCAGTATTCTAGAGAGACACGAATGTCCTATGTGAAACGTTACTATGACGCAATCTCAAAGCACCGCATCAATATTCCAACGCCTATTATGGCAGGCGTTAGAACGCCCCTTAGGCAGTTCGCTAGCTGCGTTCTTATTGATTCCGACGACAGTCTCGATTCTATCTTTAGTTCTGATATGGCTATTGGCAGATACGTTGCGCAAAGAGCTGGAATCGGGATCAACGCTGGAAGAATCCGTGGTCTCAACAGTAAAATCCGTGGTGGAGAGGTAAGCCATACCGGGGTAATTCCATTTCTCAAGAAGTTTGAAACTACCGTTAGGTGTTGTACTCAGAATGGTATTAGGGGAGGTTCGGCAACAGTTCACTTCCCTATCTGGCACCAAGAGATCGAAGATATCATGGTGTTGAAGAATAACAAGGGTACAGAAGACAACCGAGTGAGGAAACTTGACTACTCCATCCAACTATCAAAGATTTTCTATGAGCGTTTCATCCAGAATGGAGAAATTAGCTTGTTCTCACCGCATGACGTACCAGGTTTGTATGATGCTTTTGGTACTGATGACTTTGACACTCTATATCGGATGCATGAACTCAATGATGCTGTTCCAAGAACGACACACAAAGCACAAGAGTTAATCATGGATCTCTTGAAGGAGAGATCTGAGACTGGTCGTATCTACTTAATGAATATCGATCATTGTAACTCCCACTCGTCCTTCTTGGATAAGGTGGAGATGTCCAACCTCTGTCAGGAGATTACACTACCTACAAGACCCCTAAACCATATCGATGATACCGAAGGTGAGATTGCTCTCTGTATCCTCTCTGCGTTGAACGTAGGTAAGTTACGCAACCTAGAAGAGATGGAGGAGCTATGTGACTTGGCAATTCGTGGTTTAGATGAACTCATTGACTTCCAGAACTACCCCATCAAGGCAGCTGAAATTGCCACTAAGAATCGTAGGTCTCTAGGTGTTGGTTACATTGGGTTGGCACACTACCTAGCGAAACATAGAGTTGGGTATAATGATCAGGAAGCATTCCAATTGGTTCATGATCTAACTGAACACTTCCAGTACTATCTAATCAAGGCAACAACTAATCTCGCCAAAGAGAAAGGAGCTTGTGGTTGGTCTGATCGTACTAAGTATAGTCAGGGTATTCTACCTATTGACACATACAAGAGTGATGTGGATGAGATTGTTCCCAACGTCCTCACACTAGACTGGGAAGCTCTACGAGCCGATTGTCTGAAGTATGGAGTCCGTAACTCCACTCTATCCGCACAGATGCCCTCTGAGTCCTCCTCAGTCGTCTGTAACGCCACTAACGGTATCGAACCACCCAGAGGGTTCCTATCGGTGAAGAAGTCCAAGAAGGGAACCCTGAAACAGATTGTTCCTTCCTATCCATACCTCAAGCAGTTCTACACTCTCCTATGGGAAATGGGTAGTAACGAGGGATACATCAAGATTGTGGCTGTGATGCAGAAGTTCTTTGACCAGGCTATCTCTGGGAACTGGTCTTACAACCCTAAGGACTACCCAAATAATGAGGTTCCAATGAGTGAGATGGTCAAAGATTGGCTCACTACATATAAGTACGGTTGGAAGACTTCTTACTACCAAAACACATATGATATGTCCACCGATACTGGGGAATCTGACACCAAAGAAGAACTAGAAACATTACTGTCACAGATCGAACTCCTCGAAGATGACGACTGTGACAGTTGTAAAATCTAATCCATAACGTGATATAATAGGATCACTACTTAAACCATAAACTAACTCTCACCAACTATGAAGTTTCTAACAAATACAGGAAATATCGAAGGAATGACCGTGTTTAATCAGAATGAAGTTGATGCTAAGACCCAACCAATGTTTTTTGGTAAGCCTCTGGGGATACAACGTTATGATACCTTCAAGTATCCTATCTTTGAGAAGCTAACTCAACAACAACTAGGATACTTCTGGAAGCCAGAGGAGATCTCTCTTCAGAAAGATAGGTCTGACTATCAGAAGTTGCGTCCAGAACAGAAACACATCTTTACTTCTAACTTAAAGTATCAGATTCTTCTAGATTCTGTACAAGGTCGTGGTCCTGGTATGGCTTTTGCTCCCTATTGTTCTCTCCCAGAACTAGAAGGATGTCTTAAGGCTTGGGAGTTTATGGAGATGATTCATAGCAGATCTTATACTCATATTATCAAGAACCTATACCCAGATCCTTCTGAAGTATTTGATACTATTCTGACAGATGAAAAGATCCTTGAGCGAGCAAAGACGGTTACAGCGGCTTATAACGAATTCATTAATGCCGCTCACGAATACGACAACGGTAACACATGGCAACACGCAAATGAAGACGTACCTACGGCTCTTGTCAACCGTTATGACCTTAAGCGTAAGCTTTACCGTGCTATGGCTAACGTTAATATCCTAGAGGGTATTCGTTTCTATGTTTCCTTTGCATGTTCTTTCGCCTTTGGTGAGTTGAAGCAGATGGAGGCATCAGCCAAGATCATTTCACTCATTGCCCGTGACGAATCACAACACCTAGTTATCAGTCAGAACATTCTGAAGAACTGGAGGAATGGTGATGATCCTGATATGATTAAGATTGCTGAGGAACAGAAGCCTTGGTTGATTGAAACCTTTAAGTTGGCAGTGGATCAGGAGAAAGCCTGGGCGGAATACCTCTTTAAAGATGGTTCTATGATTGGTTTGAACGAGAAACTACTAGGAAACTATGTTGAGTGGATTGCTAACCGTCGTATGAAGGCTGTTGGTCTAGAACCCATCTACGATATCGCAGCTAAGAACAACCCCCTCCCCTGGACAGAACACTGGTTGAACTCCAAGAGTGTTCAGGTTGCCCCTCAGGAGACTGAGATTACCTCCTATATCGTTGGTAATGTGAACCAGGATGTGAAATCAGATCAGTTTGCTAACTTCTCCCTATAATTTGAATGGAACTATATTATGAAAAGTTAGATAAGAATCTCTATGTATTAGATGATTTCTTTACTATGGATGAATTCATGCCGTTACATGATGAACTACACGGCATGTACCATACTTTTTTGAGAAAGAGGGAGAACTATGTGGGTGGTGAAAACCCATATTGGTTTGCACTCAGTAAGAATAATACTCCAAATTCATCACCAAATAACGGACTCGGGGAAAATATGGTTTTCCTCGATAGAGCCACAAAGATAAGATGGGCAATAAACAAAATACTGAGACCTGATTTCTCCTTTTACCTGAAGAGAATCAATACTAACCTGCAATGGAAGTTTCAGGATTCATCTTTCCATTTAGATTCGTATAGTAATGAACTAGACGAGAAATACTGGGGTTGGACTTTCCTCGCCTGCACCCAAACGGATTGGGATTATGAGTGGGGAGGTGAGTTTGTGTGTCAGGTTGCAGACAGAACCTACAAAAACATCTCATACTCACCAAATAGGTGTATACTATTCAATGGGGATTGTTCCCATAGGGGAGCTGCCCCCAATATCTTTGCACGGGATTTTAGAACTACCGTAGCTTGGACATTTGTATCTGTGGACGCACATATAACCCCCGATGCAACTAGCCATATTTCCTAGATAGTCACGTCACATGATAGAATGACGTATATCACGAGGAGGATGTCATGTCGAGTGAACCATTTCTTGAATGGATGGTGAAGCCGCCCATTTCAGATGAAGAGTTGATGTTGATTTGCCTAAAGAATGCCCCGTGTGGCACGAATAGGAAGCAAGCAATGAAATTGATCAGAGTGTTGGAAGTAAAGTTGGCGGAACCTACGGGATTTGCTAATATATTTCCACAACCCAAACCAGGTGGGGAGTCTGATTATGCTGGGTAATGTTTTACTTTGGATATCAATTCCCTTTGTAGTTGCTACCATATTCTTTGGTATCTACAGAGGTGAAAATTATTATTATGAGAGTAGTGACTATGATGGAAATGGAACATCGCATTAAGATGCGTTACGAATTCGCTATGAGTTCGTTCGCTAGAATGTACGGAGTGAGAGCTGTTTCTGGATCAGGGCACCATGTCAAATTCTGCAAAAGGTGGGCAGATACTAGTGTTGAGGAAGCTCCTAATGGAACTCTAACTGAAGTTGATTTCTACTTCAGGGATTTGTGGGACATTTGGGGGGAGTATATATAATGAGAACATATATTCCAGCGTTTTTCATACTAACCTTTGTGATAGTATTTGTTACTTGGGGATTGAATAACGCCTACCCATAAAATTACATATGATTGCTTCGTATAAGAAACTCGAAACGGAAAACTTCATGTTGCGTTTGGAAGTCGAGAGACTACGAATGGCACTACAAGAGACCCAAAACGAGTGGTCACACCCAGAGTCTTGTGTTAGAAAACAAAGTCTCTGGAAATAGGTTAGGGGGGTGGTTGCCACCTCCCTTTTTTTGTGCTATAATACCTTTGTGAAGGGAAACAGGGGCTGCTTAGCATCTAAATACTTAATGAGAGGAGTTATCATTTAATATGGCATACAGAGTTTGGCATTCACCAATAAAGAGTATTATCCTACAAACCTATGAGGAGGTAGTTGTATACTATGCAATGCAAAGAGCAGCACATAACACTACTCCAGAAGGTTGGGAAGAAGTTGCTGCATAGATATGGTAGAATGATTATGTTATGTGAAAGAAGTAAATTATGAGAACCCATGGATATATCTGGAGAGACCTTTCACTGATGATGATATTCTGGACTACTTTGGTTTTGTTTATCGTATTACCAATAAGACAACAGGGAGAAAGTACCTGGGAAGAAAGGTATTTTGGTTCCACAGAAAGCCTCCTGGTAAGAAACGAAGGGTAAAGAAACCATCAGACTGGAAGAAGTACTATGGATCCAGTGATGAACTTAAAGCAGATATTCAACTCTTAGGGAAAGATATCTTCACCAGGGAGATTATATCATTGCATAAGACCCTAGGAAAGACAAACTTTGCAGAGACAGAAGCACTCTTCCAATACAAAGTATTGACAGAGAAACTTGACGATGGGTCTCCAATGTATTATAATGCGAATATACTTTCGAGATACTACAGGAAAGACTACTTTGATTATGAGGACTAATGAGTTATTTTACTGATCGTTTTGGTGATACCTATAAGGTTATCCGTAACTATATCTCTAGTGAAGAAGCAAATACTTTAGGAGAGAACTATAAAGAGTTTGTATCTACTGATGGGGTGCCTACAGAGGCAACCATGATTACTTCGAATGCATATGATTTCTACAACCGACCTGAACAGGTAGCACTACTATCAGAGAAAGTATCACATATTAATGAACTATTGGGTAAGAAAGTTCTTCCTGCCTATTCCTTTGTTAGACAATACGGAGTTGGATCCTTTCTAGGCAAACATACGGACAGAAAGTCCTGTGAGGTATCTCTGAGTATCCACCTGTGTGGTGATAAGGAATGGCCGTTCTGTATAGAGGATAAGGAAGGAAACCCCGTAGAACTCATCCTACACCCCGGAGATGCAGTTCTATATGATGCACCTAATGCAACTCACTGGAGAGAAGAATATGATGGTGAGTTCTATATTCAAACCTTTCATCACTATGTAACTTTAGGTGGTGAGTATGAGAATCTATTCTTTGATAATAATGATAAAGAATTCTCACTAACCAATTATATTAAACAATATAAGGAATCAGTACCTCCTGATATCTGTGATATGATTGTTAAATACGCAGAACAATTCCCCAATAGGTGGGAAAATGCTACTACTATACAATCTATAAAAGATAATACTACTGATACTAGGATATGTGAGAGTTGGAATGTTTTACCAACTGATAGTATTGATGATGTTGTTTATAAGTATATAACTGAAGCATCTTCTAAGTTCTGTAATACCTTCCCACACTTTAATCTTACTCAGGACACTGGATATCAGATTTTAAGATACAAACCAGGTGGTAAGTATGACTACCATACAGATCAACATGCCACTTATAACAGGGAAGTTACTATTATTCTAAACCTTAATGATGACTACGAAGGTGGTAACCTATGTCACATTAAAGACAACCATATGATAAAGATGGGTAAGGGTGATATCATTATTTTCCCTGCTAACTTTATGTACCCACATCGTATTACTCCCATAACATCTGGTGTTAGGTATTCTATTGTGACTTGGGCAGTCTAAATACTCTGTTATTTCGGTTACAGTGATGAGAATTGATTTCAGTAACTTTTTCCAATACTATGATGGTGATCTAAAGAACCATGTAGAATCAATTGCTCTACTAGAGCGTGAGATTGAAAAGGTTGCTCCCCATCTCCTCCAGGACGAAGCAGAGTGGGTTAAAGTATATCGTAATACTGCTGAGGTTGAGAAACCAGATAAGGTTATTGCCTTACCCGTACCTTACTTCCCCCAGACAGATAACTACACACAACCAGAGAGGACTTGTAACTCCTCCTCCTGTGCTATGTGTCTAGAATACTTTAGACCTGGAACTCTAGTTGGTTCTAAAGGTGATGACGCGTATATCAGAAAGGTATTTGCTGTAGGTGATACTACAGATCACTCAGTTCAAACTAAAGTTCTAGCAGACTATGGTGTAGATTCTGAGTTCAACTATTCACTCAGTTTTGATAACCTAGATCACGAACTTGAGAACAAGAGACCTGTTGTGATTGGTATCCTCCACAGAGGAACCCTAGCACACCCCACAGGGGGTCATATGGTGGTTGTGATAGGTAAGACGGCAGAAGGTGATTACATCTGTCACGACCCCTACGGAGACCTTAACGACGGATATACAACCAATGTATACAACGGTCAGTCTGTTGTGTATAAGAGAAATGTTCTAGAGGCTAGATGGACTCCTGACGGTCCTACCAGTGGTTGGGGGCGTACTTTCCAGGCGAAAGTAACCGCAAAAAAGTCTGAGGAGGGTAAGTTGCCCTCCGCTGGTGTTGAACTTATCAAAGAGTTTGAAGGACTTCATGTTCTAAAATCTGATGGAATGATCCATGCTTATCCTGACCCTCTATCTGGTGGTGAACCCTGGACTATTGGTTGGGGTTCTACTAGGGATCTTGATGGATCAGCATTCCATCCTGGGGATAAAATCACCAGAGAGAAAGCAGACATCCTCCTAGAGGAACAACTCAGAAGGGATTATCTTTCTAAGTTAGAACAAACCATCCCCTATTGGGATGAGATGAACGACAACCAACATGGAGCCCTGCTTAGTTTTGGGTATAATCTAGGAGCCGGTTTCTACGGAAGTCCTGATTTTAACACAATAACCCGTGTTTTGCGAGACAAAGAGTGGAATAAAGTCCCCGACGCGTTATACTTGTATCGTAACCCCGGAACTCCTGTAGAGGAGGGTCTTTCTAGACGACGGATTGCAGAAGGAGAACTTTGGGAGAGCTGAATGATTGCACTTGATATATTCTGTGACTGGTTCACTGGGAGATGGAACAACCGTGCTCAGGCACATTCCAACCCCAGAGGTCAGGCATATGTGATGGCTAGACACGATAGGATATCAGACACAGAGTTTCGATGTGTTTATCACTACCATAGGGATAAGACCCCTTATAGGGACTTTACCCTGAATATCAACGGACATGATAGTGATATTATTCTGTCTGATAAGGAAACCAGGTTAGTTTATTCTTTATATAACGGAGCGTATACCTGTCACTTTGATAAGATAATCAAAGGAAAAAGATATGTATTTGATTCTGTATTAGCGAATACTTTCTATAAACTTAATGATCAGTGTTTTGATGGAACCCGATTAGTTCGGGGTCTAGAAACCGGTGAGTTTTATGACTTTAGAAAGGAATAATATTATCTAATCCCCACCCACCATTCGCGAGCACAGTTTGCGATTTGTTCTGCGGTGGGGTTTTCTACGCGGATAATCTCAGAGCACTCATCTATCATTTCCTCTAGATGTTTATTGCAGGTAGCGAGATCGTTCATTTGCTTGTGCCTTGATATTTTCGCAGTCATGAGAATACTAACAATGATCACATATAGAGTTATTTAGTTCTCAGAGAACTCTCAGTTGTGAGAAATGTGTAATATGATATAATGTAAATATCTTCATATTTTCTTCATATACATAATGAAGAAACTATTAAGTTTCACATTGTCGTTTGTAAATTAAAGTTTTGGATTCCAATAAGAGATCGATTATTAGAAAACTAGCAGCTATTGCTGCGATTGGCTTCGTGGGTATTCCCGCTGGAGCTGGTCTAATCCCTACTCTAGAACAGTTTCAAGAAGAAAATGGATATGGTACTGAGGAAGTAGTAGAGGATACAACTGAAGAGGTAGTAGAAGAAGTAGCAATGACAAGGCGTTGGGTTCTCCCCAATGGAACACATAATGAGAAGATAGTACTCAGTGCCCTACAGGATAGGGGTATTACTGATAAAGTTGCTCTAGCGGTTGTTTTAGGTAATATCAAACAAGAGTCACGATTCCATTCCAACATCTGTGAGGGTGGTGCAAGGGTCAACTATCATGGTTGTAGATATGGTGGGTATGGTCTTATCCAATGGACTACTTCAGATAGATATAGAGGACTTGGACACTACGCTTCTAGGATTGGTGGTGATCCTTCCAGTGTAGAAACTCAGGTTGGATATATCTTCAGAGAGAGGCAGTGGTTAGACATTGAATCATCCCTCAAAAGAAATGGTCATAGTGTTGGTTACTACATGAATAGGGCATATTACTGGTTGGGATGGGGTCACCATGGAGCCAGAACCCACTACTCACATGACTATGCTGCTCGTCTCATCTTTAAATAAATAGATGAAACCCAATGAAAGTCCCAGAGTTTAAAGTCAGTTTTCAGTTTGGTAAGAAGAAGAAAAACCCCCTACGTCTATACATTATAGGGGCAGTTTTGAGCTTTGTTATCGATATGATACATACTTTTATGAGGGTTCCCACAAAGGACCTCTGGGCTTTGGTTGACGAATTGGGAAAAGAGCTTAGAATAGAAGATATCAATGAGCTCGTTTTGAATAGTCCCGAACTACTACAGGCTAGAATCGAACGAGAAGTTGATGGAGCTATTGAGGACCATCTTAAAGAAACAGGTCACAAAGACCCAGAGATTGAATCAGTATTTACTGAAACACTAAAGGGAGAAACCCCCTTAGGTGGTGAACTAAGAATCCGTGGTAAGTGGGTTCCTGAAAATAAGGAGGACTAATGAAACGACACAACAAAGTGATGCACCTTATCCGTGAGTCTCTTCGTAATCCAGAAGCATATTCTGAGGAAGAGATTACATATATGAGAGAGCAACTCAAACTACTGGAGGGTGAGAAGGAAACTATTAAACGGGAGAAGAATCGTGGATTTGGATCTTAAATTCATTGGAGATGAGTGTCTTAGGAAACCATCAGTAAATGTTGAAGATATCACAGAGGATGTGGTAACTTTATCCAAGGCAATGAAACAGAAGATGATTGAGTGTAATGGTATTGGTCTAGCAGCCCCACAGGTTGGTAGGAATATCAGACTTATAGTTGTGCGACTAATGTGTGGTATGACTGTGGAGATGATTAATCCACGCATCAGTTGGACTTCTGATGACAGATGCATACTTGATGAAGGTTGTCTTAGTATCCCTGGAAAAACACACCCTGTTGAGAGGTATAAATCCATTAGAGTTAAATTTCAGGACATTACAGGACAACATAAATATTGGAAATTATCTAAGATGGACGCACGAGTGGTTCTACATGAGTATGATCATTTGGAAGGTTTATTGATGGTTGATTACCAGAAGACTGGTTAACTTTATAGTATTAACAATGATTATGAAAACGAAGAGAGAGCGTCTTGAAGATGTCATTATGGAATATCTAGATGAAGAATACTCGTCTCGACGTATCTACGAAGAATTCCTATCAGTAATGATTAATGAATGTCAAGGTAGGGAAGAAGCATCTAAGAAAGCCTTAGAACTTAGAGACTTGATGTTGGGTGATAGACCTGTATTTTAACAAAGGAGATTATCAATTATGACTAAAGAAGTTAGCGATTTGAAACTCACACGACTTGAGTGTGTGAAGTGTGGCGCCACTTGGATCAATGGTAATCATGTATGGAAGACTGGTAATACTGGAAGTGAAACCGATCTAGCTGGGTTAGTTTGCAATAAACTAGGTGATGACGATTGCATCAACCCCCTAAGGGGTGCTGAGACAGGTGACACTTGGGAACAACGCCTTGGTGACCTGGATACTGGATTCAATGCAAGGAGAGAGCGTCTAGAAGACCAGAGAGCAAGGTTCAAAGAACAATATGGAGAAGACCCTCACTTTGACGATTGAGGAAGTGGCACACCCCCTAGGCAAACCTATGGGGATGCGTTATAATATGAAGGTAATCAACCAGAGAGATGACACAGCTTAAAACAAAGTTCCGCAGGTATATCGGTGTTCTCACTGAAGCCGTATCTCGTTCCATCGAGTTAGACTACTCACAACCCAAACTCTATAAGAAGGTCCGAAGGTTCTACGAGGAACAGGGAGTCTCCTTCACTGGAGACGAGGTAGATGACTACCAAATTGTTATGGATTGTTTAACTGAAGATCTAGTAAAGGAGCCAGTATGAAGACTATTCTTGAGAGAGAAGGTTTCCGTTTCATTGAGAAAGGTATTATTGAACTCAATGGAATGCCAGACTACCGACTACAGAAACAAGATCACTATTCCCAACGATGGAATGATGTTTATCTCTTCGATAACAAGATGCAGTGTCTAACTGCTATGGAAGATATCGAATATTGTAAGTGGTTGTGTGGAGAACCCTGTTATGTTCGTGATGTTGTTGGTTCCTATTCATAGATGAGAACTACATCCTTCCTAAGGTATCTTGGAAATACCTTACTAGTGTTGGGTCATTTCACACTCCTTTGGGGGGATACACAGACCGCCTTGACTATCAAAATCATAGGTGGTCTTTCTTTGTTACCCTTTGCCATCTCCTGGAAGTTGTGGGATGTTGTGGCACTTGAGTTAATATTTGGAGGTATGGATGTAACCAAGTTCATCCAGTTAGTGTTCGGAGAGACACTTTAAACTTTTCCCTGGCGCGCCCCAATCACACCACTCCTCACGGGGTGGTTTTTTATTGCTTATAACTAGTGTAACTTGGGTTACATTATGAAAGCCGACGCACAACTAGAACACCACGCCAATTGCTGGAATGCTATTCGAAATAATGATAAGGAATACTTTAAGATAGGAGTTGGTGTTTATAAAACCATCAACGCTGACAGGGAATACTATATCAATAGTCGTATTGAAACTGATAAGAAGAGTGATATATCAGAAATGGATCAAGTGAAAGAAGCCCACTCTAAACACTTAAGTTACTTCATTGGATACAAATCAGAAGTAACAGTTGAAGCTATCAGTAGTGATTGGAAATCTACATTATACCGGGTTACTACCTGCTAGGGTGTGTTATAATAGATGAAATGCATGTTGTGATGAAAGCTTTAATCTCTGGAATTACAGGTCAAGATGGATCCTATCTTGCTGAACTTCTACTTAAGAAGGGGTATGAAGTCCATGGTATTATTCGTAGAACCTCCTCGTTTAATACAGGAAGAATCGATCATATCTTCGATCAGTTACACCTCCACTACGGGGATTTGACTGACTCCCTGAACATAGTCTCTATCATTAAGGAAGTAGAACCTGATGAGATCTACAACCTAGGGGCACAGAGTCATGTGAAGGTATCATTCGAGATCCCTGAATACACTGCACAAACAGACGCTCTGGGAACTCTACGAGTATTGGAAGCAGTCCGTCTCCTAGGTATGGAGAATAGAGTTCGTATCTATCAGGCATCCACTAGTGAGTTGTATGGATTAGTTCAGGCAGTTCCACAGAAAGAAGATACCCCATTCTATCCACGATCCCCATATGGTGTAGCGAAACTCTATGGTTACTGGATTATAAAGAACTACAGAGAGAGTTATGGGATGCACGCTAGTAGTGGTATCCTATTCAATCATGAGTCACCACGACGGGGTGAGACCTTTGTAACTCGTAAGATTACTAGGGCACTCTCTCGTATCAGTACAGGACTACAAGATGTTCTCTACCTAGGTAACCTAAACGCCAAGAGGGACTGGGGACACGCAGAGGACTTTGTAGAGGCTATGTGGTTGATGCTCCAACAGGATAAACCTGATGACTATGTGATTGCCACCGGGGAACAATACTCAGTTCGTGAATTTGTAGAGGCATCTGCTGAATACTTTGGTATGAAGATTGAGTGGCAGGGTGAGGGATTAGATGAAGTGGGTATAGATAGATTCACTAAGAAAGTCGTTGTTCGTGTCAGCGATAAGTATTTCCGTCCAGCAGAAGTTGAGTCTCTCTGGGGAGATCCTACCAAGGCTAAAGAGGTATTAGGTTGGAAACCTAAGCATACCTTTAGTTCTTTGGTTGAAGATATGTGTATTTACGGTCAGTGATTATGAAAAAGGGTTCAACGGTAGCAGTATTTGGTTCGGGTGGATTGGCTGGAAGTGCCATCACCAGGGCACTCAGGTGTTCCTTTATGGCACATAAGATTCTTACCCCTAGGAGTAAGGAACTAGACCTAAGAGAACAGGCAGATGTTCGTAGTTGGTTTAAGGAGAACAAAGTTGATTATGTATTCTTAGCCGCCGCCCTAGTTGGTGGTATTATGGCTAACAAGACTAGAAAGGCAGAGTTCTTACACGACAACCTAATGATGCAGTGTAATGTAATTGACTCTGCATACTATAGTGGAGTAAAGAAACTCCTATTCTTAGGTACCTCTTGTATCTATCCAGCAGGAAGACACCATCCACTAGTGGAACATGAACTACTCACAGGACTATTAGAACCAACCAATGACGCATACGCAATCGCAAAGATCGCAGGGATCAAACAATGTGACTTCTACCGAGAACAATATGGATTTGATGCTATCTCTATCATGCCTCCTAATCTATATGGTCCTGGAGATAATTTCAATGAGGGATCAGGACATGTCCTCGCCTCATTGATGAATAGGTTTCACCTAGCGAAGGAAGCAGGTGCATCTAGAGTTGAATGTTGGGGTGATGGATCACCTATGAGGGAGTTTCTATATGTGGATGACTTAGCAGATGCTTCCTTATACTTTATGAATAGTTATAGTGAGTCTGGGCACATTAATACTGGGACTGGTAGGGATGTAACTATCAAACAACTAGCGGAGACTATTGCTGATGTAGTTGGATACAAAGGTGAGATAGGTTGGGATACAACTAAACCCAACGGAAACCCAAGGAAACTACTTGACAGCAGTAGGGCAAACCTGTTAGGATGGGAACCCAAGGTTAAATTTGAAGACGGAATCAAACTCACATACAACTGGTATCTAGCACAATGACAAAGATTACAAATGGATATACGTGGCCTCTTATGAAGGACACTGTGACCAAGAGAGATAGGTTGAGGATGGCAAAGTTTATCCTCACCAGTGATAGACTAACACAAGGTAAAGAAGTTCGTAAGTTTGAGGAGCAGTGGAGTGAGTGGCTTGGAGTTAAACATTCTCTTTTTGTTAGCAGTGGCAGTACCGCTAACCTACTTCTTGTGTCTGCTTGGAAGGAACTATACGAGATCCCAGACCAGGCGAAAGTAATTGTACCTGCTTGTACTTGGGTAACTAACGTTGCTCCTATTATCCAGTGTGGATTGACTCCAGTCTTTTGTGATATCAATCTAGAAGATTACTCTTTTGATTTGGATAAACTACAAGAACTACGTGATGAATATCACGATGACATCAGAGGTATCTTTGTTACTCACCTCCTAGGATTTCCTGCTAATGTGGAAAAGTTTCGTGATGTTTTCCCCGACGCTCATATTCTAGAAGATGTATGTGAGAGTCACGGAGCAGTCCTCCCTAGTGGTGATAAGGCGGGAACCTTTGATGTTGGTGGCACATTTAGTTTCTACTTTGGGCACCACATGACTACCATTGAAGGTGGTATGGTGAGTACTAATGATCCAGAACTCTATGATCTAATGAGAATGAAGCGTTCTCATGGGTTAGCGAGAGAATCACTATACTTTGAAACATACAAAGAGAAGTATCCTGATGTAAATCCACAGTTTCTCTTCGTTACTGAGGGATATAACTTCCGTAATACTGATCTAGCTGCTGTATTAGGACAGTCTCAACTGAAGAGACTAGACAGTATGATTGGGATTCGTAACAGGAACTATGAGTTATACCAACAATTACTAAAGAAACACGAACATGACCTTACACATGAGTATGGTGGTTCTTTCTATATCCCCTCCACACAGGGGGATGTAAGTAGTTTCTGTTTTCCATTTGTAGTTGATAATATGCACTGTTATCTTAAGTTAAAAGAACTTCTAGAAGAATACTATGTTGAGTATCGACCTATTGTGAGTGGTAACCTCCTACGACAACCATTCTTGAGAGAATATTCTGCTGAGTGTCCCAAGGCAGATATAGCCCATGAAAAGGGACTATATATTGGGAATAATCACTTTGTAGATGAGTCTAACTTTCACATGTTAGATGAGATTTTGAGCCAACTTTGATATGACATTTTCATTTAATCATATGGGCAACTTGGGGCATCTGGGAAACCAGATGTTTCAGTATGCCGCACTCATTGGTATGGGGGCTAAGCATGGGAGGAGTATTTGTATCCCCCATAAACAAAGTTTTGGGCAATCATACTACCAAGAACTTCGTAGTAATATCTACGATGCCTTCAACCTCTCACCTAATGGTGTAGGTATCAGTAGGTTCCCCACAGTTCAGGAAGGTAGTTTCCACTTTGATGAGAACTTATTTGAGAACCCACCAGATGAGAACTGTAACCTCTATGGATTCTTCCAGAGTGAAAAGTGGTTCTCACATATCAAAGAAGGTATTAAGAAAGAGTTCACTCTAAAGGATGAATACCGGGAAGTGGCACAACTGATGAGAGAACAACTCTCTGGTCAGGTTGTTGCTATTCATGTTCGTAGAACTGACTACCTATCCAATCCAAACCACGGAGCATTGGGTTTAGATTACTATGAGAAGGCACTGGAGTTGGTTCCTAATAACCTTACAGTAGTTGTATTCACTGATGATCCAGAGTGGGCTAAAGAACAACCACTCTTTCCAGATGATAGGTTCTTTGTATCAGAGACAGACTGTCCCTATACAGACCTTGCTCTTATGAGTATGTGTGATTATCATATTATTGCCAACAGTTCATACTCTTGGTGGGGTGCATACTTATCTGATAGTAAGAAAGTAATTGCTCCTAAACAGTGGTTTGGGGAACCACTTAAAACAAATAACCTGAAAGATCTTTATTGTGATGGGTGGGTGAAACTATGAGTAACTTTGCAAGTGCTAAACAGTTTATCAAGAATGGTATTGATACACAACAGGAGTCTATCTCTGGTGGTGGCAGCACTATGGCTTCCACAGTTGCCTTCAGATACTTCCTACCAAAGTATATCAAACAGTATGGTATTGAGAGTATCTTAGACATTGGGTGTGGTGACTGGCATTGGATGTCTACTATCAGAGAAGAGTTTCCTGATGTAGACTATGAGGGATGGGATGCCTCTGAGGATATGATTAATCCCATGACTGAGAAGTATGGAACAGAGAATACTAGGTTTGAGGTAAAGGATATCATTGATAACAAGTATCCCAAAGTGGATTTGGTTATCGCTCGTGATGTTCTATTCCATCTCAAAGAGGATTACCTAAAGAAGGTTCTCAAGAATATCAGTAAGGCAGGTGTGAAGTATCTACTAGCAACCACCTTTCCAGGTTTACCTAAGAACGAAGAACTCACTCCTAAGAAATATGACGGTTGGGGATTCAGACCAATCAATCTGGATATCGAGCCTTATAATATGAAAGATTATTGTATCAATGATTTCAAGGAAACGACAGCCCCTAACAGAGGATACTATCGTCATGTCTATTTGTATGAGGTAAAATGAAGATCGAAATTGAACTATCTAAAGATGTAGAATACAAAGGAGAGAAACTAGGTGAGTATATCTGGAACCTAGAAGAGGGAATTAATCATGTTACTGGTTTTGGTGATTCACTTGAGGAATGTTTTAAGGAAATTGTGAGGTTTAGATGAAGAAAGTAGCTATTATCTTTATTGGAACAGGTAGATACCTAGAGTTTCTACCAAAGTATTATGAACAGGCAGAAGCAAACCTCTTCCCTGACAGACCCAAACACTACTATGTGTTTACTGATGGTGACTTAGGTAATGAACTACCTGACAATGTAACTGTATACGAACAGGAACATCTTCAATGGCCATACATCACCCTCTATCGTTTCGGTATTATCCAGAAACACCTAGAGGAGATTGAGAAGGAGTGTGGTTTCCTACTCTTTATGGATGCTGATACACAGGTAGTATCCCCTGTATCGTTCGATGAAGTATTCAGGAAGGGAAAACCCTATACAGGTGTTCATCACCCCTGCCACGCCCTGAATATGCCACCACACAATGAGTTTCCTGGTAGTCTAGAAACTAATACAGCATCCAAGGCAGCATGTAAACCTGGTGATGACTTCTCTGTATATTGGCAAGGTTGTGTATGGGGTGGAAACATAAAGGGTGCTCGTAAGATTATTGATACTCTCCACCACAGAACTAAACAAGATGAGGAGAATGGAATCATTGCCAAGTGGCATGATGAAAGTCATATCAATAGATACTTCCTTGATAACAAAGATAAGGTGAATACCCTATCACCTAGTTTCGCATACCCAGAGTCCTTCACTGAGTATATGGAAGACTACGAACCTAAGATTGTACACCTAGCAAAAGAGAATTCTAAGTATCAGGTATGAGTTACTTCACAGATTATGACAACGAATTCACAGTATTTGAGGCACCAAAGAACGGGGGAACTACTCTCCGTCTTTGGATATACTACGCAGGAACAGGGGAGTTGGTGAAGTCAGCGGAGTCTGAATACTACGCTGGCACTGGAGAAACATACAAACAACTCCAAGAGTGGGGTTATGTGAATGGGGAATACGAGAACCCCAAGACCCAGATGGTATGTATCAAGAGAGACCCTGTAGATAGGTTTGTAAGTGCCTTCTATGATAAGGTAATCAAAGAGGGGAGAATCAAAGTAACCATCGATGAGTTTCTCTCAAACTATGAAGAGATACTTGATAAGTCTACCCTCAAGATGAATGATGGTAAGACTAACTTCATGAAGTTTCACTTTGAGTCACAGACATATCACTTTGGTAAAGATAGAGATCTATATCATAAGGTCTTTGATATCTCAGAGGTTGGTACTGGTCTGAAGAAGTATCTGGAGAGTAAGTGGAATATAGAACTACCTGATGTCCATGCTAGAAATAGTGGTGGTGGTAGAAAGTTTGATCTCTCCAGGGGACAACTGAATAAGGTAAAGGAAATTTACACACAGGACTATTATAATGGGTGGTACTGAAGGATATATCCTGATAGGTATTGGTGATAGGTATCTACAGATGACAGAGAACCTCACTAAAACTCTAAAGAAACATGGAGATAATAGAGGATCCCTAACTATCACAAGATCGGATAATAGGGAACTCTATAGTGAGTGTAACACTGAGTTTGAGAGGAATGGAACTCTACCTAAGATTACCTTAGATAGATACTTACCTTTTGATCACAATATATTCCTAGATGCTGATATGTTATGTGTAGGTGATACACAACATGTATGGGATCTATTCAGGAGTAGTGATCAGTTTGTTCAACAGGTAGGATGTTTGGGAAGAGATCCTAACTTCCACGCTCACCAGTATGAGAGTGAGTTGGGTTTTGAGATTCCTAGAGTCCATGGTGGTTGTATCTACATCAATAGAGAGAAACTAGACCCAGGGTTCTTTCCCTATATGAGAGAGTGTTTCCTAAACTATAAACAAATATTTCATAATAGTGGTCTAACCTATAAGAATAGTAGACCAGATCAACCACTATACGCTCTAGCAAATGGTATGTGGGGATTTAAACCTGTGGATCTATACACTAACCCTATCATGACTATTGTGAATGATAGTACCCCACCCCCACTAGATAGTGTGTTCTTCAATAAGAAGAGGGGTCCTAAGTTAGATACTCCTGTTCCCTTTGTTCATGTATTCCGTGGAGAAGAGGGTATGTCTAGGGGTTATACTAGAGGTGACCAGAAGATGTTGTTGTCCCATTATGATTACTACCTGAACTATGAATAAAACTATATGGATGTGTTGGTTCCAGGGTTGGGATAAGGCACCAGAGATTACAGAGAAGTGTTTAGAGTCCTGGAAACACTACAATAGTGATTGGGATATTGTTCTACTAGATGAATCCAACTACAAGGATTACATCTCCATTGATAAAGAACTACCAGGACTGAAGACAAACTATATCTCACTGGGTGATATCCTTCGTCTCTTTCTACTAAAAGAGCATGGTGGAGTATGGGCAGATGCAACTATCTTCTGCAACAAACCAGTGGATTGGGTTTTGGATTATGAGGATTCTTTCATCTTCACCAGGAAGGATAAGATGATTGCCTCTTGGTTTGTTGCTGCTCAGAAAGATTCCCATGTTGTAGATGTATGGTATAATAAGATGTTAGAGTTCTGGAAGTATCGTATGGAAAATACAGATACTTTCGAGCAACAATATGGTTGGATACACGCTTTGTTCCGTCAGTCCTACGCTCAGGATAGGGGGTTCAGGGATATTGTAGATAGTATGGATAAGATTGATTGCATGAGTGATGGTCAATCTAGAGGTAAGGGTCCGCACTTTTTTGCACCCTACAGTAAATACTTCTACAACCCTATCAGTGACACGATAAAGAATCGTATAGACTCTAAAGTTGATCCACTATATAAGTTGTCTTACAAGGCAAACACAGACTGGAGAAGTCCAGAGAACAGGGGTATCCACCCAGCAGACCAAAAGATTATGTTGGAATATCCAACTAATAGTGAACTACATTATCTACTCAACACATTAAAATGACAAATAAATCATTGGTTACCGGTGGCGCGGGTTTCATCGGGTCACATATTGTGGACCGACTTATTACACTAGGACATCAAGTCGTAGTGATTGACAATGAATCCTCTGATGGTCATGATGAATACCATTGGAACAGAAGCGGACAAGTACAAAACCATAAGGCAGACATTCGTGACTACGATGCAATCAAACACTTGTTTGGTGGAGTCAATAATGTTTTTCACCTTGCCGCTAAAGCATCAGTACAGGCGTCAGTAGATAACCCCCTACCAACTATTGCCACACAGGTAATGGGAACCGCCAATGTATTGGAGGCAGCACGACAATCTGGTGTGAGTAAGTTTGTATATTCCTCTACTAGTGCTTGTTATGGTAACAACAACCCCATTCCTAATGTAGAAACGATGAGAGAAGATCCTCTCAACGCCTATGCTATTGGTAAGTTATCTGGGGAACAACTAGTTCGTGCCTATCACTACCTCTATGGTATGAAGACGGTGGCATTCCGTTATACCAATGTGTATGGGGAGAGGGCAAGACACGTAGGACACTACGCTCCTGCTGTTAGTAAGTTCCTAAAGATGAGAGCACAGGGAGAACCTCTAACTATCTTTGGTGATGGCGCCCAACGCCGAGACTTTATTCATGTATCTGATGTAGTCAACGCTAATTGCTGTATTACCTATGAGGAACTAGAGCAGTGGGGTGAGACCTATAACATTGGTTATGGTAAGAACTGGAGTATCCAAGAGATCGCAGACTCTATCAGTCAGGAACAGATTCACCTATCTGCTCGTACTGGTGAGATGCGTGAGACGCTTGCTGATATTGGGAAGGCAAAGGCAGAGTTGATGTGGAAACCAAAGACTGACATCATGGATTGGATTAGGGTACAACTCTGATGCCAGTATTTCAGAAGGACAACAAGAAAGTTCTATTCATCCATGTTCCCAAGACTGCAGGAAGTTCTGTGAATAAACTCTTTGTGAATAATGGATATGAAATGTCCTACTATTCTGAGAGTTCTAAAGATCTATACAATGGATTATGTGGACCACAACATCTGGACTCACTTCTATTGGAAGATGAGTTCCAAGATTTCTCTCAGTTTGATTATATCTTCTCTATCTTCAGAGACCCAGTAGACAGACATCTATCTGAGTTCACCTGGGCACCCTGGGGACTAATGGGTAGAAACATCTACACACCAGAAAGATTTGATGAGTGGTGTCCTAAGATATTCAGAGCGTATCAGGACTCACCATATAGGATGGATAATCACATTAGACCTCAACATGAGTTCTATGTCAATGGATGTGATGTGTATGACTATGAAAATATCAATACACTCACAGAGAAACTATGTGATAAAATAGGTCTAGATAATAAAGAGATGCCATATGAAAGGTCTTCACGATATGATAGTGAGGATTATGTCATCTATGAAGATACTTACAATTGTATTACTGAATTTTACAAAGGAGACTATCAATGGCAAAAGGATTCAGTCCTGTTGTGACTAAGGATAAGAACAAGTCCCAGTTCAAACTACAGGGTGTTCCTAGGATTTACTACATCAGTTTAGATGATCATGCTCATCGTCAAGACTATATGGAGTCCCAGTTTGAAGACTGGGGCATCACTAACTTCGAAAGAATCTCTGCTCATGATGGTAGAGGTGATAATGATCTGAGTGATATTCTCAAAGGATCTTATCCAAAGATGATGAGTTCTGGTGAGGTTGGTTGTGTAACCTCTCACCTAAAGGCACTAAAACACTGGTTAGATACTACAGAGGGTGAAGAGTTTCTCCTTATGATGGAGGATGATTGTGATATCTCCACTGCTGCCCACTGGGGTTTCTCCTGGAGGGAGTTTATTGGGAATATTCCATCCCATGTAGATTGTGTTCAGTTAGCAGTTATCAACCCATCAGAACTACATATCAAACTCCATATCAGGTTTGTGAATGATTTCTCCACTGCCTCATACCTAATCCGTAGATCACACGCAGAGAAGTTAGTTAGACTCTATTGTAGGGGTGATAAGTATAAACTTGATAGTGATATCAAACCCAGAGCAGTTGCTGATGATCTTATCTACAACTCTGGTGTGACTCTTGCTATGCCTCTATTTGCCTTCAAGATTGCACTAGGTTCCAGTATCCATGATGTCCATATCAATACCTTCCACAAGAGTAGTCATGATGGTATCTGGGAGTTTTGGAAGAAAACAGCACCAACTATTGAGAACTGGAAACCATTCTTCAACTATGATGCCTATCTGGGAACCCTACCACCCAATGTTGTGGTTCAACAATGGCAGCAAAAACAGGAATCCAAAGCAAAAGATTCAGGGGCTTCGCAATAGAACATATATATGTTATAATATTTACATTCACCCATGAGGTTATTATGAAATTTGGTTTTACCCCCGAAGCAGAAATCCTAAACGCTCGTTTGGCAATGTTGGGATTCGTTATCGCCGTAGGCACTTACTTGACCACAGGTCAGATTATTCCAGGAGTTCTTTGATGGCGTTTTCTGTAACACTTAGATCACCTACTGGTGAAGATAAAGTTGTAACAGTGGAGGGAGATCAATACATCCTAGATGCCGCAGAGGAAGCGGGTGTAGATCTCCCATATTCATGTAGAGCTGGTGCTTGTTCATCCTGTGCAGGTAAGATTGTATCTGGAAAGGTGAATCAAGAAGACCAGTCATTCTTAGATGATGATCAGATCGAAGCAGGTTTCGCACTCTTATGTGTAGCTTATGCCGAATCTGATTGTGTGATTGAGACGGAAAAAGAGGAAACCCTTTACTGAGACTGATGTCTAATCCAAACGCTCTATATGAAGATATGGAGAAACTGAATGCCCTCTACGAAGAACTTTGTTGGGGGCATAACGATGAACTACAATTTTCCCATGACGGGGAGAGCATTATTATTACCAATAAAACCCAGGAGAAACAAAAATGACAGTAACAACTGAAGACGGCGGCCGCACAAACATGTACGCCACTGAACCCACTATGTTTATTGATCCTTCTTACACTGAGAAGTATGGTTTAGAAACACACGCGGAACGAGCTGAAACAGCAAACGGGCGTTGGGCAATGATTGGATTTGTTTCTGGTATTGTATCCTATGTTATTACTGGTAACTTCTTCTTTGGTGTTATCTAATATTAGAAGGAGGGTTTGATACCCTCCTTTTTTTGTGCTCCCATAAATACCTTCTAGGCACCCACACACCTTCGTATCAAAATGGCATTTAAGATTAATGGCGTAGTACGCATTGATAATAGTGGCAACGGTTTTCTGGGAATTGTAACCGCTACCGACGCTAATATCACAGGAGTTCTCACTGCCACTGAGGTGGATGCGAAAGTATCATCTAAGGCAATAACTGAACAAACAGATGGAACCGTAGATGATGTAACTGGTGCAGATGAACTATTACTATTAGATGCTGAGACTGGTGGATTACTAAGAGTATCAATAGATGAGTTCGTGCAGGGTTCAGGCATTGGAACTCTAGTAACGGACTTTGATAACTTAACTGTTACTGGTATCACAACCGTTGCCACCCTCAAAGGTATTGGATCTAATAACATCAGTGTAGGGAGCACACTTTCCTTTGCTGATGGTACAGAGATCATCATGGGTGACTCTGGTGACTTCAGTATTCATCATGATGGTGACCATACTTACCTAGATGAGACGGGGCAGGGTAATCTAAAACTCCGTACAAATAACTTTAGAGTAACAAATATAGCAGAAACAAAACCAGCTATTACAGCACAGGTTACTTCTGGTGTTGAGTTGTATTTTGATGGTAATAAGAAGATAGAAACTACAAATACTGGTGTTCTTGTGAGTGGTATGCTCACTGCTGATAGATTAAGATCAGGTGATATTGCTGCTAGAAATGTAATCACACTGGGTATTACCACTATCCAAGATCATTTGGAAGTGAATGATAGTACTGGTTCTGGTACCGAATATAATCTTAATGTTAAGACTAATGGTAGTTCTACCTTTGGTGTCTTAGGTAATGGAAATATTCTACTTGGAAACAGTTCCGGTGCTCCATTCATGGCGACGAATGATCACCACGCAACTTCCAAGAAATATGTAGATGACGCCATCGCTGATGATCCTAGCGGTGCTGCGGCTTGGGGTACTGTTGCCTCAAACAACAGTGGTGGTGCTAGTAGTATTACTTTACTGGGTGGGATGAATGTAGCAAGTGTCACAGCTGGCACATCAAATGCAAAAGGAAATTTCGTGGTTACATTTGCCACTCCAATGCCTGATGCAAACTATTCAGTAACCGCTAGTTATAATAACGCTAATGTTAACACATATGGGGATATTAGTGTAGGTTCTAAAACAGCAAGTAGTTTTGAGGTTCAAACTTTTGAATCATCAAATCTGCCTGACTGGCAGGGGTTTGGATTTGTCGTCTTCGCAACCAATGCCCTCCCACCAACAGGCGGCACCGGCACAGATAGCTGGGCAGCTGTAGATCAAACTATTGTTAATGGTGCTTGTAATGTACCGGCAAGTTTTAACGTTGCTTCAGTAACTAGAACTGGACTGGGCCTATATGACGTGGTGTTTACAACGCCGATGCCTACTGATAAATACAGCGTTGTGGGTAGCATTACCCGAGACACATTTTCTAATTTCTGTACTTCTAATAGGTCGGCTACTGGCTTTACAGTAAAGAACACCTATCAGAATCGCGATAACGGTGCTACTCAGTATGCAGACAACCCTTTCTCCTTCACCGTCAACGCCACCAACGCAACGCTACCTGAAACTATTACAACGGATCAGTTTACCTCTGCGTTTAATGCTCCTACCTTCAAAAACATTCTCATCAATGGAAATCTGACAATTAATCAACGTAATGTTAATATTACATCTGTTTCTGCCGGTGAATATGGTGAAGATCGTTGGAAAAAGACATTAGGTGGGATGACGCAGATTGTTGAAGATGGTAATTATCTACCAAGTTCTTCTTACACTTTATCTGGAACAGGTATTACTACAACTACAGCAAACTCACCTGCTTCTGGTGACTGGGACATCTCAACAACCTTTGGTGATATTCCTATTACTGCTCGTTCTATCCAACTTGAATATGGCAACGTAGCCTCAGCGTTTGACTTGAGACCGGTTGGGGTGGAGCTGAGTTTGTGTCATCGTTATTTTTATAGAATAATAAGGTCCGTCAACAGCACTCCTTTTACTATTAAATCTAACAGTAACTCAAACGACATTCCCGCTGTAGGCTCGATCGAGTGTTCTTACAGTGTAGTTTTTCCAGCCATAATGAGAACCCAACCTACTGGCTCAAATTACAGTAACAACGGAGCAAATAACTATTTGGCAATTCCAGGATATAGGGCTATTACTAACTCTTTTCTGGCAAGCGATGTAAGTTTTTCATACGCATCCTCTGAAGCCGCAGTAATTTTAGTGGATACGACCTTAGGGAGCATCGGAGTAGTTCAAGGAGCTGCGTTCCCGCTAGAGGCGGCTTTTAGTTATGACATCGACGCCGAACTTTAAACTCCTTAATTCCTTACAATAGAACTATCACACTTTAAAACTATGGCTTATACTTACGCATTTACTGATGCTGATAACAACAGCATCAAACGCACTGATGAAGACGGTAACGTTGCATTCGTTCCAGTCGCAGAAGGCAATCGTGACTACGCAGAATATCTATCCTCTGGTATCACTGCCGATGCATACGTAGCACCACCGGAACCAGAACCCCTTACTCCAGAAGAGAAACTAGCCAACTCTGGACTGACAGTTGATGAGCTAAAGAGTTTGTTAGATCTATAGGTGTGACAGCCAGCAAACTGGCACAGGGGGTTGGCACCCTGGGGAATCTGTGTTATAATAAACACATAAATAAGATATGTAAAGTTCTTATTACAACACTTCCATCTAACCGAGACCTACGGGGAAGTAAAATACGTCTCTAATACCTACACCGGAGGGTGGTGTAGGAATAATACTATCGTCAGCTCCCCCTGGCACTACTTACCCTTTTTACACAATGGCTTCAACACTTACACGCCGTCAAGGCGCATCTATCTGGGATCAGTTTTGTTCCTGGGTCACATCAACCAACAATCGTCTTTACGTCGGTTGGTTCGGTGTTCTAATGATTCCTACATTGTTAGCCGCAACTGTATGTTTCATTATCGCTTTCGTGGGTGCTCCCCCAGTGGACATCGACGGAATCCGTGAACCAGTAGCTGGTTCACTCATGTATGGAAACAACATCATCTCTGGTGCAGTTGTTCCTAGTTCAAACGCAATCGGTCTACACTTCTACCCAATCTGGGAAGCAGCCACACTCGACGAATGGCTCTACAACGGTGGTCCTTTCCAACTAGTTGTCTTCCACTTCCTTATTGGTATCTACGCCTATATGGGACGTGAGTGGGAACTCTCTTATCGTTTAGGTATGAGACCTTGGATCTGTGTAGCATACTCTGCACCAGTTGCAGCAGCTTCAGCAGTATTCCTAGTCTATCCTTTCGGTCAAGGTTCATTCTCAGACGCGATGCCCTTGGGTATCTCTGGAACATTCAACTACATGTTGGTCTTCCAAGCAGAACATAACATCTTGATGCACCCCTTCCACATGTTGGGAGTCGCAGGTGTCTTCGGTGGTTCATTGTTCTCAGCGATGCATGGTTCACTTGTTACCTCTTCACTTGTCCGTGAGACAACTGAAACTGAGTCACAGAACTATGGTTACAAGTTCGGCCAAGAAGAAGAGACCTATAACATCGTGGCAGCCCATGGCTACTTCGGTCGTTTGATCTTCCAATACGCTTCATTCAACAACTCACGCTCACTCCACTTCTTCTTAGCCGCATGGCCAGTTGTGGGTATCTGGTTCACCGCACTTGGTGTTTCCACAATGGCATTCAACCTCAATGGTTTCAACTTCAACCAGTCTGTTATCGACGGACAAGGTAGAGTATTGAACACCTGGGCGGATGTTCTTAACAGAGCTGGTCTTGGGATGGAAGTAATGCATGAGAGAAATGCACACAACTTCCCACTAGATTTGGCAGCAGCTGAGTCCACACCAGTGGCTCTAATTGCACCATCTGTTGGTTGATCACTCAACCTGTGGTATGATAAAGGGGGACTTCGGTCCCCTTTCTTTTTCTTTTGTAATGTAAAGTTTTATGTCTCACGATCTAATCGAATTGCTCACTTACTATGTGATCGGTGGTGCCCTTATCATAGGACCACCCGCTATCTTTCTCATCATTGCTATGATGGCAGCACTCCAAAATACGAAAGGTCGCATGGTTGGATACAAAGATCACAAAACTTATGGTGATTCATCCATCTACGATCCGGCACCAAAATTGCCAGTAGATCAAACAAAATTCTTCTTGGAACTTAACAACTGAGGTAAACAAAAATGACGACAAGTACACTTACAACACCACAAAGGGGGTGTATTCGTTAGTCTGGAAGCAACTGACACAAATACCATAGGGGTATTGGCAAAAACCAGATATCTGTGTTATACTGGGTAGGGATAGGTAGAGTATTCAGGGGTGAAAAGACTACCTATACCCCCCAATAATACACAGCAATAATACACAGAGAATACTTATAATAAAACCCCTACGGGGTTTGCCTACGGGCAACTGAAAGAGATATATGTATAGGGGCAACTGATATAACTGCTATGCCCGCTACGCCAACCTGAAAAACCACAAAGGTAGTATAACACCAGAAGTAGTTATTGGCAACTATCTAGAAACTATCTAGTTGCCGCAGGGGTTTTTATGCGTTATAATAATAATACCCTGAATACAAAACTATGAGTATGGTGAAGCAACACCTGTGGCAAGAGCAACACGCCCCTACCGCAGAAGATATAGAAGAGTATGAGTTATACTGCTACTACCTAGATATGGTAGAGCGGTATAATACTACTGCCCCTATGAAGTTTTTAGAAGAAGTGTTTAGTGAAGAGGTAGAGTGAAGCAACTAATACAAAACCCAAACAACTATACAATAACCCCAGAGGGGGTTGTATTATCTAACAAATACAAACGCCCCCTATCACTACAATATGATAGAGGGGGCAACCCCTTCTACCAGATAAAACGCCTAGGGGGTGGTAGTAGGCAACAACTATACCAAAACAAACTACTACCCCAACACTACCCCTTCTACTGGATAAACCAGTTAGAAGAGGGTGAGGAGTGTAGGAATATAACTTATATCTACCAACACCCTATGCCCCCCTACAAATACTTTATAACCAACAGAGGTAGGGTTTGGAGCAACCTATCTAATAGGTTTTTAGAAACCCAACACAACTATGGTAGGGGTGGATACTATGATAGAATAACCATAGATACACACTCTGTGAATACACACTGGTTGGTAGGTAGATACTTTTTAGAGAACTGGTATGCTGGTTGCTTTGTTTGCCATAGGTGTGAAACTCTACCCTACCCAAACAGAAACTACCCTACTAACCTGTGGGTAGGCAACAACAGCAGCAACCAGTTAGATAGTGAGAGCAAGCAGAGAACACTACACAGAAGAAAGAGAGTGAGTGAGTGTATGAGAGGCAACCAAAACTGGCGGGGCAAACACAAATAACACACAAACTCTGTATAACTGATCTACTACGCTTTCTAACCTAGCACTTTGTTGCTCTGGACTAACAGGGAGTTATGTGTTATAATATAAACATAAATACATATAACTTCACAAAAACTATGACTGCTTCACTTGCACCCCCAAAAAGCAACGGGGGTTGGTATGATATTTTAGAAGACTGGTTGCAGAAAGATAGGTTTGTCTTTATTGGCTGGTCTGGATTACTACTTCTTCCCACTGCTTATCTTGCCATTGGCGGCTGGCTTACTGGCACAACTTTTGTCACAAGTTGGTACACCCATGGTCTTGCTTCTTCCTATCTTGAGGGTGCTAACTTTCTCACGGCGGCTGTCTCGACTCCTGCTGATGCTATGGGTCATTCTCTTCTTCTACTTTGGGGTCCTGAATCTCAGGGCGACTTCCAGCGGTGGCTCCAACTTGGAGGGCTTTGGTCCTTTGTTGCTCTCCACGGTGCCTTCGCTTTAATTGGATTCATGCTTCGTCAGTTTGAACTGTCACGACTCATTGGTATCCGTCCCTACAACGCTATTGCATTCAGTGGTCCTATCGCTGTATTTGTCAGTGTGTTTCTTCTATACCCACTAGGTCAATCTTCCTGGTTCTTTGCCCCCTCCTTTGGTGTGGCAGCAATCTTTAGATTCCTATTGTTTCTTCAGGGTTTCCACAACTGGACACTGAACCCCTTCCATATGATGGGAGTTGCTGGTATACTAGGTGGAGCACTACTATCTGCAATCCATGGCGTTACTGTTGAAAATACCCTATATGAAGATGGAGAACAGAATAACACCTTCACTGCGTTCGATTCCACCCAGGAGGAAGAGACCTATTCGATGGTTACTGCGAACCGCTTCTGGTCGCAAATCTTCGGGGTTGCGTTTAGTAATAAGCGTTGGCTTCACTTCTTTATGTTGTTTGTTCCTGTCATGGGTCTTTGGGTCTCAAGTATTGGGATCATTGGGCTTGCTCTTAATCTTCGTGCTTATGATTTTGTGAGCCAAGAGATTAGAGCAGCAGAAGATCCTGAGTTTGAAACTTTCTACACAAAGAACATCCTTCTTAACGAAGGACTAAGAGCATGGATGGCACCTGTGGATCAACCACATGAGTCATTTGTATTCCCAGAAGAAGTTCTACCTAGAGGTAACGCATTGTGATTAACGCACTCTTCACTTTTATATTTGCTGCGGTGATGTGGGTGCAAGTCCCACAGTGGCAGGATGATTGGTCTAAGTGCGCAGTAGATGTACCTGATGTTCAATGTCATTGGTATATCACAGCACCCGATAGCACCATGGGTGAAGGATTTAGTTGGGCGAATGCCCCTTGGTTCAGTGCTGAAGGTCTCCTTGATATTGGAGAACTTCACAACACAGTTCAATCACTTCAGGAGGCATGATGAATATATTATTTTTAGTATTATACTTCGTCTGTTTCTGTCTCATTGCAGGTGGTGCCGCAGCTATGATGTATGCAAACATACAATCTATCTGGAACACACCACCCGCTCCACCTAAACCAATTCATCCTGAGGCACCTGTAGCAGGTGAAGAGGTTATGTATGTCGATCTAACAAGAGAAAAACTGGAAGATTTGTACCATGAACATTGAATACCTTTTAGGTTGGGTTGCTATTCTTGTTTTGTTTATAGCAACACAGAATACTGATGATGACGATGATCCAGAAGGTGGTATGATGGTTCCTTCCACTCAATCTACATAACAAAACTACAAGGGGATTGCTAACAATCCTCTTTTTTTGTATCGTTATTTTGTTTGATTGTTATATATTGTGTGTATTCTCACACAAACCATATACATAGAGTGTAGAACAAGAGGAGTATTATGTTATCACATAATCTTATTTCGCATAACCAATTAGAAGGTTGGCGAGAATCTTTTCAGAAGATAGATAAATCTACCAATAGAACAACAGACGAACTAAACCTAATTAATGATTACTATGATTGCTTAATAGAGTGTGATGATAACCAATCAGCATGTAAGCGTATCTGTAAACATGTATTGACATCTCCACCAATTTAAATATGTTAGAATGGAGGGTATAACAACCCTCCTTTTTTTATGCGATTCGATCTTTCAATAGAGGATTATACTATCATCCTCAATGCCCTACATTACTACAAAAAGAAGACAGTAGAGAAGCGGGGCAACTTCAAACAGTATAGCGAGGAGCGAGTCAACGATCTTAGGGACCGAATGGCCCACCAAATCGTCTGGGAACAGGGTGAAGAGTAGCAAATACCACCGTTTTCAGGAACCTCTCACCAAACCTTTGGGATACACTATGGAAAAACGGGTTGTTGATCGCCTATAATAAGGGGGTAGAACACAACTGGAGAGAAAATCCACTATGAAAATCCAACAATCAATGCTTCGTCGTCTCGCCGCTAAGAAGGGGAAGAAGCAGAACGGATTCACACTAATTGAACTGATGGTGGTTGTTGCTATCGTTGGTGTATTGTCGGCTGTTGGTCTCCCTCAGCTATTGAAAGCACAAGACCGAGCAAAGATCTCAGTAGCACAACAGGAAGCAGTCAACTACGCTAAAGAGTGTTCTATCTCCATCCTTACAGGTGGTGATGGTCCTGTCGTTGCTAACTTTTCAACAGTTCCTGCCGACCAAACCTGTGCCGCTGGTACTGATGTAACCGCTTTATCTGATACTGAGACAGTAGTAACCTGGACAGTAGAAATGGAAGGCGGCATCCCTGGCGTTCCTTCTTCCGATGAGTGATCTATTATGAACCTAATGTCCACCATGGTGGGACTTAGCATCATGGGGGCTTCTGCCCCCGCTATGATGAAAATGTCCATGGCACCATATGAAGCACAACTAAGAGCACAAAACCTAGGTGTAGCCGAAACTGCTGCTGTAGTATTCGCCGCTACTTACGAAGGTAAGCTCGAACTCCCAGAAGATACAGACACCTGTGTATCAAAACTACGTGAAGGTACTGCAAACGCTTTTAGCGTTACCTGTACTGAAGGTGATGGTAGGTATGTTCAGTCTGTAACTCGTGCATTCCGTCTAGCTGTTCCCGATGAAGGACTAGACGGTGGTAATGCAACTGATACAAGCAGAGAGTTTGCATTTGAAACTCCTACTCGTTTCTCAGGACACCAATGTCCTGGTTATGATTCCTGGGGAGTCAACGGTTACAATGACAAAAACTACTCTGCCTTAGGTGGAGCTTGTATTCCTAACGATGGATGGAATCAAACTAATTATCAGTTCTCTGATCCAGACGCTTGGCTTTATGACATCAACAACCGTAATGGTTGGGGAGCACATCCTGACTACTAATGATTGAGTTACTCGCATCTAGCATTATCATTTACGGTAATGCCAACGGGGTGTGGTCTCCCTCACATCCCGATATTTATCCTTATTCAGAACCACCTACACGAGTAGAAAAACCTGAAACTCCAAAAACATCTACGACTAGCGGAAATGGAGATATCATTTTCCCTCAACTATTAGAATAACTAAAACTAGGAAACACACACAGGAGGGCAACCCTCCTTTTTTTGTGCTATAATTACTAGTGAGTTGTGAGACTACTATGGATGAAAGAATAAGAACTTTATATGTCTTTCAGTCGGATGATCGTCTCATAACTCATGACGGGCATGTTCAACTAGGTTGTCACAACATGACTATGGAAGAGTTTATGTCTTTCGATAGGGAGAATATCCGATACATCGAAACCTACTGGTTGCCTGATGTATTTGGAAATAGGTATAAGCGTTCTAACTTCCAAGCACACCAGAGGGTATCTGGGGAGAAGGGTGTATTAGAACTATCTAATAACCAACCAGGAAACAGACTTGATAGGTCTGTATAAGGCACCTATATACACAAAAAGGATTCCTATGGGACCTATAATTGTATTTGCTTGTTTTCTACCTATAGTTGCTATATTCATTGTAATAAAACTAGCTGTTTGGGTAGAAGCTGTTAACTCCGAAACAAACTATGTCAGAGAAGAACCTTCAAGACAACGAGGACCTTGGGTGGAAAACCCATATGAGGATATTGATGTTGAGGAAGAGGAGTATGGAGATCGCACAGACTATCGATGAAGCGATTAACGACTATTATTCGCTTCATGGACTCCCTGTTCCCGATTGGAAACTGAAAAAGAATCCAGACTGGTGGATTGAATACTTACTTTCTCTTGGATTAACTGATAACAATGAACCCCTTTAAGATACTCGGACCTTTCCTAAACCTATTGGTGGTGTATAGTCTATGGTATTCTGACTTATACAGTAGGAATCGATACTACGCATATGGTATTGTATTACTACACATTCTCGTACTGGCATCAATTCCAACCATACCCGCAATTCTATATTGGTATTAATTATGAAGATCTTTTTAGACACTGCTGACTTGAATGAGATCAGAGAAGCATCATCCACTGGTTTGATTGATGGGGTGACTACCAACCCAACACTCATTCTAAAGAGTGGTAATGACCTATACTCCACTGCAAAACTATTACAACTAGAATACCCCACATTTGAGAGTATCTCCACTGAGGTGGTTGCAGACACCGCAGAGGAGATGGTAGAGCAGGCACGTCAGTATCTTAATATTGGATCTGCAATCACTGTTAAGGTTCCTTGTACTGTAGAGGGTCTTAAGGCGTGTAGAACACTCTCAGAGGAGGGTGTGAAGACCAATGTGACCCTTGTGTTCTCTGTATCCCAGGCTATCCTGGCAGCTAAGTCAGGAGCCACCTATGTGTCTCCCTTTGTTGGTAGGGTGAATGATAACTCCTTCAGTGGAGTTGCACTTATCCAAGCTATCTCAGAGACCTTCTCCCTACACAGGGTGAAGACAGAGGTATTGGCAGCTTCAGTTCGTGAAGCAAACCAAGTAGGACGTTGTTTTGCAGCTGGTGCTGACATTTGCACCATCCCAACCAAAGTATTCTGGAAGATGTACGAGCACATTCTCACAGAGAAAGGTTTAGAACTCTTCCAAAAGGACTGGGAGAACTCAGTACGATAAAGTGTGAATATCCACACTTTAAGTATTATATAAATATTAAAGAATACATATTTCTTTGCATAAATGAAACGTCCAGCCTTTTATTTGGTTGCGAGTGTTGTTATTGTTCAGATGTTAATGGCGGCGGGGGTATTATTTGGTTGTTTTGCACGACCGGATCCCCGTTGTACCGGAGATAAGGCATCTGATTTACTGAATAATATTATTGTACAAACTTTCGCACTCTATGCGGCTGAGAAAGTTTCCCATAAAGATGATAAACAAGTATAGTGTGGTAGAATAGGGGAGAACACCTCCACCTATTTTTTTATGCCTATCAATAAAGAGTATTATGATAAATGGTATGGGATATGGAGTTCCCAATCAGAAGATGTATTGGAAGTTACTGCCTTAGTTAGAGCTATTGAATGTACTAATGGGTGTATTCAGTGGGCGTTTAGGGACGATGATGACAGGTCACTACCCATTGAGAAGACCAGAGAGGCTATGAAACTCTCCATGGGTGTGATGAAGAATAAGGTTTTACCATTCCCTGATGGTGGGAAGTTTGTTATCCCAGAGGATGTAGTTCCCCTCATGGATAAGTCCAGAGATATTTACATTAGAGGATTCAAACAAGGTGATGAGGATGCCTACCAAGAGTTTATGGCACTATCCAAGTCACACTTTGTTGTAATGGGTAGAGAGAGGATGGATAGAAACTTCCAGAAGGTGAAGGATCATTTCATAGATGTGTTTAGTGACTACTGGATTGAGATGGGTAGGGGATATGTTTATGCCCTTGGGGAGTATGTATAAATATCTGGTATCGCTTCTCCTCCAATGGACGAAAATAGTGCATCACGTATTTTAGATTCAGCAGGAAAAGGTGGGCATGTTAATCCTACCGCCCTGGCTGTTACCATACGTGCCGCAGTGAAGGAATGTCTAGACCATAATGGTATGGTTAGTATGTCATCCCTCTACGAACTCAGTTGTCAGTTGGAAAAGAAGGGAAAAGAGTGGTATGATTAGTAAACTTATTTGGTGATGTCATGAGTGAAAAACTTTGGGTGAAGATGGCGGAAGTATTCTACAATAAGGATGCCGAGACCGCAGAGCGAATGGGAGTTGAGAACTTCTTCAATAAAGCAGCATCTAGAATGATTGCAGTTGTTGCTGAGAGTATTGATGGGGAGGAGAGACTATACCTAGAAGAGCAATCCAAAATAGCAGAGGCTGAGCAACGAGTATGAACACTTACTATGTGATAGTATACACACTAGTATTCTTTGTTGGTGTGTGTATTATTGAACCCAACCTACTCAAGTGGATAGAACTCCAGTTTAAGTGGGCAGGTATAAACGTTAGAAGAGCTATACTTATCGTTCAATTTCATCCACGTAACTTTGTTACCAACTGGATAATTCGTAGGAAGTTTCAGAAGATTATCAGAGAACATAGTCAACCTAAAGAGTAGGAGTTAGTTGTGATTGAGACTTTGGCATTTGTTTTCCTTTCATGCCAAGATGCACGTCAGGTTGCAGATCGTGCAATGAATACTGAGAGTATTACCAAAGAAGTAGCCATAGAAGTTATTATTGAACTTGATATAGCTTCTGGCGGCAAATGTAACTTACCTGGAATAACTGATGGGCATGTTTGATACTATAAGATGCTCCTATGATATTGGAGAACTCACTGATGTAGAATGTCAGTCTAAGAATATAGATGATTGGGGAGGCACTATGTCTTTCTATTGGGTAGATCCTAATGGGAGGTTGTGGTCTCCCAGTTATGCTGGAACCTATGACTTTGTTCCTGAAGAGGGACCCTTCCCTGAGCTCGGAAAGGGGAAGCTTAGTCATGTACAATATTTGGGTACTACACCTAATGGAACTCATGGGAAGTATCAGTTCGTATCTATGACAAGATGTATAGAGATATATGATACAAAAACACATGCAGATGGGTATGTAGAGTTTGTGACATGTTATTTGTCATTCTACCAAGGACTACTGAGAGATTACTTTTATAAATAAGTCCATACAGAGTTGTTTTTAACCAATGGATCTCCAATCATATATCCAACTTAAAGAGGCGTACACCAACGTCCACTCCCCAAAGGTAGAAGTCACTAGAGAAGAAGTTGATTCTTTCATTGATGCCTTATTGGAAGAAGGATACGATCTAAGTGAGTTTACTTGGGAAGAAGTCCGTGATGCTTACCTAGAAGAGGGTATTGCTAATAATCCTCGTTATGGAGTTATTGGTCAAGGTGCAAGACTTCTTCAGAAAGGTTTTGGTAACAAACAACAGGGAGATGCTGCTAGGGATTATGAGACATCTGTAAATAATATTAATAGTCGTAGAAATCAAAATTCTAGTACATCAACTGCAACTGCTAACGAGATTGCAGCAGAAACCAAAGGTAGGAAAGCTCAGACAGGTGGTGGATCTAGTTCTAGTGGATCTAGTTCTAGTGGATCAGGTGGATCAGGTGGATCAAGTCTCTCTGATTCTGTTGCTAGAAAACAGAAAGAGGCTGATGCCAAACGCGCAAGACAAAGGGAGACTGGTGGAACTGGAGCCACCGACAATAAGCCCGCTGGTGGTTCTGGTGGCTCCGGTGGCTCCGGTGGCTCCGGTGGTTCTGGTGGCTCCGGTGGCTCCGGTGGTTCTGGTGGATCCGGTGGCGGCAGTAATAGACCAGTAGCAAAGGCTAAGCCAGTACAGACAGCACAACAGAAGGCAGACTCTTCTACTAACGCACAGTATGACAAGTTGAGGAAGTCTGATCCAGCTGCCGCTAAGAAGTTTGGTATGGCTGCATCACAGAAGAAGTTTGGTAATCAACTAAAGCCAAAGACTCCAAATCCATTGATGAGGGGTATGAATACTGCTTCTACTAAGCCAGCAACTACTCCCAAACCAGCAACTACTCCTAAGCCAACAACTCCAGTAGCAGACTCATCTCCTGTTAGGGCAATGAGTAAGACTACCCCCACACCAGCTGCCTCCAAGCCAAAGGCAACACCTATCAAGTCAAGTCGCCTAAACAAGGCACTATCCAGTGTTGGTGAAGCAGTGGAATTTGATTCCTTTGATATCATCCTAGAATACCTAGTTGATTCTGGTTTCCCACAACAGGAAGCTCTCGTCATCATGGCGGAAATGCCTGAAGAGAAGCGCGAAGAGATTCTCGAAGCTATGAAGCATCGTGACGCCAAGACTGGTGAAGTCACAGACAAGCCTGAAATTGGCAAGACATACTACCCCCATGGTGAGCGTCAGAAGTCTTCTGTAGCTCTTCGCAAAGAGAAGGAGAGGGCAGATGCTAAAAAGAAATCAGTGAAGGAGGATAGAGCTTCCCTCGCAGATGCCTATCGGGCAGTTTATTCTGAGGAAGCTTCCGATACTAAAAAGGATAAGCACCTAGAGCGTGGTGGTCACTCTGCTAAGACTGACTATAGTAAGCCACCTTCTACTGGTAACACCTTCGGTAAGAAGCCATCTATGAGTGAGGAAGATCGTAGTGAGGCTATGGCTAAGATTGTGGCTAGAATGAAAGGTAAGAAATAATAGTGTTATAATAACCCCATAGGTCCATTCCCATGGGGTTTTTTGTTATGAATACATAAAACTAAATGGACTTACTCCATGAATACATATGGTTCTCCCGAAGGTTATCTCTTTAACCTTCATACCTGCTCAGCATCAGAAGCGAAGCGAATGTGGAAAGAATCTATAAAGAATGATTGGAAACATAAATGTGCTTATTGTGGATCAGAACATGAAATTACTTTAGATCATATAGTACCCAAAGCAAAAGGGGGCACTAGTCACACAACCAATATCGTAGCCTGCTGTCGTTCTTGTAACGCCAGTAAGGCATATGAGGATTGGATTATCTGGTATATTCAACAGCCATTCTTCACTGAAGAGAGGAGGGAGGCTATTGAAAAGTGGATGGAGAAGGGTCTCCTCAACAATAACTTAGTTGCATATCCACCCAGAAGAAATGTCGTTTATTGAGTCTTTATGGATTCCTATCACCCGTCTAGGGCAGATCAAGAACTAGAACTAGAACAGCAAGAACTAAAAACAATCATAGGAGGATCTATATTATCCTTCTTCACTGTACTTATACCTTTTATTATACTTCTCTAAAACCTTTCAGTTCAGGCGATATAAATAAACCTAAGAAGAGTATATGCGTTCTTCGTCGGATAGCCTGAATCGACAAAAGAGATGATCTCAACAGCGACTAAGATTAAATTTAAAAGGTCTGGTGTAGCCGGACGTAGACCCTCCTTAGCTGATCTTCAGTTAGGTGAATTGGGGATCAATTATAACGATGGTAAACTATTTTTCCGACAGGAAAATGAAGTAGTTGGCTCTCGTATCATTGAACCTGGACAGGGTGATGTAATCGGTAAGACTATTTTCGTATCCACAAAGGGTAACGATAACAATAGTGGTCTTAACGAAAGGGATGCCAAGAGAACTGTTAAAGCGGCCGCCGCAGTAGCAGAACCTGGTGACTCCATCAAACTGTATCCAGGTCAGTACATCGAAGATAACCCTATCGTATTTAAGGATAGGGTATCTGTAGAGGGTATGGAGCTTCGTAACGTTCTCGTTACTCCAGCCAACCCCAGTAAAGACTTGTATCAAGTTGGTGAGGCGTTCCACGCTACCAACCATTCCTTTGTGTCCAATAGGGATTCAACAGATGGTGCCTCTATTATCACCTATCGTCCTCTAGAGGGAACTGCGTCTGACAGGTATTTTGACGCGGCTAGACTCATCAGGGACAATCTTAGCTTCATTGCTAACGAGACAGTAGGTTTCCTAACCAGTGGATATTCAGGCTTTGCCGCTGGTCAGAGATCACAGGACGCTGCTCGTGCTCTAGAACTAAACAAGAACTTCATAGTAGAAGAAGCATTTCAATATATCAACTCTCCTGATTATACAGGAGCCACATACTTCAACCCAGACCCAGCACAGTGTAAGAGAGACCTAGGAAATATCATTGATGGTTGGAGATATGATCTCATCTCTGATGGTAACACCAGATCTACTGGTCTTGGTCTAACCTACTACGCACCTATTCCCTTTGTGAATAGTGCTAATGTTGCTGACCTTGTATACAACAGAAATAACGGTGATGTTCTAATTGAAACCGACGTAGATACACAGGTTTCAGTTGGTGAGAAGATCAAACTACAGGATATCAGACTAGAGTGTGGTTCCTACAATAACGACTTCTTTATCACTGGTTTCAAGTATGATAACACCAGTGGTATTGGAACAGTTAATCTACCCTTTATCCATAACGTCAAGGTTGGAGACCTTGTTAAGTTTGATGGTTTAGAGTTTGATTGTCCTGCCTATGGTGCCATTGAATATGGTATCCAAGACTTCAAGTATAATGAAACTACTGGTGGAAGTGTTGTCACACTCACCGAAGATCATGATCTAAAGATTGGTGACACCATTGAACTAAGAGACCTTCAGTTCGATTGTCCCGCCTATGGTGGTGACTTCACTAACATCATCAACCTAGAATACAATAAGACCAGTGGTCAGGGTGTTATCACATATGACAAACCCGCCGATCTCAAGTCTGGTGACGTTGTTATCCTCTATGACCTCACACTAACTTGTGATGCTTATGGTAACGCTATCTCAGTTACTGATTTCTCTTATGATAACTTCACTGGTATCACTGAAGTAGAAGTAAATAGACCCCACAACCTCCGTCCCGGAGACCTAATCAAACTAGAGAACCTTAAGTTCTCTTGTGATTCCTACCTTAATGAAACATACAAGGTCTCTAACTTTGTATATAATGAGAGCACTGGTGATAGTGTCCTCACCCTAACTGAACCACATAGTTTAGTTGCTGGTAAGAACGTCAGACTTGCTGACCTAGTTTTCTCCTGTAACTCCTATGTTCCAACCGCTAAAGCAATCTCTGATTTCCAGTATGATGAAGTAGTTGGTATCTCTACTATTACTCTAGCATCTCCACACAACTTATCAGTTGGTGAGCAGTTCAGACTAGAGGATTTAGTATTCTCCTGTAACTCATATTCCTTCACTGATATTCCTATCATTGATGCACCATATGATAATGTAACTGGTTATGTAACCCTATCGTTCTCTGGTGACCACGGACAACAGGTTGGTGAGAGAGTAAGACTCAGAGATATTGAGTACTCCTGCCCTGGTGGTTCAGGTATCACTACAACCTTGTTCCCTGATGGGACCTTTGGTTATGAGTTTGAAATCCTAAGTGTTCCAAACACTAAGAAGATGATTCTTAATGTTGGCACCTCCACTATTGAACACTCCTATGTGAGTGGTGGTACTGCTACCGTTGGTATTACAACTACTATCTTCCCTGATGGAACACAAGGTTTCGACTTCAATGTATCCAGTGTTAATAGTTCCACTGTTATCGAAGCAAGTGTTGGTATTTCTACCATCGCTCACAACTATGTTTCTGGTGGATCATTATTCGTTGGTTTCACTACCACAGTATTCCCTGATGGAACACAAGGTGAGATCTTTGAGGTTATGGAAACTCTAGATGATAGAGTAGCATACATCGTAACTGACGCGTCATACACCAACACCACTGGTAAGTTGGTAGTAACAACAACAGGAAACAATGATATTCCTGTTGGATCAAGAGCAAAACTAGATGGTTTACTCTGGACTTGTTCATACGATCCTTCAAAACAACTTAAGTTCCCAGAGAACAGGAAGTTCCGTTATGAGGTTATCGCAAAACCAGATGGTACAACACTAGAGTTCAATGTTGGTATCTCTACGATTCCACACACATTTGTTCCAGCTCCTATAGATGTTGAATACACAGTCAAGGAGGATCCAGTTAAGTTTAAGGTTCATGTTGGTACAGTTTCCTTCCCACACACCTACTTCGGTGGTGGAACAGTATGGCACAAACTACCATTCACTCCACCTTTCACCCAAACACAGATCAAGGACGTATCACAACAGAAAGATCCAGTCCAGTTCTCTAACAATACTCCTAACGGATGTGCTAATGTATTCTCCGCTATCAGTAATTGTATTGGTGTTGTTACTAGTATCGTAGCAAATGGATTAGAAGGATCAGGTATCTCCACAACTTATCCAGGTAATGGTGGTAAAGGTGTTCCAACTATGGATGAGATGCCTTCACAGGGTGTTGGTAACATTATCAAAGGTCCATACATCAGAAACTGTACGAACTTCGTTCCCAAGTCTATTGGTATGAGAATGGATGGTTTCGACGCGGAACCTGGTGATGAAATCTCCAATGGTGTTCAAGGTTCATCTAACGTTGACTCCTTCACCCAGTTCAACCCTGGTGGTGTTGGTTGTTCCATCTCTAACGGAACCTACCAACAGTTGGTTTCTATCTTCACTATCTGTTGTGATGAAGCAATCGTATGTGACTCTGGAGCACAACTCGACCTCACTAACTCCAACTCTTCCTTCGGTAGATTGGGTCTAGTCGCAAGAGGTATTGGTGATAAACTCTCCAAGTGTATCGACAGATATACTGGTATCGTCGCCAAAGAGGCATCAATCGAAGATGACCTAGTTGTTGTGAAGGGTATTGGTGATAAGAGACCCTACGATGGTCAGGGTATTTTCTTCGGAGAACTCTTCAGGGATGTGGTTAGTATCGAAGTTCTGGACGGTGGTTCAGGTTACAACGATGATATTCCACCTAACGCGTTTGTCGCAGAACCTACTGGTCCCGCTGGTATTAAGGCGGAAGTTTCACCAACAGTCAGAGATGGTGTTGTTGTTTCTATCGAGGTTATCGCAAATGGTAACCAATACAGAGAGAAATTCCCTGAGGTTGTAATATCACCTCCTAAGAGTCCTCTTGGTAGAACCGCAAAAGCAAGGGCAATTACCGAACCTCTCTACTATAATGTAGAAAGTTCTTCCCCACCTGAAGAGGGTACAACTAGTATCATTTTCAAACAGCGTCTAAATAATACCGTATCGGTAGGCACAACTGTATTCTTCTCTAGATTAAGTCTACAGATTGCCTCCTCTCACTCCTTCGAATACATTGGTGCTGGTAACAGCATTAACGGAGCAAGACCTTCTGAAGGTGGAGTTCCAATTAAGGAAAATGAGATCGTGAAGGAAGACGGTGGTTCAATTGTCTATACCTCCACTGACCAGGCAGGTAACTTTAACATTGGTGACGATTTCGTTATCAACCAGTTCACTGGTACTATCACTGGTAGATCGTTCGATCAATCAGTCCTAAATAAAGTTACTCCACTCATCATCGCCCTAGACAGTTAAGATCATGGCAGCAGTTGCTTTAAATACGTTCAAAACGGTCAGGCATTTAGTTTCTGATTCCAATGTGGGGATTTATACATCCCCCATTGGTGTTGCCTCTATTGTCCTATACGCTCAGGCGACACACGTTGCGAACGATGAAAGTGTATATTTCATTAACTTTTCACATGCTCGTCCCGACGAGGATCCTGTGCAGTTTGAAATCATTAAGGATGGTCCAGTTATCCCTAATGACGCACTAAACCTATTAACAGGTAGATTAGTTCTCGAAACTGGAGACGAACTTAGAGTATCAGGAAATACGACCGGAGATGTGAAGGTTGTTGTTTCTATTCTAGAGACTGCAAAGTCTTAATAGCATAACACACACACCCAAAGCGTAGACCAATGCCTCTAAATTATCTTACCGGAAGAGTAAGTAGATTACAAGTTGGATTTCCAGGGTTTTCAACAGCAAAGGACCTTACAGTTGATGTAGCAGGTGCCATTGGTATTGATACCCAAAACCCAAGAGCAGCTGCCGACTTCCCAGATGTCAGTATCCGTGGTGATATTGTTGACTCTGTTGGATTTACCGGTGGTATTGGGTATTTTCTAGCGCAAGATGTTCAGGGTGTTCGGTGGGTAGAGGCTCCACCTATCAACTCTAACGCCATCTTAGTGTTAGATAACGGAGTTATCGTTGGTGCTGGATCATTCATTGGTCTAAACTTTGACTCTGGTAAGGATGAGGACTTCCTCTCGGTTGTTCCTGACCCACTAAACCCACAGATTGCAAAGATTGCATATGATGTTCGTTGGGTAAGATATAATTACGGTAATAATAAAGGTATCTCCACAGGTTTTGGAGATAATGGTGACTACTCCTCTATCCCTGGTTATGGAACCACAGAGGCAGTTGGTGTTACCTCAGTTGGTATTGGTACTAACCAACCACTAGATGACTTCCAAGTTGGTATTGGATCTACTGGTGTTACTATCAACGGACCTCTAGGTCTAGTTGATGCAGAAATTATTAAAGCAAAATCAATCTCGGTTGAAGGAAACCTAGAGGTTGAATCACTTATTGTTAGACCTGGTGTTGCCACTCTAACCACTCTAGATGTATTGAACGAGGCGTTCATACCAGTAGAGTATGTTGGTTTCTCCAGCATTCAAGATGCAAATATTGATGCTCTCTTTGCTAATCAGTTACTAGCAGGTATTACTACCCTAGGTTTCGGTGGTGAAGATGTATTCATCCTCAACGACTTATATGTTCAGGGTGGTTTAGGTACCTTCGATGGCGACGTATTCGTTGGTGGAGACCTAACTGTTAAGGGTGAGACGTTCTTCAACCAGATTAACGCAGTCAACTTATCAGTATCTGGTATTGCCACTATCGTCCAAGCGGAGATAGCTGTTGGTTTAGTTACCGATCTAAAAGTATCTGGTTTCTCTACACTATCAGATTTCTCATTCAACATTGGTGTTGGTACATACCTAGAACTAGAAGATCTAGATGTATCTGGTGTTGGTAGTTTTGGTGTTGTCAACTCTGGTGATATTAATGTTAGTGGTGGTTTAACCGCTAGTGAGATTGATGCAGATAAGGGATACATTGGTATTCTCACAGCAGACTCTATTGTATCTGGTGCAGGTACTATTGGTTCTATCGAGTCTGATGGGAACCTAACAACACTTAATGATATTATTGTTGGTGGTGCTTCAACCTTCGTTGGTTTGGGTACTTTCCAAGACGATCTCTTTGTTGGTGGTGACCTCTTTGTTAGAGGTGATGTTACCTTTAAGAATATTAATGGTGAACAACTACTAATCAGTGGTATTGGTACCATTAAGGAACTAGTCTTTGATAGTGGTATTGGAACCTCACTAGAAGTGAGAGATCAGATTACGACTGGTATATCTACGATCAATGAAGCAGATATTCAAGATGCCGCTGTTGAGAGACTTACTGTTGGTGATGCAGAGATCATCGGTATCGCAACTATTACCGAGATTGATGTAGATAGAGGTAGAGTTGGTATCCTAACTGGTACAGACCTCTCCTATGCTGGTATCGGTACTATCACGGAGATTGATGTTGACCAGGGTAGAGTTGGTCTAGTCACTGGTGACACACTACTATACTACGAACAGTCTAGGATCAATAGAGTTACCTTCTTTGATAACTACCTATCAGTTAATCAGAGTCTAAGAGTTTCTGGTCTCTCCACCTTTGTTGGAACAGGTACATTCTTCAATGACTTGTATGTTGGTGGTGACCTATATGTTGCTGGTGAACTAAACTTCAAACAACTCAATGGTGAGAACCTATACCTAACTGGTGTTGGTACCATCTATGATCTACGTAACACCGTTGGTTTCATCACCAACCTATTTGTAGAAGAGTCTGTAACTGGTTTAGCAACCATCAGTAGTCTAGTTGGTTCTTCCGCTACCATCACAGACTTCACTGGACAGTCACTACTCATCCAGAATCCATTCAACCCAATGCCTTTGGATCCAACTGGGATCCCAGGACAGGGTGTTATTGATAGTCTCCTAGTTAGAAACCTAACTTCTTCTAACAACATTCTAGCCAATGACATTGATGCCAACTTCGTTGACACCGATGATCTAAAGGCTGGTGTTGGTACTATCACTGACCTAGAGTGGACTACCGCTGTTGGTGATGACACTACTACCAATACTCTACAGGTTACTGATACAGCAACCATTAACATCATCGATGCCAATCAGATCGATGCCGAAGATGCTAATATTGGAGTTGCCACCCTCTCTAGTCTCCTAGTAACTGGTGTCACTACCTTCAAGGGTCAGGTTGATATTGAGGATATTGAGTTCGTTGACCAGAGTGTCACCGGTATTTCCTCTATCAACATCCTCAAGTTCAATGTTGGTTATGGAACCTACCTAGAGGTTACTGACTCAGTAACTGGTGTTGGAACTATTGGTCTTGCCAGTATCACAACCGCTCAGGTATCTTTCCTAGATGTAAGAGATGAGGTAGTTGGAGCATCCACTATTGGTGTTCTAACAGTAACTGAAGGATTTGCAGTAACTGGTTTCTCCACCTTCGTTGGTTTCACCACGATGAGTGGCGACCTATTCGTTGATGGTAACTTAACTGTTACTGGTTTCGTTAGTTTCACACAACTAAACGCCGATCAATCACAGATTGGTATCCTAACTGTATTCGATGCGTTAGACGCTAGAACGGGTGTTGGTACATTCAAACACCTAGAGACAGTAGATAGTGCAGTTCTATCGGGTGTATCTACCATTGGACTCACAACCTTCAAGAATGGTGATGTTAATATCAATCGCAACTTAACAGTTGGTGGTATCACTACCTTCATTGGTAATGTTTTCATTGAAGATACTGAGTTTGTAGAACTAAGTGTTACCAACCAGGCTAACATCAACAAACTATTTGTCAACTCTGGTATCGCAACTCAGTTCGGTATCGGTGTTGCCACTATCACCCAGTCACTAACAGGTATCGCCACTATTGGTGACCTCAATGTAACTGGTCTTTCTACCTTCGTTGGTCTCGCTACCTTCAAGGGTGACGTTAGTATTGATAGTTACCTAGAAGTATCTAAGGATGTTGTAGTTGGTTCAGCACTAACAGTTCCTAACCTCACATTTACTGATGGTGATGGACAGTTCCTCAATATTCAGGAAGAGGTTGTTGGTGTATCCACTATTGGTTTCGCTAGTATTACAGATGAGATAGTAGGAACTTCCACTATCTTTAGATCCAATATTCGTGACCTAGCAGTATCCGGTCTCTCCACCTTTATTGGTGATGTGTTGATGGGTTCCAACCTAGATGTGGTTGGTGATATATCTGGAACTAATATATCAATTGCACAATCAGTAACTTCTGACACCCTATTCACTAGGTTTGCTGATATTGAGGGATCCAATACTGGTGTTGCTACTATTGGTTTCGCCACTATAACCGAACTCTTCACTGAGGATCTAACGGTTGTAGGAACCTCCACCTTCGTTGGTTTCACAACGATGACGGGAGACCTAAACATTGAGGGTAACCTTAATGTAACTGGTGTTGTTACCTTCCAACAGTTAGACGCAACTCAGTCACAGATTGGTATCCTAACGGTATTCAACTACCTAGACAACCAAGGAGACCTAAGAGTAGTTGGTTTCTCCACACTCGGTGACTTCTCAGCCAACTCCGGTATCCTTACCAGTATTGAATCTGGTGAGATTGATGTAACCGGTGATGTTTCTATCGGTGGAACACTAGGTGTTGCTGGTGAAGTTGGTTTCTCTAGTAACTTCTATACCGTTGGTATTACTACCCTCGCTTCTGGAACTGGTATTGTTACTACTGGTGGTGACCTCTATGTTGGTGGTAACCTATTCGTATATAACGATATTGTATATGATGAAATCATTGGTCGTAACCTAGACATTAGTGGTATTGGTACTATCGCAGACCTCAGAGTAGGTCTTGGTAGTATCGCAGACCTTAGAGGTACAACACTCAGGTATCAGACTGGTATTATTACTTCACTCAGAGCAGAAGATTCTGAAGTTGGAAGACACATTGGTACCTCAGTTGTTGTAGAGAACATAACTGCTACTGGTCCTTCTACTTTCGTTGGTGTTGTTACTACTACTAACGAACTCTTTGTTGGAACTAACCTATTCGTAGGTAACAACGCAGATATCCAAGGTGATATCTTCGGTAGAAACCTAACACTCGAACTAAACGCCTCTGGTACTACACTAGACTTTGATTCAGGTCAGATCGATGACCTTATCTCACAGTATATACTCTCTGATGACTTGTTTGTCACTGGTATTACTACTTCAGTTGCGGCACAAATCAACTTCCTGAATGTATCTGGTGTAACTACTTCACCTATCATTAACTCCACACTACTAACCAACTCTGGTTTAGTTACAACTGGTAGTCTATATGTTCAGGGTCTAGCACAGGTAGAAACAACTCTACTTGTAGATGGTAACTCCATCTTCAATGGTCCAGCACTCTTCAATGATACAGTTACAGTCAATGACGACATTAATGTAACAGGTGATATCACCTTCAACGATATCAGTGGTATTAATGGTAACTTCGCTGGTATTGTTACCGCAACGAAACTCAAGTCTAACTTCCTAGAGGTTAATGGTCAAACAGCCATTACTGGTTTAGCAACCTTCTTCAGTGGATTGAATGTAAGAGGTGGTCCTCTAGTAGTAGATAATCAGATCTTCGCTAACTCTGGTTTCGTTACTACCATTCAGGGTACTGACTTAACATATACTGATGGTATTTTCTTAGGTGATCTACAGGTCAATAAGGATACAACCATCAACCAGAACCTAAGAGTTGTTGGTATCACTACCTCAACCAACTTAGATGTATCAGCACAAACTGAAACCTCACTACTAAGTGTAACGGGTGTAGGTACTATTCCAATCTTATACTCCACCAATGGTGAGTTTAAGACTTCACTCAAGACGGATCAACTCTTCTTTAATACTGGTTTAGGTACATACCTCAGTGTTACTGATCTAAATGTTGTTGGTGTTGCTACTATCCCAACACTAGACATTGAATTCCTAGAAGCTGACAGAGCTGAAATTGGTATTCTAACCGTCACAAATAGAACTGATATCAGTGATACTTCCAGTATCTTTAGTTACAGACTAACTACATCTGGATCAGCCACCAACGTAACTCTCTACGACTCCTCAGTTTATAGAAGTTTCGAGGCAAATATCCAAGTATCCACTGGTAGTAGTTTCCAATCTAGTAAGATGCATGGTTTGAGTGATGATAACTCTACACCAAATGTACTCTTCAATGAAACTTCTTACCTCTCTAATGGTGGTGAGTTGGCTGAGTTTGATGTATCAGGTTCCGCTGGTAACAATGTTATCCTAACAGTTACTCCATATACAGTTGGAATTACAACCTATATACTTTCAGTAACCGCGGTAAGGGTCTAAAACACCTCTCCCACTCCCTCTATAAATATCTGTATATCTAACACTGCAGATTATAGGGGGAATGTGAACCCGTGGCGAATCAGAATTTTCGTGTCAAAAAAGGTATAGAAGTTGGCTTAGGTGCCACTTTTCTATACGCAGACGACAGTGGAGTTGGCATTAATAGTGCTAGCCCACGATCAAACCTAGACGTTCGAGGTAGATCCCAAACAGAGGAACTACTGGTAGACAACTATGCAGAGGTGCAAGGACCCTCTACATTCGTTGGACTAGGTACCTTTGGGGGTGATCTATATGTTGGGAATGATCTATATGTAAAGGGCAACCTATCATTCACCAGTTTTGAATCTGAGACTGGTAATGTAACAGGTGTTCTTACCACAAGAGACTTTAATGTAACCGGATTATCTACGTTTGCGGGAGACGCCACCTTCCAAAGTGACGTAAATATCTCTGGTGCTTCTTCAATTACTGGAAACTTAGTAGTTTCTGGTGCCTCTACGCTCACAGGTATCGTCACAACTGGCGATGACCTCTATGTGGGTGGTAGTTTATATGTATTCAATGATATCTTCTATGATGAGATTACTGGTAGAAACCTCAGTATCTCTGGTATTGCCACACTCAGACAGTTAGAAATCCAACAGGACCTAGAAGTTGCAGGTCTCTCCACATTTGTTGGTTTAGTATCGTTCAGAGATGCAGTAGGTACAAACCTAACAGTTTATAATCTTTCCGCCAATACTGGTAACTTCGTAGAGATTAACGTCGATGGTGGAGGAGGAGGCGGTGGCGGTACTGGTATCGATAGTACCTCCGTCAATACCGAGTTCTTAAACGTCACTGGTGTTGCAACATTTAACAATGGTATTGCCACCAACTTCAGTGCAGAGTTTATTGACGCTGGTGTAACCACAACTACCGACCTCCACTTCACTAATGGTTACGGTGTCAATCTCAATATGAGTGGCATCACAACTGTTGGTATTCTAACAGTCTATGAGAATATCTATGACTCTAGAAACCAAGTTGGATATGGTGACTCACTACTAGTCACACAGGGTGGGAAACTAGTATGGACTAGACCTGATATTGCAGGTATTGCCACTTCATTCCAACCAGGTTCTACCTTCTATGTAAGTGAGAATGGTAGTAATACCAATGATGGTAGAAGTCCAGAGAAAGCATGGGGCTCTATTGCATATGCCGTATCACAGATTGGAGATACTTCTCACGATATTCTAGAGGTTACTGCTGGTGAATACACAGAAACCTTCCCTATCACAGTCCCTAAAGGTCTAACCATTTCTGGTGCTGGACAAAGGGCAACCATTGTTAGACCGTCACAGGCAACAGAAACCAATGATGGTTTCCTACTAAACGATAGATCCACTATCCATAACATCACAGTTACTGGATTCTACAAACCACAAGGTTCTATCAACTACGCCTTCAAGTTTAGTGTTGGAGCAGCAATCACCAGTAGAAGTCCTTATGTTGATAAGGTCACGGTCATCAACAAAGGTACTCAGACAAGTGCCAGTGACCCATATGGTTATGGTTCAGCTGACTCCTACCCAACCACAGCACCTGGTGGTGCTGGTGTTTTAGTTGATGGTAGTGTAGTTGCAACCAACTCACTAGAAGCAGCAATTCTCCTCAATGAGGTTACACTATTCACTGCTGGCAACCAAGGTATTAAGATTACCAATGGTGGTAGAGTAGAGTGGTTGAATGGTTTCATCTACTTCGCTTCTGAAGCACTTGTAGGTCTTAGTGATAAGACTACTGGTTTAGCGGGTGCTGGTAAGGCAAGACTAACCCTAGAGAACGCCTCTGGTGGATTGGTTGGTGGTAATACCGTTCAATACTATGATAGTGATGGAACCACAGTTCTTGCTTCTGGTACCATTGATAATGTATCTGGTAGTTATGTAACACTAACCAACGCTGGTGTTGGTACATTCACAACTCCTAGAAATAGAACAGCCAAGAAGGTTGACTTTGTTAATGGAGCACAACTATCCACAGCACAGGCAAGGTTCGGTACATCCTCACTAGATGTAACTGGTGCCGGAACTGATAACATCACAGTTGATTCCACTTCAGACTTTGGGTTTGGAACTGGAGACTTCACCGTTGAATTCTGGATATACAGAACTGGTAATATTAATGGTAAGGTAATCTGTGACTTCAGAGATACCGCCGCTACAGATCAAGCAATTACTATCCAAGGTGATGGTGGTAATGAGACTGATGTTTATATTGGTACTACATCCGTTGTCACTGGTACAGTTCCTACCACACTGAATGCTTGGAACCATATCGCTGTTTGTAGAGTTGGTTCTACCATCACTCAGTATATTGATGGTGCTGTTTCTGGTAGTGGAACTGCTGCTACTGATCTAGGTGTTGCTAGACAACTAACCTTTGGTGATAGGTACGACAATAGTAACAACGGTCCTACAGCATACCTAGATGAACTTCGTGTCACTAAGGGGGCAGCAAAATACACAGGAGCATTCACTTCACCTTCAGTAGCACTCACAGGTGATAAGGATACTTCTATCCTACTACACTTTGATGGTATCAATGGAGCAACCTCCACTACAGATGATATCATTGTCCTCCAGGATATTCGTATCACTGGTGGTAACACAGCAGATAAAGTTACCCTAGCAGACTACAGTCAGTTTGGTGCTGACCTCAGGTCTATCGCTTGTGCCATTGAATATGGTAACCAGGGTATGATTGGTGATGGTGATGGAGTAACTCTCCGTGCTATCTCTATCAACTTCAACCATGTAGGTGCTCTTGGTGATATCACTAACGATCCTAACCTAGCGATTCAATCGAACGAGGTTATCGAACTCAATGGTGGTCAAGTATCCTATGTAAGTATTGACCAGAAGGGTGACTTCAGAGTTGGTGAAGCATTCTATGTGAATCAGGAGACTGGTGAAGTATCCTTTACAGATACTGTAACAGACCTAACTGCTTTATCCTCACTCACTATTACTGATGGTACTAATAGTAGTATCATTACTCCTACTTCTGGTAGGTTTGGTAATGTTCTTATCAGTGGTCAGAGTGTAGAGAGTGTAACCGGAGACCTTAACATTAAGACTGGTGGTTCCGGTGAGATCAATATCTTTGGTAACACCAATGTTATTGGTATTCTAACCGCTCAGATCATTGAGATTAATGCTATTCAGAAGGGCGATACAGCAATCGCTCTAGATGATACTGGAACTGATGGGACTATCCGTTTCATCACAGACGGACAAGAAGCACAACGCATTACAAACCAACAGAGAGTTGGTATTAACACCACCACCCCAGTTACTCAGTTAGAAGTTAAGGGTGGAACACAACTAGAGAACTTAAATGTAACTGGTATTGCCACACTTAATGGTGTTGGTATTGCTACTATCGGTGGTGATCCTGACTTCAGGAACTTAAATATCACTGGACTATCAACGTTCGCTGGTGTTGGTACTTTCCTCAGTGACTTGTATGTTGGTGGTAACCTCAGTGTCCTAGGTGATATCAAGTTTGATGAAGTTGATGCGAGAAACGCCAACATCACTGGTATTGCCACAGTTGGTTTCGCCTCTATCACAGATGCCAGAGTTGGAAGTGCCCTCACTAACTTGGGTCACACTCAACTCAATACTCTGAATGTAAGTGGAGTATCTACACTATCACTACTAGAAGTCAGTGGTAACTCAGTATTTACTGGTATCTCTACCTTCAATAACAATGTAACTATCAATGGTGACCTCACCATTAATGGTTCTCAGAATGTAGATAGTTTTGGAACTGGTGATTTAATAGTTAGTGGTATTGCTAGTATCAACCAGGCGAAGATCGCCACTGGTATTGTTACCACACTAACTGCCACTAGAACAGAGTCAGCAGAACTAAAAGTAACTGGTCTCTCCACCTTTGTTGGTGTTGCTACCTTTGCTAACGATGTATTCGTGGCAGGTAACCTCAATGTTCTAGGAGATATTGCATATGATGAAGTTACTGGTAGAAACCTAAACATCTCCGGTATCGCAACCATCGGGTTCGCCTCTATCACAGACGCCAAGATTGGTGTCGCCACTATTACAAAACTTGATGTCACTGAGATCAATGTAGATGGTGGAACAGGTATTGATGATAACTCAGTAACTACAGAGAACCTAGTTGTTAGTGGTATCGCTACCATCAACTCAGGTATCCTCACAACCCTCCAGGCGGAGGTAGGAAGTATCACAAACCTCACCGCTGGTGTTTCTACCTTTACTGGTATTGTAACCACTACAGAGGATCTATACGTTGGTGGAAACCTCTACGTATTCAATGATATCTTCTATGATGAAATCACTGGTAGGAACCTTTCTATCTCTGGAGTATCTACATTAGGTTTCGCTTCTGTTAGAGATCTAAGAGTATCTGGTGTCGCTACATTCCTTGGTGATGTGGAGATCAGTGGATCACAGATTGTTGACTCACTAATAACTGGTGACTTGGAAGTTACTGGTGTTACTACAACTAAGGAACTAAGATTTACAGACGCTGTTGGTGTAGGACTCACACTCACCAATCTAGTTGTAACTGGTAACGCGGAACTCAATGGTTCTGGTATTGTTACCGCTGGTCAAGACATCAACTTCAGAAACCTAGAAGTTGCTGGTCTATCAACCTTTGTTGGTCTCCAGTCCTTCAGGTCAGCAGTTGGAACGGCACTCACAGTTTATAACCTAAGAGTTCCTGAAAATGGTATTGTTTCACTACCTGGTATTCCTGTTCAGGGTGGGGACGCTGAGTTTAGAAACGTCAATGTAACTGGTGTATCTTCCTTCAGTGGAGTATCAACTTTCGGTAGTGACCTCTATGTGGATGGAAACCTATTTGTTTCTGGTCTAGACTTCAGAGAGACACTTGCTGGTGAAAACCTATTAGTTGCTGGTGTTGGTACTGTTAATAATCTCAATAGTAATATTGGTATTATCACTCATCTACAGGCAGGTATATCAACCTTCACTGGTATCACCACCTTCCAGAGTGATGCCTCCTTCTTGAGTGATGTATATGTAGATGGAAACCTTAATGTTACGGGTGACATTAGATATGATGAGGTGAATGGTAGGAACTTGAATATCAGTGGTATCGCTACCATTGGTTACTCCTCTATCACAGACGCCAAGATTGGTGTTGCTACTATCTCCACACTATCCTTTGGTGATGGTGTTGGAACAGCACTCACACTTACAGACCTCACGGTAACAGGTGACGCCAACCTCAATGGTTCTGGTATTGTAACCGCTGGTTCTGATGTAGCGTTTAGAAATCTAGAAGTAACTGGACTATCTACCTTCACTGGTGTTGGTACTTTCCTCAGTGACTTGTATGTTGGTGGTGACCTCTTTGTATTCAATGATATCAAGTATGATGAGATTAATGGTAGAAACCTAAACATCTCTGGTATCTCCACACTTGGTTTCACTTCTATCTCCGACATCAGAGTATCTGGTGGTTCTACCTTCTTAGGTAATGTAGAGATTGATGGAAACCTAGATGTAACTGGTGACCTAACCTTTGATGAGTTTGATGCCACTAACGCTAACATCACTGGTATTGCCACTATTGGTAACCTACTAGCGGGTGTGGGAACTATCACCACACTATCATCTACTGATGGTGAGATTACAACACTAACCTCTACTGATACTGTTGTTGGTACTCTAACCGCCACTGATGCCACTATCACTACACTAGGTGTTACTGATAGTATAGTTGGAACCTCTACCATTACAACACTCAGTGTTACTGATAGTGTAGTTGGAACTTCTACTATCACAACACTCAACTTCACTGATGGTGTTGGAGTAGCACTCACACTCACTGACCTCAATGTTCTAGGTGAAGCTAACCTCAATGGTTCTGGTATCGCAACCGCTGGTTCTGATATAGAGTTTAGGAACCTCAGTATTACTGGTCTCTCCACCTTTGTTGGTGTAGCAACCTTCCAAGATGACTTGTATGTGGCAGGTAACCTGAATGTATTGGGTGACCTAACCTATGATGAAGTGAATGGTAGAAACCTTAACATCTCTGGTATCGCTACCATTGGTTTCGCCTCTATCACAGACCTAAGAGTATCTGGTGTAACTACCTTCCTCGGTCCTGTTAATATCGATGGTGGTCAGCAAACCGACTTCATTCAAACCACAGACTTGATTGTCACTGGTGTTGCCACTATTGGTTACGCAACTGTCACTAAGTTGATCGCTGATCACAGTGATATGAGGAACCTGAATGTATCAGGTATCGCCACTATTGGTAGTCTCGTATCAGATGGTAATGGTGGAATCATTGTAGATGGTGCTGTATCTATCAGTGGTATTGTTACTATTGGTGAAAACTCTATCATTCTCGATGGTAGAAAGGATGTAGAAGCAATCTACTTGGGTGATACAGGAAGAGCAATCGTCTCTGGTATATCTTTATTATTATATGATGTACATTCGAGGAACAGGTACAGTGAAACCATTTGAAGTTTATACAACATACCTGGCTCTGAAACGCCATTTTAGTAGTTCCTACGATTATTTTAAGTATAGGGGAAAAACAAGGTGTTCTGAATCTTCCTTCTACTCCCGCAAAGACCGATACTTCTTCGAGCGCATGAGTAGGAAGCTTAGCGACGAAGAAGTAAAACTCTACTTCCTCTCTTGTTTCTTAGCAACTGATAACCCCTCTTCTATTTGGGTTGGTGAGATCATGAGAACCGGGGAGGATAACTTTAGAGAACTAGTCAAGAGGCATCAAAGTATGTCTTACATATTCACACAGGAGTGTGAAGCAATTTTTTCACAACATAAGCTCCCAGAGGCATTCGACGCCACAATGGGTCACCCCCCAATTTTGAAGGGATATCTACGGGGAGAGGTGAGTATTGAGACTTTAGTGATACTCGAAATGATCTTTGGGTTCTCCAAGAACTTAGATCGTAAACTAAAAGATCCTGTATGGGACATAGTGTGTATGAAAATGAAGAAATATAGACCCTTCCTAAATATTGAACTAGATAAGTTTAAGAAGATTCTAAGGAATATAGTGTATGTCTGAGTTTTTCGATTCCGAACAAGTACAGAAAGCTCTAAGCGAAATAGCTTTCCTACAGAATAAGGTGATGGCATTCACAGTTGTTGCTGCCTTCGCTGATGAAGAAGAACAAAGAGAGAATATCATGACACTCAGATTACTTCTGAGCAAACAGGAAAACATGTATAACAGATGTGCTCTGAGCGATAGTGAAGAAGCTAAAGAGTTAATGATAGAAGTGATGAAACACTTCTCTGAGCATGATATTCCTACAAATCAACCAATGGGTGAAGTATTCAAAGCAATCCGTGAAAGGGTTGATGATATTGAAAACGATCTCAACCGGTTCATAGAAGAAGGGGAAACAGATCCCTGGTTCTTCTAACACCAGTGGCTTGGCATCCAACCTATTATCCTGTATAATAAACAAGTTCAGCCGTTATCCAACGAATCCAAACAATCCT